CAAGCGCAAGCGAACCGAACACAACGCGACCCTGACGAATAGAGCCAGCAGTCTCCCAGCGACCACCGTCAAGCAGCGCATCGCCAAAGTCGAAAAGATCCTCGTTCTGAAGAACGTGGTAACGCTCACCAACGGTAGCGAGAACGTCAGTACCCTGGTCAAAGGGGTTGTCACGCAGTACCATGTAGGAAGGCGTGATCACATTGTAGTCGGAAGGGTAAGGAACGGCCTCAAGGCGAACGTTCCAGTTGGACAGGTAGGCCGCATCCAGCATCTCCTGGGTGGACTTCTCCTCAAAGAACACGGTGCCAAGACCATGCCAAGCGGGTTCGCGGAAGGAAGCAAAAGCCTGCTCTCCGTTAGCGCCAATCTCTACTGCGTGTGCCATATGTATCTCCTTAGTTGATTGAACTTATAGAAGAACTATACACCCTGGGACTGACATTGGGCAAGGATATTTCTAAAAAATCTGGGGAAAATATCCTTCCGTCGTAATTGACTTATGCCGCTGGCGCGGCCAAGATCTTGCACGCGGAGTACCCCCAACGGGATTCGAACCCGCGCCGCTGCCTTGAAAGGGCAGTATCCTAGGCCACTAGATGATGGGGGCGTGTGAGCAGTTTATTATGCAAGACATGCTCAGGTCTGCAGGGCGGAGGCGTAGTTAGGATACCACCGCTGCCTAACTCTCTGTCCAGTCGATATCCATACGATCCTCTGAGAAATCAGACTCTATATCGCTGTAGTATGTTGCCTCAAGACTGGCATTCAGATCATTCTCAAGGTTATCCATGTCGTAGTTCAGAGGAACACTAACAGTACCAGAGAATGTGACGGTAACTGTCACATCGTAGTCCTTGGTGATATTAAGACCAAAGATTTCGACAATGCTCTGAGATACATTCTCATCGATGTAGTCAAACTGATCCTTGATGTATTCCTCAAGGTTGTCAATCATAGACTGCTTCTCATGAGCCTTGCCCCGCCAGAAATCGCGGTCACACTCCATATCGGCAAGTTTCTTCTCAAGATCGCGGTACCTCTGCTCCAACTCCTGCATCGTGGGCGGGAATGGATGAATGTCAGTCATACTAGGATCAATCATTTCAGACCTCCATCAAGGTCTTGGCGTACTTGTTGATGAACTCGTTCAGCGAGAACGTGACAATGATATCAGTCAGAACTCCCGACTTCCAATCATAGTCATAGAGAGTTACCTCGCGGAGTGCAAAGTCATACACAGGAACCTTATGCTCGTTGTCTGCGAGGTAGTTCACAGTAACACCCCAGCCAAGATCGCCAGACCAAGACTCGCCAACCAACTGCGAGATGATGATGCGATTTGCATAAGCCTGGTCGTCAATACGACCAACATTCTGAACATGGTCAAGAGCATTAGCAAACTTAGCAAGCATACCCTCGCCTGCCCAATGTCCGTAGATGAAGATGATGTTGCCGTCATTCTGACGGATTCCAAAGTTAGCGCGGTCTCCCATATCGGTCTCTTTCTGTAGTAGGTAGTAGAATCGTAGCATAAGCCCTGACCGCCGTCAAGACTTTAGTCGGTGGGGGAGTGAGTCGATGCTATCTTAGGAAGGAATCCCACCTTCCATTCGCCAAACAAGGTGTGATAGCGGGTCACATACCCCCACCTAGTGCCCAAGGTGGGACTTGAACCCACACTCCAATGGAACACGATTTTGAGTCGTGCGTGTCTGCCAATTCCACCACTCGGGCTAGATGGGCAGTTTTAGCGATCATACCCAGGATCTTCCTACTATCGACCAGCAGGGATGCCGTGCTTCAATGTCTCCAACGCGGGGGTGGAGTCAATGAACTTGCCATTCTGACGAGTGACAATACGAGTCTGGACACCATAACGGGTATTCCAGGTCTCAAGGTAGGTGAACTTAGGGGTCTTGCTCTTCTTGCTTGCCATTATTTTCTCCTTCTACTAGTAAACGGGAAGTGCATCAACTACGGCAACAATCTTACCATTTGCCGCTTTCGCAATCAAGTTTGCGCGGGTCTGATTATGAATCGTGATATCGAAATGGGTATCATCATATACATCATACTCTACGCCATGCTTGATTGCTTCAAATACCCCCGCGCCCGTGGATGAGCGGGAGGGAGTACGGATAGTAGCAATCATGTTCCCTCTTTTCTGTTGTAGTACTACTATAGCCTAGGGGTATGACAGCCACAAGGAAAAATTCTGGGAATTCTGGAGAAATTTCTTAATCGTCGTAATTGACTAGATTTTATTGCGCGGCTAAGAACTTACCCGCCCCTCAGTACTCCCCTTCATCATAGTAGGGGTCATAGTCAGGAGACATTACCTTACGCCAGTAGTAATCGCCAGGGTTGTAGTTGCAGCCAAGGCCGTCGGTGTGACCGCAGCACGGGTAGTCTTCACAGCGAGCCATTTTTCCTCCTAGGTTGATGAGCCAAACCTATCAGAAATTCCAGGGGCTGTCAAGCCTCGTCGTAAACTATTTTTATTTTTTTTACGCGGACAAGATCTTGGCCGCGCAGGGTTGCACTCGCAACCCTGGCGACAACTAGATAAAATCCACCAAATCCCCATCCATGATCTCTGAGGGATCGACTCCCAAATCTTCTGCGATGGCCTCCCACAGTTCATCCTCTGAGAAATTGCCATCGGCGGGAAGGTAGTCAAGGTAACTCATATCAGTACTCCTGTTCGTCTACTTGGTCGATAATGTCATTGTAGAGGGACTTCACGATCCATCCCTGATCCATCAGTTCCCGCAGACACGTTAGGACTGCATCCCAATCTGCGCGAGGCATCTCTACCTTTACCATCACACACCCGCCAATCTCTTACGCTCTACACCCGTCATGCCACCATAGACATGCGGCTCAAAATCCTCGTTGCGAATTGCAAATGCGAGGCAATCCTGCACAACGCTGCACGTTGCACAAATCGACTTAGCCTTTTCGATGCGCGAGGCAACACCTGAGAGAAACAGGTTGCTGTCCGCATCCTTGCACGCTGCACTATCCTGCCACATTCTGATCCTTCTTCCATTCACGCGCTTCCTTGCGCTTGATGATTCTACGTTCCATCTTATCGGAGGGGACTGACAAGCAGCACCCGAAGTAGCACCGCAGGCGGTGCTTGCCAACATTGCGTCGGGACCTAAGCAGGAAAATCACTCCCATCCAGAATCTCGTAGTCTCCGAAATCCCCCTCGCCTTCAGCAGCGAGATCGACAATCCAGTTGAGCGCAGCATCACGCTCAAAGAATGAACACATGTACTGTCCACCGTAGTAGACCTTGTAGATATTCTGCATTAGAAAGGCACCTCCTCATAGCGCACCCCATCGACAATCAGAGTGCCGTCGTCCAGATACATGCACCGCGCATAGTCGAATGCATGGTCGCCAAGCATGTAGTAGTTATCTAGCCATGCCTTCTCAAACTCTACTGTGGTCATGCTCCCACCTCCACAATCTCAACGGTCTGACGGGGTGATGCCCAAAAGTCTCGGATAGTCTCAGCACCCTCGCGGGTGGCGACCGTGGAAAAGAACTCTCCATCTACGAACACCTTGTATGTTGTCATGGCTTCACCTTATCATCAGGGTCTGACACCCAAGGGTTGGGGTCAAGGTCAAGGGTGGCCTCCAAACGGAGGAAATTCTCGTATAGTTCTTCTAGGTTCATGCTGAGATCCTATCATCTAGGTCTGACAAGCAATTGCAATCATAGGCAACCTTGAGGTAGTCCTCAAAGGCTTCCACGGTCATGATGCCCTTGTATTCACGGCAAAGGCCGCACCACTTGGCATCGAGGTCAATCTCGTTGTCGCAAAAGCAGCAAACGAGGTGGGAATGGAGAGTGTTGTTCATTACTAGCCTTTCTTTCTATGCCCTAAGGCTATCATGGGGGTCTGACATTCACCCAATCGAAATCCGATTATCGGTCATATTCTATGTGGTATAGATCACAAATTCTGGGGAAAAATACGGTGTGTCGTAACTTGACACCGCGCAGGGCGCGGACAAGATCTTGGCCGCGCAGGGTTGCACACGCAACCCTGTCGGCTACCTTTTCCAAAAAGCGGTGACGATAAAATACACTACGGCAAACGGTGCTAGAAATACTACAGCCGCACCCAATACTGAGAGCCATGCGATAGCGTCAGTCATCACACCCCCACAAAATCGCGCAGCATCTCCCGAAAGTTCTCTAGCGTGATATCGTTCATGAGTATTCCTCCGCAATAACGACCGCGACGATGAACCTATCATCATCGGTTGCACTCTCTACCCTATCCCAATCTTTATCAGTCCACCCGCTAGTGTCAATGACAACTAGGCCGTGTGCGCTTCCATAGTTTCCATCCATTGCAAAGTATGTCATGCTGCACCCCCTCGCACGATAATCCAGATAAGAGCCTGCGCGGTGCGCGGGGTGATTCCGAATTGCTGCGCGACAGCCACGACAGCCTCCGAAAGTAGCGCGTACTGAGACTTATTAGGAGAGTCGGTATCCATGCCAGCGGCTCGCATCATCCAAACGTCGATGACGACAGCGTTAGCGTCGCCTGCAATAGCGCGAGCGAATGCATTAGTCTTGGCACCCTTGAGCGCATCGAATCCCATGAGGATAGAAGCCTCCGCCATGCGAAGATTATTGCCCAATCCCTTAGGGGTCTGACCGAGCGAGAATGCGATAGCCTTAGCGACGTTAGTGGACCAACGCTCACGCGGCGAGAATGCTGCGACGATGGATGCGCCTACCTCTAGGGTAGTGTCAAGGTTGCGAGCAACCTCCTCCGCAACTTCCTCCGCGTCACGATACCAGACGGCTGCTTGCTCCATCTGCGCGAGGGTGGCGGTCATGATAAGGCTCTCAAAGCGAGCGGCGTAGGTAGCAAATGCGACTGTGCCCTCAGGGGCGGTAACTGTAATCATGAAATGATCCTAGCACTAGGGTCCGACATTGGGAAGAGGGAATCAGTCATTTTCGATAACGAAACGATCACGATGCTTAGGCTTACGAGAATACTTAGCCTTATTCCGATGGGGTTGCGCGATATTACTCCGACGCAATTCCAAGGTACGCTGAATTTCATCACGGGTGCGCTTGCGATTCTTGATCATGGAAAAATCCTAGCATACCCCTCCGACAATGACAAGAAATTCCAGGGAAAATTTCTTATCGTCGTAACTTGACACCGCTCCTGGCGCGGCTAAGATCTTGTCCGCGCTCTAAGATTTGTCAAGTCTAGTTCGAATATTCTCCGCAAGAATGTGTAGAGCCTTCTCCAGTTCTTCCAAAGTTTCGAAGTCGCCAGGATTCTCAGCACATGCCCACATGCGCTTGCATCGTGTGAGCAATTCCTGTATGTCATTCCATTGCATTGTCATATTGATATCGAATGGACGGCGTTCTGCTATTTTCATTCCGACAACCACCTTTCAGCAGCCGCAGCAAACTCTACGAATGTAGGTCGCGTTCCCTTTTCAGTCATGCCAAACGAAAACACATCGAATACCTTACCACTAGCAGAACGAATCTCTACGGTGTGCGAACCATTCCATTCGAAAGTGTAACCACTTTCGCTATCTATGATGGATAGACGAAACATGTCACTCTCCCCCCGTCCCAAAGTTCTCCATGAACATTGCAAATTCGATCAGAGAAACATACGGGTAGACCTCATGCGAGTAGTAGTCTGCCAACTCTGGCAGAGGCTCAGTTACCCAATCCCCATTCTTGAAGAATGCAAGTTCGACAGAATGCGGGAAGCGTGCATAGGCTCCCGAACCCATGGCGATAGAAACCTCATCGGCCATTGGATGCGAGATAGATGCGCGAGCATTGACTAGATAGTGCTTCCCGACTGTTTCTGCGCGGGTAATCATTCCATTCCTCCTACGATAGCCATAGCAGTAAGGATACCGCTAATGATGACGAATGACAAGACATGCTGTGCGAATGTCCTCATGATTCCTCCCTCTCGCATGTGCATGATCCAAAGTTACCACGGGTGTCTGACAGTAGAAGCCTGCCACAGTTAGCGCATTTGCGGAACACTAGAATTCCAATCCCATAGAAGCCAGTCCTGTGATCAGTTCTGCTTGGATTACAGGGTCATTCTTGTCTTCAGGCTTGAGCCACTTTACCATAGCAGAGCCACGCGATTGCATGGCATTGCCCTGCGTGTCGGTCACAAGGAACCAGTCATCCTCTAGCGGTTCGATGATGAACCACCTAGTATGGAGCAAGCCCCTGTCATTCTCTCCAAGGATGCCCTCTACAAATGGAGGACACTCTCGCATTGGAGTGGTGACGATACGATCTACTGAATCGATCATGCCCTGACCGCCTTTCCGTTGACGACGTTCCACTCTCCACAACCAGCGCACCAGAAGGAGAGGCCGGAAGCGATAGTGGACTTATGAATCCCTGTGCATGGTGTCTTTCTCATGTCTCCGACTCTACACTAGGGGACTGACAATGGTCAAATCCAGAATGCATACAAATTGGACATTTTCAAAAAAATTTAAAAACAATTTTTCCAGGAAATTTTCCAAGGAGTTTTTAATGTGTCGTAACTTGACATGTCCGCTGGCGCGGACAAGATCTTAGCCGCGCTCCAAAAACCCTTATTTTATAAGGCTTTTTTAGGTGTCTGAAAAACCCTTATATCTAAAGGCTTTTTTGGGCCTTGGCCTGCGCGATGAGCGCACGGTAGTAGTCGATGCGATCTGCATCCTGTTGTGCTGCAGCATCGTGACCAATGCGAGCAACCAATGCACGCCGCGCACGTTGCGCTGTACTCTGTCGTGGCGCAATGCCACGGTATGGTGATGCGTTCATTAGATAAGCCACCTCCGATCCTCATCAGACTGAGCGAAGGGGAACACCTCAGTCATTCGACCCTGGCTGATGGTGCTAACGCACTCCCATGCAACCTGAGGCTTAGTGACTCGCCCACCACGGAGCGAAAGGACTGACGGAACCTTGTAGGCTCCGATCATGTAGATCCCATGCGAGTTGAAGGGATCAAGGATGCACTCGCTGCAACGGCAAGCGGGTGCGGGACTCTTAGGAGTCCTGATGGGAGTAGTGCTAATCATTTCTTACCTTTCTTTCTTACGGTGTGGCCTAGGGCTCATCCCTCATGGGGCTTATTTGCCTAGGAATATTCAGTTATAGGTACACCCTACCATGAGGGTCTGACAGTCAGGCGAAAGCCTTAGCCTGATGACAGTTAGCGCACAGGATATCGTCATTGACGATAGCCATTGCAGCGTAGTGCTTTTCTCCACAGTCGTTGCATCGCGCATTCTTGACGATGCTACGGACGGTAGCCTTGGTGATTCTCATGGTCACCTCCTCTCTCTTGCTCATGTATCTAGTCTGACATGGGGGTCTGACATTGGAAACGCTTACTGTCCGATATGTCTATCAAGAATCGTGTGATCTAGATCACCGAACAATTGTTCGAAAACGTACGAAAAATATTCAGGCAAAACGGGCATACAATTGTAAAGATTTGGTAAATATTCCACGAAATAACTTGACACGGACATAATATGTATGGGCGCACTATTTGTCCGATTTTGCGCTACCAAGAAAGTGTATCATCCAAATTAGCAAGCCATTAACATTTTCATCAAATTAAAATATAACAGTTTTATAACGGCAAATGGTATAGTTATCAAAAATGATAAGATATCTTCCATTTATGAGAAGTTTTACTGCACTACAATGCAGTAAAAACTAAAAAATACTGCACTATAATGCAGTATTAGGCAAGATCGTGCCTATATGCCAAGAAAATGAGAAATACTAGTAGGCTCATCATCAATTGGAGTCCTATGTTCATTATAGGAAGCGCGGGTATCACGGGAATGTCTCGCATGACATATTTTACATATCACACGACATTTACTTATCTCCTTGTAGATAGTGTCCCATGCATAGTCAGATCGTATCAGATCTGATACATTGCCTTTCTTTTGGTTAGGATTTATGTGGTCAAAATCTAAATCGACAGATTCAAATGAAAAATCGGGGGGAAGAGGGCAAGATTCACTTTCACATCCTCTAGATCTCTTAATAAGACCAGACATAGACCATTTGATCTTACGATCTCTATTTCGTTTTTCATTTCTTGTCATTATTTTTTCCAAGTCATACCAAGAGTGAGTAAAGTTGCACAAAGCAGTATCAAAATAAGAAATTGAATATCGTTACTGCTCATCTTCATCCATAATCAAAGCGGGGGCGGGAGCAAAGACCTTTCCTTCTTTGTGTCTATTGTACATTTCAAGCATCTTCTCTTGATTACTTGTACTAATACACAAGATATCGTAATTGCGTGCTAATTGAATATATATTGCTGATAATAACTCTTGAACAATTTCAAACTGCTCGTCAGTCATCGTCTTGCTCCTCATCTAGAATATCTATTGTATCAAACTCTATACGCCATGGTAGTGGCCTCATCTGAAATCCTATTGCTTCTATCATTTCCCCGCCCTCGTATATGTCAATTTCGACATATGGCGTAATATCGTCATCATTTTCAATCCAGGCTCTCATGTGACAAGACTCAATGAATAAGGAAATGCTTCTCCTGCGAGCGACTTCATTGCAAGAGCATAATCTGTTATTTCTTTCTGTGCGTCGTGGGCTAATCTCTGCTGAAGGAAGTGCATAACTCCATGAAGTGATGTTGTCCACCTGTATCGCACATACATGCCATATGCAGGAAGGAACAATCTAGCCTGTTCTGCACATACACCCATATCCAGGGCGTTCTGGTATTCCTTTTCTGCGGCCTCAATTGTGTTAAATAATCTCATCGTGAGTTCTATCCCTAGACCGTAATTAATTGGCTCTCCTGATCCCTGCTTAGAGTTCTCAGGGGCACTTCTCCAGTCTTCCGCTGTTGGGATATAGAAGGCGGGTTCCTCTGTGATGTATCTGCGTGACGACTCATTCCATCCGTTCTGATCGTCTACGAATGTGGAGGCAACGGCATACTTCCAATGTTGGCGTGCTACCATAAGTGGCGCGTAAATTTCAAAAGAAAGAACGCAATGCCTAAAGGGAGATGTATGTTCTTCTTTCCAAAGAAAGTCAATTAGTTTCTTATCTTTACTTTTCAAAAGACCAGTCATATCTAATTCACTTCTTTTATCAAAGGAAACTCTAGCAGCATTAGCAACTTCTAAATCATTTCCCATAGTTGAAACTAATCCAACATAGCCAACATTAAGAACATCAATTTTTTTCATTTTAATCATTACAGGAGATGAGATCCTGTTACTCCTACTCTTTCTTCATTTAAAGCCATACTAGCATTTAAAGCCCTTAAAGTTACAGGCCACACCCATCTTTTAATTACTAAATTAGAAATTACTGAATCAAATTTGTCTAAATCATCCTCTGTCCATGATTTAAAATTTAAACACTTATCAATATTAAAATAATTATTGAAACATTCTATTTCTGATGTAGCGTTAGCCTTTCCGACATTAAGAAGAAAGTTATCTCTATGACTGTTGCTAACAAATACGCTGCTAAGTATTTCTAATTGCTGAAATGAGAAGTTATTTTCCTGAAATGATAAGTTATTCATTTTCTTCTAGCACTTTTTCCATATTCTGAATCAACTGTGTACCAGGATATAACTTAAAATTACAATCAATACAATATAAATAAACTATGTCGTTCCACTCATCATCAATCTGTAAATTAGGAATTAAAATAGGATGTTCTGGATCTATACTACACCTGATGGGTAGTACTTTATCTTTTAAACTATATTGATAATATTTACTCAATATTCTTATATCAATCATATTGCTTCTTTCTTTATATATTGCAATTGTACATATGATCTTAGCATATGGCGAATATTATTATGTGATTCCCGCCACATGGACTCATTAAGTATACAATGCTATACTTTTTCGATGGGTGACGTTTCTTTTACTACTGCTGCTGAAAATATGAAAAAAATGGTACAGGGCTATCATGATATTATGGGCTATGGACATGCCTCTTATGAAATAATAAACGCCTTTGAAAGAGCCAATATTTCTTCAGAAATAGATTCTGACAATTGTCCAATTGGAATATCTATGGGGTTCCCAACGGACTATAAGTTTTATCCAGGACAATACAGAATTGGATACACGGCCTGGGAATCTACAGAATTAAAAGATGGCTGGATTGATCCAATGTTATCTGTTGACGAACTGTGGGCTACATCACAATGGACAGCAGACATATTTAAAAATACTACGGGCCGAGAAGATATATTTGTCTATAGTCACGGCATAACCATGGACTGGTCTCCATTAAAAAGAAATAGATCTGACGTATTTAGATTCCTTCATATAGGAGAGCCTCAGGTTAGAAAGAATGGGCAACTTGTTGTAGATGCTTTTACTCAGTTGTTCGGAAATGATGATTCTTTTCAATTAATACTTAAAGTCTCTTCAATAAATACAACTAGAGTATATGCACCAGACGGCTCAATACTGGGAAGTCCAGACTCTAACTATAAAAATATAAAAATAATCGATGACTACCTCAGTCATGAACAGATGATACATTTATATCATAGGTCAAATGCCATGGTGTACCCTACCATGGGAGAGGGCTTTGGGTTTATGCCGCTCCAGGCGATTGCTACAGGTATGCCAACAATATCTACATATGACTGGGCAGATTATAAAGAGTACATAACAAATCCATTAAATTCTACACTAACTGATAGTGAATATCCTATGCTACATCCTGGGAAAATATATAGTGTAGATATATCAGATCTAACTAGTTCAATGTCTGATCTAGTTAATAACTATGATAACTACTCAAAACTTTCTTACAAAAATTCTTTTAAGGTTCATATGGAATATGATTGGGATATTGTGACACAAGCAACATCGGAAAGAATTAAAAAAATTCTTAAAAGTCGCGCCTCATAAACGCCAGAATGATACCATAGTAATTATATAAATTTATTTCCCAGATATGGGGTCAAGGAGAACAAATGTCACAAGGTATTGATAACCACTATGAAAACTTTATTGCTTTAAGCCGTTATGCTAGATGGCTTTCTGATGAAAATCGTAGAGAAGCGTGGGGTGAAACAGTAGACAGATACTTTACTTTTATGCGTACACATTTAAAGGAAGAGTGTGGCTACGAACCATCAGAACAACTAGTATCTGAATTAAGAGATGAAGTATTTAATAGAAATATCATGCCTTCGATGCGAGCAATCATGACCTCAGGACCCGCCCTAGAAAGAGACAATGTTGCAGGATATAACTGTTCATTCCTTCCAGTAGATAGTCTTAGATCATTCGATGAGGCTATGTATATTCTAATGTGTGGAACAGGGGTGGGCTTTTCTGTAGAAAGCGTCTATGTAGACAAACTTCCCACCGTTAACGAGCATTTTGAAAAAACAAACACAACAATTGTTGTTGAAGATTCTAAGGCTGGATGGGCCAAGGCTTTAAGAGAACTACTTGCATTATTATGGCAGGGACAGATTCCAACATGGGATATCTCTAAGGTTAGGCCAGCAGGAGCAAGACTTAAAACTTTCGGAGGACGCGCCTCAGGACCAGAACCATTGGTTCAATTATTTGACTTCTGTGTAAACATCATTAAGGGCGCATCAGGAAGAAGATTAAGACCTTTAGAGGCACATGACATTATGTGCAAAATTGGAGAGGTTGTTGTAGTAGGAGGTGTTCGTAGATCCGCCATGATTTCACTTTCTGATCTTAATGATCATGATATGGCGCGTGCAAAGCACGGCGCATGGTGGGAATACAATTCACAACGCGCTCTTTCAAATAACTCTGTTGCTTATTCTGGTCGTCCAAGTATGTCTGATTTTATGTCAGAATGGAAGAACCTTTATGAAAGCAAGTCTGGAGAACGAGGGATCTATAACGTAGCCGCCGCCCAGGGGCAGGCAGCAAAGTACGGTCGCAGAGATCCAGAAATTAGATATGGAACGAACCCATGTTCTGAAATTATTTTACGTCCGTACCAGTTCTGCAACCTGTCAGAAGTAGTAGTGCGAGAGGACGACACAGAAAAAACTCTTATGCGTAAAGTAGAACTAGCCACAATCCTTGGAACGTGGCAGTCAACATTAACTAATTTTAAGTATCTTAGAAAGATATGGAAAGATAATACTGAAGAAGAAAGACTACTTGGAGTCTCAATAACTGGACAATTTGGAAACAAATTAATGTCAGGGCAATCAGGTCTAGATAAACTATCTCAGGTATTAAATAATCTTAGAGAACATGCCGTAAAGGTTAATCAAGAAGAGGCAAAAGTTATAGGAATTAATCCTTCCGCTGCCATTACATGTGTTAAGCCTTCTGGAACAGTTTCTCAATTAACAGGAGTTTCTTCTGGTATGCATCCATGGCACAATGATTATTACATTCGTACAGTTCGCGGAGACAAGAAAGATCCATTAACAAAGTTTCTTGTTGATTCTGGTGTGCCAGCAGAAGACGATGTTATGAAGCCAAACGATACAACAGTATTCTCATTCCCAATCAAGGCACCAAAAGACGCGGTTTTGCGTAATGATCTTACAGCAGTAGAGCATTTAGATATTTGGCTAACCTATCAGCGTGCATGGTGCGAGCATAAACCATCTATTACTGTTTCAGTTAAAGAAGATGAATGGATGGATGTGGGAGCCTGGGTGTGGAAAAATTTTGATGAAGTGTCTGGAATCTCATTCCTTCCATATTCTGATCACACTTATAAGCAGGCTCCATACCAAGACGCTACAAAGGAAGAGTACGAACTACTTCTTGCCAAGATGCCAAAGGATATTCGCTGGTCTGACATGGTATTTTACGAAACAGAAGACGGCACTAAGGGATCTCAAGAACTTGCCTGTAGCGCAGATACTGGATGTGAAATAGTAGATATATCATGACTGAACAGTTAAAAATTATAAATAATTTTATTTCTAGAGAAGACGCTGAATATATAACTAATTACTTTAGAAAAACTGTTACTAATAATGAATACAACGCTAACACATTTCCTAGTAAAGTTGGTTTTAAGAATTCAAAAGAGGCGTCTATGCTGAGTGAAGAAAATCCACTTCAGTTTGTTAATGGATTCTCTGACAAAGATTTAAGCATAAAAATAACAAAGTTAGTATTAGAAATAAAAAATAACCTAGAAGTTTTTTTCCAACAGCAGTTAGATTTAGTACAGTTTGCTTACCATGTTATGGCTCCAGGGGCGCATAATGGTCTTCACTCCGACTCTACAACCCTAGATGGAAAGCCTAATAGACCAGATGGAATACCAGAGGAGCAAGAGTATTCTGCCTTATTGTATTTTAATGACCATGGGGTGGACTATTTAGGAGGAGAGTTAGTATTTCCAAAACAAGATTTAATTATAAAGCCTAAGTGTGGTGACCTTATAATATTTAAGGGTGATCACTTATATCCGCATAGCGTAAACTTAGTGGAGATGGGACTTAGAGACACCCTAGTTCTATTTTTTGGTAAAAAAGGTAATGTTTCTGATAGAACCATTACAAGCATAGTTGATTAATGATATACTTAATTGGAGGTAAGAAATGAATAATTTTATGGAATCAAAAATTGGCAAGGCAGTAGTTTCGTATGTTAAGGTCTTTGCAGCAGTCATACTAGGGCTATTCTTAGCAGACGGCGCAGACCTTTTTGCAGTAGATTCTTCTGATTTAAGAACATGGTTGGCAGCAGGAGTTGCCTCAGTTCTACCCTTAGTTATTACAGCACTTGATCCTACAGATCACAGATTCGGAGTTAACTCAAATGCCTGATTTACAAGATGGCGGTGCAGTCGATCTTGCAGACATGTACACAGATCACCCACCAGCAGACTTCATCCCCGAAGAAGACCCTATTGATCCTGCATTAATTGTAGACAAGGATGATGATGCAAATGGTTAAACAACCAACTCCTCAGGAGATTCAGAAAGCCTTAATTGAACACGGTGTGGATGCCAAATTCTATAAGGATTGGGATAAGAAGGGCAACCCATGGTCAAATGGAATGCAGGCATGTGTTGTGCATCACACATCTACCGCTTCTGCCCGTGAAGGAAATGGCGCACCATCTCTATACTGGGCAGTTACAGCGTATGCTCCAATGGCAGTAGCAAATCAATTAGTTGGTAAAGACAAGTCAACAAATTGGTATCTTAGCGCAGGCGCGACTTACCATAGTGGCGACGGTGGTCCATGGTCAGCAGTAGGTGTTGGTGTTGGCAATGTGCTTCATTGGAGAGCCTGGGGAATTGAAATTGATGATCCAGGTAAAGGAAAGACAATCAATTCCTACCAAGTAGAACAAGTTGCTAGAACACTTGCAGCACTATGGGATCTCAATGAATGGCCTGAAGACGGATCTCGTATTATTACACACGGAGATTGGACTGACTCAGGACCGTTCCTTGGAGAAAAGAACTATGGTCCATTCAGATATCGTAAGAACGATACACTTAGACAATATTATGATCAAAATTTCTGGAGAGCAGAAGCACGCAAGTATCGTATAAAGCATAAGCAATGGGATGAAACAATTCCATCCCGTGCAGCCGCAGATAGAGCAATAGTTGCTAATGCAGCAAATAAGGCTACCTGGCGAGTTGCTTGTAGAATGTACGATCTTGGTGTGTTAAGATACGCTCCAGAAAAGGTTGGAGTTCAGAAGTTTCCAGAAAAAGATTTGAAGAGATACCAAAGATCTCTTAATCTTCCTAGAGAACTTAGAACTGGAAAGCCAAACGCCGAAACATGGATTGCGTTATTCGGCAAAGATAAGCCTTAATTGCCCCGCCACCCACGCAGAAGGCCCACCGTTCCGCCACGGTGGGCTTTCTGTATTAGTCTTGATAGATGTTATAATTTTAACTAAGAGGTGTCTATTTTTATATGGAAGAAGTAAATTTTAAAGTAGTTCAAGGTGACACATTTGCAATTAGAGTTATATACAAAAATTCAAATGGGACCCCTATAAATTTGAGCGGGTATTCTGCAAAGATGGACGTTAGAAACGAGCCATCTGGTAAAATTTTATGCGCTTCAATAAATGAACAATCTGGAATAACGATAACTCCATCTACAGGAGTACTGGATATACAATTTAATCCATCTCAAACTAGAAAATTTACTCTGCCAAGCGCTGCTTATCAGTTACAAATCAGATCTTCCAATGGAACTCAAACAACAATACTAAAAGGATATATTTCTACTTCTTCGGCGGTTATACGATGACACATAATAATATATCAGTTGAAAGAATAGAAAATGTTGTAGAAATAAATTCAGTAGGAATTCAAGGTGCCAGAGGAAATGGAGTATTAAATGGTGCAGGCCCACCATCATCTTCTTTAGGTGAAAATGGTGATTTTTACATAGATACTTCAAGATATAAAATGTACGGCCCAAAGACAGGTGGAGCCTGGGGAGAGCCAGTTAGTCTTCCTGGAACGTATACACACACACAAGGAGTCGCTTCAAGTACTTGGACGATAAATCATAATTTGGAATATTATCCAAGTATTGAAGTAGTTGACTCTGCGGGTACGATAGTAGTTGGAAATTACACATATGCAAATGTAAATACCATTATCGCTACATTTGCATCCCCTTTCGCTGGAAAGGCATATTTATCATGAGAGGTGAAATAAAAAATGGCTAAAAGATTTTTAGTTAGTTTAGACCTCGGCACTAATGAATTACAGAATGCCGTAATTCAAAATCTGCCAGCGGCCTCTGAGCCTTCTGGCGTAAAGGGTCGGGTCTACTTTGATTCAACAAACAACAGATTAAAAATTTATGATGGTACTGCATGGCAACCATTAGCAATTGGAGCAAATGCAGCATCTACCGTTACATTAGAAGGTGACGTAACTGGTACAGCAAACGTTTCTAATGGAACAATTACCATTAGCACAACAATTGCTTCTAATTCTGTGGCATTAGGTACTGATACTACAGGCAACTTTGTTAATGATATTACCGCTGGTACTGGTGTTACAGTAACACATACACCAGCAGAAGGATCAAGCCCAACCGTTGCAATTGGTCAGGCAGTAGGAACATCAGATTCAGTATCCTTCGTAGGATTAACTCTTTCTGGTGATGCTGCTGTTAATGGTGGTGACGTTACAACAACTGCCACAACTGCTTCATTGTTTAATGCTAATGCTACAACATTGAATGTTGGTGGAGCCGCAACAACTGTATCTGTTGGCGCTGCAACAGGAACTACTACAGTTAATAATAACCTTGTTGTTTCTGGAAACCTGACAGTAGATGGAACTACTACAGCACTCAATACAGCAACGCTTGAAGTTGAAGACAATATTGTTCTTCTTAACAAGGGTGTTACTGGAGTTCCATCATTGAACGCTGGTCTAGAGGTTGAAAGAGGAGATTCTACAAATGTTAGCATTCTGTGGAATGAGACCTCAGACCTATGGACACTAACAAATGATGGAACTAATTATCATTCAGTAGCAAGAAAGCATGTTGGTAACATTGCTGGAGATACCGCTACTACAGCGTTTGCAATTACGCATAACCTGGGAACAAGAGAAGTTCAAGTTCAAGTATACGATGCTGCATCACCATACGATACAGTAGAAGTAGATATTGAGAGAACATCAACTTCTGTAGTAACAATCAGATTTGCAGCCGCACCATCAGGTACTACTAACTACAAGGTAGTAACAGTAGGCTAATTTTATATTCGGTGGGGAGGTATTTTTACCTCCCCACCAGTATAAAGGTATAATATAACTATGGCTAAAAGACTATTATCTACTCAAAGAATTGTAAATTTAGCAGCAGACCCTGCAACTGGTACTGCTGGTGAAATTTATTATAATACTGTAAGTAATAGTTTTAAATATTATGATGGATCTGCATGGGTTGCTTTTTCTGCAAGCGGCGGATCTGGCGTTCCAATAGGCGGAACAAGTGGTCAGATATTAGCAAAAATTGATGCAACAAATTACAATACCGAGTGGATAGATAATTATACATCTCAAGTTAAGCATAATGTAAAAGCGGCAGAGGCAATAAATAAAGGACAAGCCGTTTATGTATCATCTGCAGATGGTACAAATAAAATTGTTTCTAAAGCATCAAATTCTTCAGAATTAACTTCATCAAAAACATTGGGTCTTTTGGAACAAAACCTATCTACTAATGATATAGGGTTTGTTGTTACAGAAGGATTGATTTCTGGATTAAATACTTCTTCAGCCACCGCAGGAGATCCAGTTTGGCTGGGTACAAATGGAAATCTCCTTTATGGGACTGCTAACAAACCCGCCGCTCCAATTCACACGGTTTTTATAGGTATAGTTACTAGAGTTCAACAAAATAATGGTCAAATTTTTGTCAATGTACAAAATGGATATGAACTAGATGAAATTCATAATGTATCTATATCAAGTCCATTAACTGGACACACAATAGTATATAACTCTACTTTAGGTTTATGGCAGAATAAATCAATTATTAATGAAGTAATTCCAAATCAGCAATACCAAGAGAATAAATTTCTCACAACAAATGGTGACACTTTATCCTGGGGTACAATTCCATTCCAAACGGCTCAAGTTGAAGATACTGTTGGAAACATGGTTTCTAACAATACTGAATCTGGTGTGTCGGTAGACTTTAACAATGTTAGTAGAAAATTAAACTTTAGTATAAGTGATCCAAACCTACTATCTATATCTGGATTAACTAATACTGCAAATACAATACTTTATTTTAATGGAAACGCGCAGAATGTTTTTTCAACCGCTACATTAACTGAATATGGAAGAAGCATAATTGCTTCAGCAGATATTGCCGCAGCAAAAACAGTACTTGGTCTATCTAATGTAGAAAATACTGCTCTTTCTACATTTACAGGAAATTCTTCTATAAGTTCTGTTGGAACAATTACTTCTGGAACATGGAACGGAACTGCCATATCTGATTCGTATATAAGTAGTTCTGTTGCAAGATTAAACTCCCCAACATTTACTGGAACTGTATTACTACCCGCCACAACATCAATCGGTGATGTTTCTAATATAGAAATTGGTTATCTAGATGGAGTTACTTCTAGTATACAAACTCAATTAAATGCTAAGGCATCCACTTCTTCTTTATCTTCATTACAAACAGAGGTAGACGGTAAAGCATCAAGCATCACCGTTTCTGCACTCCAAACACAGGTAAATGGAAAATTAGACTCTTCAGTAGCCTCTACTACATATGCTCCACTAGCCTCTCCAACATTTACTGGAACGGTTACTCTTACTTCAGCAACGGTGGTTGGGCTGGTAGGAGTTCCTTCACAAACAAGCCATTCTGGTAAATATTTAACAACAGATGGAACTAACCCTTCATGGTCTGCAATTAATTCATTAAAATATTCTGCAACAGCGCCATCATCTCCAGCGGTGGGGGATATTTGGGTAGAGTCAGACGTTGATGTAACAGGATTAGATCCACATCATTATGTTAGATGGACGAGAGTTTTGACTGGCTCTCAATCTTCATTTTCTGGAATATCTAGCGCGGGAGTTCTTTTAGAATATACTCCAGGTAGAGAGCAAGTATATCTAAATGGAGTTCTTCTTCTAAGAGGAACTGATTATACTGCTACAGATGGTTTAACAGTTGTTTTATCAACAGCCGCCACAACCAACGATGTTGTTGAAATAGTGGCACTTAATGTACTTAATGTAGCAAACACATATACAAGTTCTCAAATAGACACTTCCCTTGCGTTAAAAGCAAACATAGCCTCTCCAACATTTACTGGAGTTCCCGCTGCTCCTACAGCAACCTCAGGAACTAATACTACTCAAATTGCTACTACGGCCTTTGTAAGTACTGAAATTTCAACAAAATTAGATAAAGTTATTTCTAGCAATGCTCAAACCGGAACATCATATACTTTAGTTCTGGCAGATGCTACCAAATTCGTTGAAATGAATAATTCTTCTGCAAATACTGTTACCGTTCCACCTAATTCATCTGTTGAGTTCCCTGTTGGTAGTAGAATTGATATTGTTCAAACTGGTTCTGGTCAGACTACCATTCAGGCGGGAGTAGGAGTAACAGTAAACAGTTTTGATTCAGGAACAAAATTGTCTGGTCAATGGGCGGGAGCATCATTAATAAAAAGAGCAGAAAATACCTGGGTCCTAATTGGTAACATTACAACATGAGTTTTTTAATTGGCTTAGTATCATCTTCTAAAAGAGGATTTAAAACGTTTACCGATTTATTTAATAGATCAAATGGATCTTTAGGTAGTCCATGGAAAAATATTAGAGGAACTTGGTCAATATCATCTAATACAACAACTTCATCAGACTCTGCTAGTTCGTATCCAATAGCAACAATTGATGTTGCCTCTCCAACTTCTCAAACTTTAGTGGCAAATGTATCTTCTGGCGGAGGAATAGCATTTTGGGTTTCAGATTCTGGAAATTGGTGGGGAGTATATAGAAGAGAGCAAAACTTTTCTACTTATGTGCCGCAAACGTGTAGCAATTATGTTCCCGCTACCTGTGTTTCCTACGGATACTGTGAATGGTATTGCGGCTCTTACTGTACTCTTAGTTGCCCAGCAGGATATGGTCAATTTTTCTTTAATTCAGATGCATGTACAGAAACTTGTGTTCCAGCCACATGCGGGAGTTGGTCATGTCCGACCTATTATGACTGTAGTTACATAAATTATTATGACTGTAGTTATACAACATCTGGAATAAATAGATTTTTAACTTTAATAAGATCTGTATCAAATACTGTTAGTACGATATTTAATGCTTCTGCAAGCGCCACAATATTGACTATTAAAGCAACAATATCTGGAACTTCTTTAAATGCAATAGCCTATAGCGACACAAACATGACAAATAATATAGGATCTATGAATCAAACAATATCTTCTCCAGCAAGCAAGTCTGGTATAATATTATCATCATCAGATAATCAAGGAAACTCAGTTACAAAATTTAATTTAAGTTAGGAGTGACATGTCAGAAATACTTCCCGAAATACCACCCTTCACAACGGATTCACTTCCCACCCCGTACGTTTTTGTTGCAGTTGTTAATGGAGTAGCGGCTACAACTTTTAAAGTTCATGACAGAGCAGCCAGCGTTCTAGGAAGCAATCCTATATTTGTACAAATTGCAGAAAATACCGTTATTCCGGTAGGATCTATATGGGATGGTCAAAACTTCATAGTTAATACTGAAAGTTGATTTAATGATTAAAAACATTAAATTTATTCCTTCTCTAGAACTATTAGATTCCGGGCAAGAAGTTATATCTCCAATAAAGTCGGGATCTGCTATTCCAGAATGGTATATGAAGTCAGAGCATCACATAGTTTCTGAAGACGAGGATTTAAAAAGCGGAATAAAGGCATGTATGCCATACCTAGATTCTTTAATATCTGGATATTTTATATTATTACAAAATAATGTATATGTAACTAAAGAAAATGGAAACGTAATTGTTGAATGGGAAGGCAACCTACCACTTGTCGTAGAGAGAGACAACAAACTAGGAGAAAAAATGCCTAGAGGAAATGATAACTTAATAAATCACATGACCTGGAAAGGTTTATGGGGAATAAAAGTTCCTAAAAAACATTCCGTTTTATTTACTCATCCTCTAAACAGAAAAGATTTGCCTTTTAGTACTGTATCTTCAATAGTAGATTCTGATAAAATGCATTCCTGGGGCAATATACCCTTCTTTTTTGACGCCTCCTTTGAAGGAGTTATCCCAGCAGGAACTCCAATATGTCAAATAATACCATTTAAAAGAGAATCCTGGGCCATGTCCGTAGACAAAAGTTTATCTCATCAAGCAAGTTGTCAGGGAATAAAATGTAGATCTGTAAAAAGAGGATACTACAGAGATAATTTTTGGACTAAAAAAAGGTTTTTATAATGTTTAAAAAGAAAAAAGCAAAACCTTGGGATTTAATAAATCCAAATATTTCTAAGGTTTCTGAAGAGATTCAGGACTATAGACTGTCTAAATGTTTGATATGTCCTGAATTAATAAAAACTACAAAGCAATGCAAAAAATGCGGGTGTTTCATGACACAAAAAGTAAAACTGCCAAATGCTGAATGTCCTATAGGAAAGTGGCAGGCGGAAGATGAATAGAGAAACAAACAGAAGATTTGCCTTCATTGTAGATGGAGTAGTTGCTGATTGTATATGGGTTGATGATGCGTTTGCAGCAATATTTTCTCAGAACCCATTAATTTTAGAATTAAAAAATACAGAAGTAATGCCTGGTTGGAATTATGATGAAGATAATTCTACTTTTATTAATCCTGATAATGGGATATAATTAATATATGTCAAGATCAAGAGATATTGCTAATTTATTGGGCGCGGGGTCTATAATTTTAGATGGTGCCCCTTCTGCTTTAGATACTTTAAATGAATTGGCGGCAGCAATAAATGATGACGCCAACTTTGCCAGCACAGTAACCAGTTCTATTTCTTCAATATCTGGTACAATAAGTAATGATCAACTACTTGTTATTGCGGGAGCCCTATAATGCCAAATGTTATAAAACCACTTGCTAGAACTACTCTAACAACTACTACCTCAACTACTCTATATACAGTTCCTTCCTCAACAACTACTATAATAACCAATATCGTTGTTACAAATATCACAGGAAGCGATACAACAGTAACTTTATCATTAAATGACGTAGCAATTCTTTCTGGAACAACTATTCCTGCAAATACTGCTTCCGTTATAGATTTAAAGCAAGCATTAAATACTACTGAAATAATTAAGGGTGGGGCAGCAACAGGATCTGCCTTAACTATTCACATAACTGGGGTTGAAATTACTTAATGGCAATAAGTATATTAGGATCTACTTCCGAAAAATTTTCTATAAATACTGTAAGCAATACTAATACTGCTTATGGAGTCTATGCAAACTTAAAAAGAGGTACATGGAAAATAAGTACAAATCCTGCCACCACAGACCTAGATATAAGGGCATACAATGATAGTGGAACTCTCGTTGGATCGAATATAACGCTAACTGGCGGAGCATCCTACCTTGTTGTTTCTTCTAGCGCCACTTCAGTATGGATAGAAAAAAGGGTTACTGCTACAGGTGAAGATGGAACAATATCTTCAATTACCCCAGCAGTACAAGTTTCTCTGGAATTTATTGGTAGTGATTTATTAGAAAGCACTAAGACCAACTTTGAAGTAATAACTTCTTCTGGAATAACACCAAGTAAATCAGGTAGGGCTACCTTAGTTTTAGTAGGAGGAGGCATGAATGGTGGTGCTTCAGCAGGAGGAACATCTGTGGGAGGAGGAGGAAGAACTGGACATGTAAATATAGTTCATAATGTACTTCTTACTGGCTCAGAAATATCTACAGTAAGTGCTGCTATAGCACATGGAGCCTCTAATACTTCTGGAGAAACAAAATTAGGAAATTATTCTAGTCTGAATGGCTCCTTCGCGTCTGCAGCAAACTATATTCCATCAGGGGCACAATATGAAAGTCATAAAAGATATGGGACTCCAGTTATATGTGGATCTACTACGGCGGGGCTTGGAGGAGAGGTTCAAGAGTGGCCTGCTGGTAGATATGAAATAGGAAAAGGTGGTAGGTGTAGCGGCGCTGGGGGAGGTAATGCCACAGGGTATGGCGCAGGCGGAGGCGGCGGCTTCTGGAATGGTGTAGGTGGAGGATCTGGATCTCCAGGTGTAATATATATCGCATGGCTATAAAGGAGTTAATATGAAGTTTGCAATTATACAAAACAATATAATAAAAAGGGTTATTATTGCTGACAATATGGATGCAGCAATATCTTCATGTACGACATTAGATGAGTTTAAAGACTCGGAGTTTGATATTGTTGAATCTGAAGAAGAGGTATTTGAAGGTTGTATTATAGAAAATAATAATATTATTATGCCAAGCCCGTATCCATCATGGATATTAATTGATAACACCTGGGTTCCACCAATAGGAGTACCAAATGATGACACCAGATCCTGGTTCTGGGATGAAGAAAGCATTTCCTGGAAAGACATGGGTCCAGTACAACCTATAGAAGAATTTTAATAGGATATAATTAAACTATGGCTAAACCTATAAAAGTATGGACTGGAACTGAGTGGGTAGATGTAGCAATCAAAATCCCCGACCTGGAAGACTATGCCACAGAAGCAGCATTAGGTTCGTTATCAACAACTGTTGACGGTAAAGCCAGTAAATCAGGAGATACCTTCACAGGATTTATTACCTTACATGCAGACCCTACTCAGGCAATGCACGCTGCCACAAAAGAATATGTGGATTCAACGACAGAAGGTCTTCATATACACGAATCATGTGCTACTGCTACAACAACTAATATTTCTAATCTTTCATCTCCTCCCGCCTCTATTGACAATGTGACCCTTACCACAAATATGAGAGTACTTGTTAAGAATCAATCTACCTCATCTCAAAATGGTATTTATGTATTCAATGGAACAGCATTGGTAAGAGCGTCTGACTTTGATTCCCCAGCAGAAATTGATGGCGGAGACTTTGTATTCGTAACTGGAGGAACTTCAAATGATAATACTGGGTGGGTTCAGACAGAAATTGTAGGAACTATAGGTTCTGATCCAATAACATTTAGTCAATTCTCTGGAGCGGGAGCAATAACTGCTGGTACAAACACTTCAGTTTCTGGAACACAGGTATCTGTAGTTAATGCCCCAACATTCTCTGGACTTGTTACAGCAAGTTCTGGAGTGGCATTTTCTGATGGTACTCAGACTAAGGTTGGCGTTCCTTCTATATCATCATTTATAAATAAAACATCTAGTTATACACTTGACGCTCTCACCTTAAGAGATAATATTATTGAAATGGATAGTACATCTGCAACCACAGTAACAATACCAGCAGATTCGACATTAAATTATCCAATAGGGTCAAGCATTGACGTATTTCAAATAAATACTGGAGAAGTAACAATTGCGGGAGCAGTAGGAGTTACTGTAAATGCCACCCCTGGCCTAAAACTAAGAACAAGATGGTCTTCATGTACTCTATTAAAGAGAGCGTCTAATTCTTGGATCGTATATGGCGATCTTAAAACTTAATATGATATACTGATTACTGATACCTGGGAGAAAAGTGGCTAAGAAAGAATCTGGCAATAGGTCTGCACAGCAGAACGACTTTTTGGCACCCTCCCCACCTATTAATGTTTCTGCAACTGATATTGGTACTGGTAGAGCATTTAATAATGGCGCGGCTACCGTATCTTTTTCTCTTCCTGCAGAATCTACTCCAGCAACATCATATACTGTGTATTCAGCAACTGGCGGGTACACAGCATCAGGATCTTCATCACCAATAACTGTATCTGGAATTGCTGCTGGTAATTATCAATTTTATGTTATTGCAACAAATTCTTCAGGAAACTCTTCTCCGTCTGCGAATAGCACCTCTATTGCTGTAACAACCGTACCGCAAACTATGTCTGCGCCTACTGCATCATCATCAGTAGCGAATGAAGACACAGTTTCCTGGAGTGTTCCAGCAAATGGCGGAAAGGCATTAATAAGATATTATTGGGAAAGTACTGATGCTAAATCTGGAAACACTACATCAACATCAGTTACAGTAGCGCAAGAAGGTGGAACTTCTCAAACCTACAGAGTAAGAACAGAAAATGCTAATGGTTTTAGTGAATGGTCTCCATATTCTTCTAGCGTTACAACAACGGCTCCATTCTTCCCACCATTCTTCCCACCATTCTTTCCTCCGTTCTTCCCATTCTTCCCGTTTTTCCCTCCATTCTTTCCTCCATTCTTTCCTCCATTTTTTCCATTCTTCCCACCATTTTTTCCATTCTTCCCACCGTTTTTTCCACCGTTCTTCCCTCCATTTTTTCCCCCAAGGTTCCCGTTCTTCCCACCGTTCTTCCCACCAAGGTTCCCATTCTTCCCACCGTTCTTCCCACCAAGGTTCCCAAGATTTACATCAACATCATCCGACACCTACATTTTGACGGTAGATGGATATGTCGCTGCCCAAGAACTTCAGGAGGGTGACAAGGTTCTTACTCTAAATATACAAGATATATATGGACTTGCCATTCCAGAAGAAGACTTTGCATCAATAGATGACATAGAAGCAAAAGAGACAGAGGTAGTTAATATTTCTGTAGATAATAGGGATTCATCTATCTATCAGATAAATAGCAACTGGTTTGTTGATAATACTCATATCCTTAGTAAGAAAGATGGATTGGTACAATTTACATCCGCTTCAGAAATAGATGAGTCTTATGAAATTTTTAATGTTAACGACATGAACTGGACTGCTGTAGAAAATATAGAATGCATTGAAAATGTTTCAGTTAATTCTTATATAATTGAATGTGATACTGAAAAATTCTATATTTCTCAGGACTGCGTGGTATATAATAATAAGGAAAATGATGAATGATTGGCATAACAAAGATCGATCAGAAACAGATACTAATAGGAAAACACCTAGAAGCATATCTAACAATATAATTGTTGAAAATCCAGCACTAGGAATCAACATATATAAAAATTGTTTTCCAGAAGAATTATGTAGTAATATCATTGAAACCTTAGAAAAAAAATTAAATAAAAACTCTTTATATAATTGGCAAAGTGCCACAGTCACCGAATCAAAAGATCCTCTGCTAGACGCAAGAAACTGTGTTGATTTTAAAATTGGACACGGATGCCTGGGTGAAAAAAATGATGAAAATCATGAGTTATATAATATACATGAAAAAAGTTTTCAACATTTATTTCCCTGCTCTCAAGACTACGGGCAGTACTGGGGAGTTCAAGTCAACTACTTTGAAGTATTTAATTTTGTAAAGTATGATGGTCAAGGAAAGCATTTTAATATTCATGCAGATCACGGTCCAGCCTATGTATCTACCATTTCTATGGTTGGATATTTAAATGATAACTACGAAGGTGGAGAATTATATTTCCCGCGATTTGATCTTAAAGTAAAGCCAGAGCGCGGGGACTTGTTTATTTTCCCTTCAACATATATTTATGAACATGCATCTCTTCCTATGATAAGTGGAACAAAATATTCATTAGTAGTTATGAGTGATTATAATTCCAGGGGAAGAATGAAGTACTTTGACTACAATTTAGTCAATGAAAAACTAATTTATTAAATTGAGAGGTGTAGTGTGCAAGAGAATCAAGATGATGTAAGTAAAAGAATACAGGATTTCTATCGATACGATAAGGAAACTTGGAGTTCAGTAGATCAGGTTGGGCCTGGAATTTTTGTGTACAGAGACTTAGTTCCCAAGCACTCTATTGATAAGGTAGAAGAAGTTCTTAATGATTCTTCTAACATGTATTTCTATCAAGAGGCGATGGTCGGGTACGGAATGAAAATGCCAGAGTACAGAGATTGCTTTGACTTTAAATATAAAAGAAGTGATATAGAGCATGATAATTCTGACTCTGGAGAAAAGTTAAAAAGTTTATGGCAAGAACTGTACGATCTAAAACTTCCTGCAGTAAAAAATTATTGTAGATCATTTAATATTGGTGAGGTTAGATACTGGGAGGCCATGAATTTTGTTAAGTATGGGCCAGGACAACACTTCCAAGAGCATACAGACCATGGATATTCTTACAACTGCGTAGTATCTTTAGTAGGATATCCTAATGATGACTATGAAGGCGGAGAGTTAGAATTTAGGCTACAGAAACTAAAAATCAAGCCAAGGGCGGGTGACCTTTTCGTATTCCCATCTAACTTTATGTATCCACATAAATCATTGCCAGTTGTAAGCGGTACAAAGTATTCTATCGTTACAATGTTGGACTATTCAGATAAATTTCATAATAATAATTTTTATCAAGAAACCGGGAATTAATGAAAATAGTTGCCTATAGAAGTAAAGAATCTCCATGCATTATAGATCAAATGCCTCCACATAGAGACTGGATGGACGAGACATTTGACAAACATGCATACCAATGTTTTCCATTAACTATGGCAAATAGGCTAGGATGGTCAATATCATTTCAAGAAGATATTAGATTTACATTAAAAAGTAAAAGCGAAAATAATTATGTAGATATAATTACTGAAAATATGTATGTTTCAAATAGAAGAGCCAATAGAACAGTTAGTATTGATACGGGAATTATTTTTTCTCCAGAAGAAAATATTTCAATATTAACTATGCCTCCTCCTAATGTATTTATAGATGGAGTACAATGTATTAGCACAATAATCAGTACTTCTGTTCTATATAATCAACTTCCTATTTCTTTAATGGTAACAAAACAAGATGAGGAAATATTTATTCCAAAGGGCACGCCACTAGCATCAATACTTCCAGTATCTTTATCTGAAATTAATAATATTGAATTGGTAGTTAAAAATAAAAATCCAGATTTTATGAATTCTGAAGAATGGAATATCTTTAACAGAGAAAAAGCAGTAGTTTCTGAAGAAATGAATTCCAAGGGGGAGTGGACACATTTTTATCGAAATGCTATAGATCATAAAGGTAATAAAGCAGGAGAACATGAAGTTAAAAAAATAACTATGAGAGTGGAGCATGAATAAAATAGAATTTGTTCCAAGCCGCACCTGGCTGAATAAAAAAAGTGCTAGCGCTCCTGGTCCAGCATCTAAAGAAATCCCTGAGTGGTATTTAAAGGCGGATAGATACGCAAAAGACGAAGATGGAAACGATTTTATTGGAATGGATGGAGGTAAAATACCTTCATGGAAAGCCTGCCCAGCAATATATGACATACTTGCAACTGGATATGTGTTAAAAACACCTTGCGATATAGAATTTATTGAAGAGGATGGAGAACTCCATGTAGATATTTCTGACCCAAAGTGCCAAGATTTTATTCATTATAGAGACAAAATGCCAGGGTTTGAAAGTCCAATGGGGTATAGAGATAAACACTTTGCCTGGTGGCCAGATTGGATGCCTTCAGTTCCAGAAGGATATAGTGTATTGTTTTCTCAGCCATTCAATAGATTTGATTTACCATTCCTAAATACTTCTGGAGTAGTTGATTCAGATTGCGTAGACATTCCTGGGACTATACCGTTTTTTATAGCAAAGGATTGGTCTGGTATAATACCTAAAGGAACTCCATATGTACAACTTTTTCCATTTAAGAGAGAAGATTGGGAACATAGCCATAAGGTGATAGATCCATTCTCCATGGAAAATAGAATAATTGAAAACTCTATAAAGTATAGAGTACCAAACGGCGGAGTATATTTAAATGAAGTATGGCATAGAAGGAAGTATGTGTAATGGTAGATAGAGATAGAATACAGGGAGATCCCGTATCCATAACTCCTTCCGGCTTCTTTGGCAAAGATGCCTCTAATATTGTAACTATAGAAAATTTTATTTTAGATGAAGAAATAATTAAATTAAATAACTTTATAAGAAATAATAAAGTATGGGACGTTACTGAAAGTGATATAAACGAAAATGGAACTGTCACATACGACCACAGTTATTGGGTAGATAGAGTTGTTACATATCCAAATATAATGAAAACAGATCCATCTATAGTTGATACAATTGAAGAAATGGTGGATAGGTTAAAAAAAGAAGTTGATTCTTTTTTTAATGTAGATGTTCATCCAACCACCCCCGCAATGGTCAGGTGGTTGCCAGGGCAACTTCAAATGCCTCATGCAGATAAAGAATTACATGAGGGTCCAGACGCAGGAAAGCCTAATAGTTTCCCTTGGTATGATATCGCTGGTCTTTTTTATATTAATGATGATTATGAGGGCGGGGAACTTTACTTCCCAAACCAAGGAATAGAATTTAAGCCCAAGAAAGGTGCTGCCTACTTTTTCCCTGGAGATATGAACTATATACATGGAATTAGAGAGGTCAAGTCTGGAATTAGATACACAGTCCCCTTCTTTTGGACGATAATGAAGCATACGGGAGATAGAAAGCCATGAGTATAATTGAAAATATTGATGAAAAAGATTTCATAATTTATAAAGATGAAGATAATTTAAATGAAAAAAGTAGACTAGGTGTAGAAAAAAATAGAATTATAGAAGTGCCAAACTTTGTCTCTCCAGATACTGCAAAAGCAATGACAGAGTACTTTGAGTGCAAAGCAGATATGTGGGGTCCAATAGCATTTTATGGATCTTCTGGTATGGGCTTAATGCCAGGAGATGAAGATCTAGATAAATTCAATTTAGACAGAAATTTTTTTCCATCTATTAGTTTAAAATTTCAAGAAGCAATAGAAAAAATCTTTGATAAGAAGGTAAAACCAAACACCTCTCATGCACAAAAATGGGACGTAGGGGGCTTCGCATCAGTACATTCAGATAACTCCGATTTTGATGGAAATCCAAATTCTTTTCAAATAAATAAGTATGTTGGAATTTTGTACCTAAATGATGACTATGAAGGTGGACAACTTTATTTTCCAGAGCATGATATATCCTTTAAGCCTAATGCATATTCTTTAATATGCTTTCCAGGAGGGGTAGAAAATATACATGGTGTTTCAGAAATAACTAAAGGAACTAGATACACCATGGTTTCTTTCTGGGACTATAGTGATGCAGACTACTCTGAAGAATTAAAATTAGAGTGGGAAGAAGAAATAAAGAACATAAGAAAAGAACAAGAGCAGCAAAGAGAAGAATGGGCAAAGGGAAATAAGTTCGCATGATCCAGGAAGATCTGGGAATTGATGACACTAAAATACATTATTACCGAGATTTAATACCTAAAAATTTAAAAATAATAGATTTAATAAATAGTGTGGGATCTAAAGGAAGTCTGATAGGTTCTTGGTCTGAATGGAAATCATCTGGGAATAGTCCTACTTTATTCGGTGATTTAAAAAAAATAAATTATCATAAATATAAAGAATCCACAATTGAAGAAAAATATTTATATGATATTATTTTTAATGCTATATCTATGTCTGCTGAAAATTATTCTGAAAAAAATAATTTAACTTTAAAATCTTTAATACCTCCACTTATATGTAAGTATCATGAAGGAACATTCATGGGTCCGCATACTGATGATTCTCAAAATGCATACATATCTGGAGTTCTTTACTTAAATGATGATTACGAGGGTGGAGAACTTGAGTTTCCAAATTATGGGCTTTCTATAAAGCCAGAGGCGGGTAGCATGATAATATTCCCCTCTACCCACCCTTATATTCATGATCCTAAACCAGCATATGGCTCTGAAAGATACATTTGCCCAGTATTCTGGTATAAATAAGATATAATTAATATATGTCATATTCCCAGATAGTTCTTTCAGAAAATCCTTATGGATATTGGGAGTTTGCCCCTGAATACAATGCTGGATCAACTAGTATAGAAGACTTATCTAAAAGATCAAATAATATTAATATTTCTGGAATTTTAGATAACTATAAACCAATAGTTCCAGGATGTAAAAAATCTGCCAAGTTTACAAATGACAAAACTGCGACTATAGATAATGTATATGGATTATTTTTAAAGGGTTCAGAAAATAAAAATTTTACAATAGAGTTCTTCTTTTCTATCGAATCATCTTCTATAGAGAATAATCATTCTTTAATTACTATAGGAAATTTTTTAAAATGCTATATAAAATCAGATAAAATATACCTAGAGTCAGACTCACAACAAGTTTTTATTCCAGTATCAACATGGGATTCTTCTAATTATGTAGCAATTACATATGAAAATAAAGTTCTTACTCTTATAGTAAACAATAGTATAGAAAAAATATTACTGGGTTCTGAGTACCTATTGCCAGACACATCTGCTCCAGATATAATAATTGGTCCTTCTGCAAACACATCTATGCCCTTTTTTATAAATGCTCTAGCGTTATATTCATATGTAATTTCTAATAATCAAATAAACAGAAGGTCTGCATGGAGCAAATATTTGCCTAAACTAAAAGAAATATCTTCTATATATGGAGCAGACTATTTTAATCTGTCATATTTGCCAATACTTAGTCAACAAAAAGTACTACTAACATCACCAGACGCCCTATCGAATTCACTATCAAATAACATTGAAGTTTTTGAAGACAGTATAAACTTAGTTGAGTATGCAAATCCTATAATTATAGGAGATCAATATCAATTGAATGGGGAGGGGCTTTCTCTAGGAGAATCCACATACTTGAATTTAATTGACATAAAAAAATCTATTAATAGTTCCAATTTTTGTATTAGATTCCAATCAAAAGTACTAGAGCAAATAAATAATTCTGCAAAAGAAGAGACATTGCTAGAGTTTGGACCCCTAGATAATTATCAATCATGCAGATTATATAAGTCTGCAGATAAAAAGATCACTTTGTCTCTAACGTACCTTGATGGGACAGAAGAAAATATTTTGCAGTCATCTGCAATAACTAATTTTTCTTTATATCATAATGTTGCAGTAAATTTTAATAATCAATTAGTTTCATTAAAGGTTAATAGTCAAGAATTATCATATCAATATCCTTTCCCCGCCATGTCATCAACTCCATTTTTTACTTTAGGTAATAGTTCTTCAGGAGACACCCCGCTAGTGGGTAAAATTAAAAATTTTACAATAGATCAAGCAATAGAATTTTCTCAGATTAATTTTACAGACGTAGGTAAGTACACCCTAAAGTTATTAGGAAATCTAAAAGTATCTCAGCGGGGTCAATGGTACTATTCATTTACCCCTACGGAAAATATATTATCTAGTTGCATCACATATAATACTGCATCTAAAAATTCCACAGTATATGTAAACAATGTACAGATAAATTCAAATACAATAATTCCAGACTTGGATTATGAAAACAATGATCCAATAAACATAAAAATAAATTTATTTACTGATGATTCTGAAAATGATCTGGCAGTTTTTAATAATTTATATTTAGTTTTATATCAAGATGTTGAAATTGCATCAGAAAATGCATTATATACAATATCTACAATACCTACATCGTCATCAGGAATAAAAGTAGAGCCATATATTATAAATACAGAATCATCATCTATTTTATCTAAACCAGATAATTTAGGAATTAAATTTATTAATCAAAAAACTAGTGGTGGGATGGTATACCCATATGATGATTCTGGGCTAACAACTATTAGATTTATAGACTTTATAGTTAAATTAGATTCGATCCCTACAACAGAGACATTTACAATAATAGATACTTTATCATCTATAAATAAAAAATTAACCTATACATCAGGTGGGCTGCAGAAAACCGGAACGTTTACTTTATATGTAGATGGAGTCGTGGCAAACTCTAATACGCAGTTAAATGATAAAGACTTCTATCACATAGCGCTAGACTTTGGAACTACGGAACCAGATACTATATTTATAGGATCTGATAGGTCTGGATTAAATGGAATGTCTGGGTCTGTAGGAGAATTAACAATAAATGAAAATGTTCCATCTTCCGTCACTAATTATTTAGATTTAAAAAATCAGGCACTCATAGGAAGAGTAAAAATTGTATGTGAAGAAGATGATGAAATTTCATTATTAGATAATCAATCACCAGTTCAATCAATATCTATCGACGGAGGAAGGTATTTTGAAATGACAACTCTTCCAAAGATTAAGGCTATAGAAAATAGATGGCAAAACATATCTGTTTCTGAGTAAAACTGTACATATTTTACACTTTTATCTAATAAATGGTACAATTTTAGTATGCCAAAAGTAAGAATAATAGAAGAAACTGACTACGGAATGTACCTCTGGGAGATGCCAGATGGCAGTATTGTCGCAGATGATGACAAAAACTTCCTTAATATACCAGCAAAACGCGGGGACCGTGCCAAAATAAAAATGTTAACTGATGCTGCTAAATCATATGGAATAGAAGAAGGCAAGCCAGTATTTTTATCAGGACACCGTAGAGTAACAGACGAAGAATATGAATATCAAAAGCAGAGGCTTGAGTGGGGTCTTATACCCGATGAATTAGATTATGGTGCTGCTAGAGATGAATTAATGAATCACCAAAAAGGACTTATTAAGTAATGTCATTTGAATATGTAGAAGATGAAGAGTCACAAGAAATTCAAATAACTTCTTCTGATGATATTTTTAGGTTTTATTCATCACAGGATGAGCATACAGATCCATTTCTTATGCCAGCAGAAGAATTAAAAAAATATTCTGGCCTATCATCAAACTTTAAAAGAAAAACATCTAGAAGCCTACAAAAGTTTCATCAAGGAGTATCTGGCGTAAAATCTAAGAAAATAGAAGATCCAGATGTGACTGGGTACGTCATGTTTGAAGCAGTTGAGCCGACATATAACATGGACTACTTGGCAAAAATATATGAGGTTTCATCTCCCCACCATGCCGCAGTAGATGCTAAAGTATCTAACATCGTTGGATTAGGATACGACCTTATTGAAACAGATGAAACTAAAGATAAGATAGAAGAAATAGATGATAATGATTCAGAAAGACTTAATTTCTTAAGAAGAAAAATTTCCCGTGCAAAAACTCGTTTAAAGAAAGATATTGATAATTTAAACGAGGACGAATCTTTTACAGAAACCATGAAAAAAATTCTTACTGATTATGATGCGACTGGTAACGGATATATGGAAATTGGTCGCAAGGTCGATGGAACTATTGGCTATATTGGTCATATTCCATCTTCTAATATGAGAGTAAGAAGAAATCGTGATGGATTTATTCAAATAGTAAACAATAGAATTGTATTCTTTAGAAATTATGGAGATGAGTCTACTTCAGACCCACTAGGCAGCGACCCCCGTCCAAATGAAGTAGTCCACTTTAAAAAGTATACTCCTACAAATAATTATTATGGAGTGCCAGATATCATTCCAGCACTACCCGCGTTGGCAGGGGACGAGTTTGCATCCAAGTTCAACCTTGACTACTTTGAGAATAAGGCTGTTCCTAGGTACATTATTGTAGTAAAGGGTGCTAAACTTTCTAATGATTCCCAAAGGAAACTTCTTGAATTTTTCCAGACAGGATTAAAGGGTAAAAACCATAGATCTTTATATATTCCACTTCCAGCAGATGATGGAAATACAAAGGTAGAGTTTAAAATGGAGCCAGTTGAGGCTGGCATACAAGACTCTTCATTCAGAAACTATCGCCTTGAAAACCGTGACGAAATACTTATGGCTCATAGAGTTCCAGTAACTAAAGTAAGCATGGGTTCTGGGGTATCACTTGCTGCTGCAAGGGATGCGGATAAGAATTTCAGAGAGCAAGTAACCAAGCCTACCCAGGACTATTTTGAGAAAAAGATCAATAAAATAATCCGTGAATTTACAGATATGTTTTCTCTTAAGTTTAACGAACTTAGTCTTACTGATGAGGATACACAATCTAAGATTGATGAAAGATACCTTAGAATGCAAGTTATTGTTCCAAATGAAGTTAGAGCAAAGAAAGGACTCCCAGCCCTTGATGGCGGGGATACTCCAATAGTTCTTAATGCTCGCGCAGCAGCAGAGCAAACAACTCAGGCTACTGGAAATAGAAGAAGAGATCAGGAGCGTCAACAAAACCAGCCCGATATTGATGGAGAGGCAAGAAATCCACAGGGCGATGGCAGATCTGTGCAATAGTTGTGCATAAAATTTTGTATTAATCTGTATAGTTGATAGAATTTATTTGAGATGGAAATAACTAAATCTTATTGGCATAGTGACGGCGACCGTATAAGTCTGTCCGTACCGTTCTTCAAAGTCGATGAAGAGCGCAGAATAGTTTCTGGATTTGCCACATTAGACAATGTAGATCGACAGAACGATATTGTTGATGCAGACGCTTCTATCAAGGCGTTCGATACATTTAGGGGCAACCTCCGTGAAATGCATCAACCAATTGCTGTCGGCAAGGTAACAAACTTTAGAGAAGAGCAATTTTATGATAAGTCAACTGGACAATCATATCGTGGAGTTTTTGTAGATACATATGTCTCCAAGGGCGCACAAGATACCTGGGAAAAGGTGCTTGACGGCACCCTTTCTGGATTTTCTATCGGTGGCAATATCACAAAAGTAGATAAAGTTCAAAAGGGTGATGACATGGTTCGTGTCATCAAAGAGTACGAACTTGTCGAACTTTCCCTCGTAGATAGCCCAGCGAACCAACTTGCCAACGTGTTTTCTATCCAGAAAGTAGATGATCAACTAGTAGCAACTGGAATTGCTACAGAAATCAAGATGGATAACATTTTCTGGTGCGAGTCAGATCAAATTGCAGTAGCAAAAGACAATGATTCCTCAACCTGTTTAGTCTGTGATTCAGAAATGACTAATATCGGTTGGGTAGAGTCAAATGACGTTGCTAAGAATCAGGAAATTGGCAAGGCAATTGATCGTCATGTTAACAAAGATAGTCTTTCTGGAAATAATCCAGAAGAAATGCCTGAGCCAACAATAACAAAGCAGGCAGACAACGAAACCAATATTGAAGGAGGTGCAGTAAAAAATATGGAAATTGAAAAAAGTGAAGAAGTTACAGAAATTCAAGAAACAACTGAAGAAGTTGTAGAAAAAGGAGCCGTGGTTGCAGAGGAAGCAACAGAGGCTGTTGAGGCTGTAGCAGAAGAAACCTCTCCAGAAGATGAAGAGGGAGAAGACTTAGAAAAGGCTGCAAACTCCGATGTTGAGGTTGAAGAACCCGACTTTGTTAAAATGTTGGAAGACCTCAAGACATTCTTCGGAGAAAACATCAGCAAGAGCGCAGAAGAAACTAAGGTGACTGTTGAAGAAATCACCAAGACTATCGACGCTCAAATTACAGAATTGGCCGAGAAACATGAAAATCTCAGCAAGGCAGTTGAAAATATAAAAAGTGCAATCGATACAATCGAAAAAAGAGTCGATTTGGTCGAAAGTGAGACTGCTGTTAAAAAGTCCGGCGATCTTGATGGATCAAAGGAAGAAACAACAATAAGAAAGAGTATCTGGAGCGGATCATTCCTCGCAGCCCGTGATCTATGATACATAAACTGAAAGGTAGGTGAAAAGCAAAATGAGCAATGAACTTTTACAAAAAGTAATCGACACAACTGAAGTTGGTGCAGGCGGTGGTGGCCTTTTAAAGCCAGAGCAATCAAATCGCTTCATTGACTACATGTTCGATGCAACAATTTTAACTCGCGTAGCCCGTACAATCCGTATGCGTGCAGATACAACAGAGATCGATAAGGTCGGTGTTGGTGAAAAGTTGATGGTTCTCGCAACAGAGGGAGCCGCTACTGGTCAAACAGACCGTGGCGCAACATTCACCAAGGTTTCTCTTACAACAAAGAAACTCCGTCTTGACTGGGAACTTTCAAGCGAATCCCTTGAGGACAACATTGAGGGAGCAGACCTTGAAGATCATATCGCACGCCTTATGGCAACACAGGCTGGCAACGATATTGAAGATCTGGCACTCAATGGTGATACAGCATTATCATCTGATAACCTTTACAAAGCATTTAATGGCTTCCGTAAGTTAGCCCTTAATGGTGGACAGGTTGTTGATGCTGGTGGTGCTACAATCACTAAGGCAGTCTTCAATAGCGCACTCAAGAAAATGCCTCGTAAATACAAGCAACGTCGTAACCAGTTGCGCTTCTTCACCGGAAGCAACTTGGTTCAGGACTACTTGTACAACTTGACATCAATTGGCCAGGGAGCCACACCAGAAGATATCGCTTCAAGCATTCTTCGTGGAAATCCAGCAGCCCCTGAGGGTGCCCCAGGTGGAGTTATTCCATTTGCATTCGGCATTCCAGTAGTTGAGGTTCCGTTAATCAACGAGACACGTTCTGGCGATTACTCAGGTGCAACAGGAAATCATGGTGAAGTCCATTTGACATTCCCACAGAATTTCATTATCGGCATCAAGCGTGATGTTACTGTTTACCGTGAATTCAAGCCAAAGAAGGATACAATTGAATACACACTCTTCATCCGTGTTGGTGTGGCAATCGAAAATCTTGATTCTTTCGTAGTTGTAAAGAACGTCAAGGTCGCATCCTGAAATTAGTTATCTAGTGCGTTAGGGAGGGGTTAAAATCCCTCCCTTTCGCCTTTTCTGATATAATTAATGTTGAGGAAAAGGAGTTTTAATGTCTTTTAATACAATGAAAACGGCTGATTTAAAAAAGGTGGCGGATCATTTCGCTGTTGATTTAGAAGATGCAAAGACAAAGAGTGCAATACTTTCAGCATTAGAAGAAGAAGGAATCACATACGAAATGTATGATAAATTTCTTAATGCGGAAACAGTAAAGCCAGATATTTTAGATAAGCCTAAAAAGCGTGAGTCCAGTCCAAATGATGTGTTAGTAAGAATGGATAGAGAGAATGCACACTATGAAGTAAATGGATATACATTTACTAGAGAGCATCCATTCGCAGTAATGCATCCAGATGATGCAGAGTTTATATTTGAAACTCAAGAAGGATTTAGAATGGCTACCCCACGCGAGGTTCAAGAATACTATAATTAATCGGAGTGATGGCAATTGATAGAAACATATACTGGCTCAGTAGGCACCATAGAATTAATTACTTATAAGGATGGTGTGCCAGTAGCGCCAGATTCTACTCCTTCAGTAGTAGTCACAAATGCAGAAACCGGAGTACTTGTAGCAAGTGGTAGCGCTACTATTCTTAATCCAAACTACGAGGGTGAATACTACTATAATTTACCAACTTCTGCTACTTCAACAGACAGGATTTTAAAAATAGTATGGACATATTCTATAAGTGGCAGATCTATTCACGAAACAGAGTATGTATATGTTGTAACCCCATATGCAACAGTAGATGAAATAGTAGACGAACTTGGATTCTCTATGAGGCCAGAAGACTCTAACTATTACTCTTATGAAAAAATACGCAGCGCGGCCCGTGTTGCAAGAATGATGATAGATACCGAACTTGGATTTTCTATTGGTAAGTATGAGAAAACAGTAGTTGCTTATGGCGATGGGGCAGATGTTCTTCTTCTACTAGAAAAAATAATAAGTATCTCATCAATATATGAAAATGATGAGTTGGTTATAAATAACTCAAATAACTACAATGTTTTTGGATACGAGGTAGAAGTTACTGAAACTGGATACGGAATTAGAGTAATTCCTACAAATCCTGGCGATGACATAGATGAAGAAGAAGAATTTGATTACATAGGATTGAATAAGGGTAGATTTAGAGATGGATATAGGTATGAAATAACTGGCACATTCGGATGGAATTATGTGCCAGTAGAAATTAAACAATGTATGTATCTTTTAATTAACGACCTACTTTGCAACGACTCTTTGTGGAGAACAAAATATGTTAAAAAAATAAATAGTGGTCAAATGTCTGTAGAGTTATCAAGTCAGTCATTTAATGGTACTGGCAATGCACTAGTAGATTCTATTTTGCAAAAATTTAAAATGATACAGGCCGTGATTATTTAATGTATGGATGCTTACAAAGTTCTGTATTCAATATGACTGCTGATATTTATTATCAAATAGAATCTCAAGACCCATCTACTAACGAAATTGATAGAAGATGGTCACTTTTAAAAAATATATCTTGCGCTATAAATCCAATTAGAGAGAGCGGTGGATCTGCAACATCAGATAATAAATATTTTTCTAAAGAGTATACAGAAGATTTAGAAACAAAAATGTATAGTATGGAGCAATTAAGTAAAAGATGGCGCGTTTCAGGAATTAAAAATAACTCTGGAACTGCTCTTTATAAAGAAATAGATAGAATATCTAGTCCAGATACCATATTTGAGGTCTATGCTTCACACCCGATACTTGACATATTTGGAAATATTCAATACTATGAAAATCATTTAAGAAGAACTACGGTACAGAGTAATGATTAATATCAAGGTTACTGAGTCTTCTAAAAATGAATTATACATGGAACTAGAAAATAAAATTAGAGGTATGCAGGAATTATCAAGTTCTGAAACATCAAGAGATATTATGACGGCAGCATATTCTATTTCCGCATTAAAGTTTATTAAGCATACCAATCTACTCGCAAGATCTGCAAAAAAATCATTTCACCATGTTTATGAATGGGGTGCGGTGGGAAGAGAAAATGGTAGGCTCTTTAGAATAATAAAGAGACAGGCTGGGTCTACATCTGCATCCGTTTACTATAAATTTAATAACTCAAAAAAGTCCAGCCCAATAGCACCAGAACTAAGAAAATCTGGTAAGACTGGTAAAAAAGTAACTAAGAGTGGGGTCTTTAAAAGAAAAGCGGAAGTTATGGAGTCTGGATCTCCTGTATCTTTTATAACATCTAGAAATATTGCATTTAGCACTAAAGATAGTGGGATAGTTTTTATCCCTCCAGGTAAAAAAATAAATATTATGAATCCAGGAGGGCAAGACACAAGTGGATCATTTAGAAACCACTTCGTTACTTGGTGGAAATTAAATTTTCCCAATGTGTTAGAAACAGAAAATATTCCAAAATCTTTAGAAGTAAATGTGGCAAGAGCCTTGTCTGCGAAAGGAGCGGGTCCAGCATCTGCCAGATCTGCTATTAAAAGAACTCTATCCCCACATCTAATAGTTGGAAGTGTAATATGACAATATATAGAGAGAATGCTAGATCTATAATAAATTCTTTTTTATGGAATGAAATTAAAGAATCTGGAGTATTAGATGAGGATGATTATAGGCCAGATAACTTTACAAAAACTTTAGTACCAATAATACCAGCACAAGAGGTTCCAGAATTCAACAATCTTCTTCCAGATAAAACATATATAATTTATGATTATGAAATAAATGATTATATGGATAAATGGTGGATTTGTGAAGAATCAATGTCATATTCCATAGTGGGAACTAAATTCGGCAAAGTAATGGAAATAACAGAACTCATGGTTGATTTGTTTAGAAGAAAAGACTTATCTGGTAAAGATTTACAATCATTTAATACCAACCAGGCAAAAATAAAATTTTATTCTGCATGTTTAGATTATGTCAGCAGCCCCTCCCCAGCGGAATCAGAGGGCGGAAGAATAGTTGGAGTAGTACAAATAACATATAAGTATTCTAGAGAAGTCAATTCAACTGGAAGATTTACATAGTTTGCTTTCCGACTTAACAATGTTATTATATAAAAGAGGAATGATCAATCTGGATATTAATAAATTAATATCCGAAAGGTAGGTGAAAATTTAAATGGCTGGATCTATTTCCAATATTCTCGTAGGTGCTGCACAGATCTTCTTGAGCAAGAATGACAGCACAGACGTTTCAGGTTATCCAAAGGCTATGCCGACGTTTGGTAACAAGAAGGCATCAGCATACTTGTTAAACGACGGAGTAGCAGACTGGAGAGATGTTGGCTTCACATCAGAAGGACTTGAGGTTTCTTACGAACCACAGTACGGAGAGGTTGAAGTTGATCAACTCCTTGACTCCGCCCGTATCTTCAAGACACAGTTGAGAGTCATGCTTCGTACTTCCTTCAATGAAGGAACATTCGAGAATATCAACACAGCATTCGGACAAAAAGACGCCGCTGTAACAACAGCAGTCGTTACAGGAGGATCTGCTGGTACACCAACAACTACACCAGTTGCATCATACACAGCAACTCCATCAGGATCAGGAGCAGCAAGAGTAATGAATCTTGAAGGAGGCTCACTTGGTGAGGCTCCTGTAGAAAGAGGACTCGTTGCTATTGGCGCTGCACCAACATCCTTGTCAGCAGACAAGTCTGAGAGAGTTTATCTCGCTCGTCGTGTACTTTCAATGGAGACCGTTTCACACGCTCTCCGCAGAAATGAGTCAACTGTCTACCCTGTTACATTCCGTTGCCTGCCAGACCCACAGTTCCCAACCGCTGAATACGGTGAGGTTCTTGATCGCGTTTGGTCAACACAGTAATTAAATTTATAACTTAATAAGTAGTAAAGGTGCGGCCCCGCAAATGCGGGGCCAATCCTTTATGTTTTGAGCAGCCATTTTGATATAATTATATTGCTACTTAGGAGGAAAAAATTGGCAACAACAATTTATGATACTGCTGAATTAGAACTGGAAAACGGAGACAAGATCATTGTCAAGCCTTTACCAATTAAGCAGTTAAAGAAATTTATGAAAGTAATTAGAGAGTTAGACTCAGAAGAAGTTAAGAGTGAAGAAGATGCTATGGATATATTTATCCAGGCTTCTATGATTTGTTTAGAAAAGACTAGGCCAGACCTTTCAGAAGACAAGGACGCCTTTGAGGAAAGTGTTAATATTCCTACAATGATGAAGATTCTTGAGGTTTGTGGAGGGTTAAAGATGAATGACCCAAATCTCCTAGGGGCGGCTCTAGTTGGGACGACTTAGATCTAGCCTCTTTAGAATCGGAGGTTTTCCTTTTGGGAAACTGGAAAAACTATGAAGAACTAGAAGATCAATTGTCTGTAGATGAGTTATTAGCAACGCTAAATGCTCAAAGAAAGCGCAGATATGAAGATCAAAAATTCTTTGCAATGATCCAGGGCATTGATATATCTGATAGTGATGAAGTTTCAGATATCGCAGACCTAAAGGGTGCCACAGCCGTCCAGCAAGGATTTGGTGTAGGTGTGGGACTTGGCCATGCCATCATGGAGGTAGTTGAGCCATGAGTCGCATAGAACTTAATATAGTTGCTACGGGTAATTTTAGAAATGTAGAAACTTCAGTTGCTAGATTAAGATCTCAAATAGATTCTCTCAATGCCTCTATGATGAGCATTGGGTTTAATTCTGCATTATCTAATTCAGTATCATCATTCCAAAATCAGTTCAACAACGCCATTGATAGTAGCGGCATGTTTGAACGACACATGGTAAACCTTACAACAGAAACTACTAGATTCGGCAGGAGCCTTGAGTCTGGTAGCGCTAGGCTTGGTCAATTATTTAAAGCAGCCTCTGACTATAGAAGAGGCGAGTTAGGTCAAATTAGACAACTTGCAAGAGAACAAGTAAGGCTTATGAATTCCACAACCATGAGAATGGCTGATGGTGCTACTCAAGTAATTGTTCCTAGAGGAATTGATGAAGGAATTGAAAAGCAAAGAATTCTTAATCAAGAATACAGAATCTTTAGACAAGTAGTTGCTAATGGATCTACTGAAATTATTAATTGGGGCAAGAATACACAATGGGCTGGTAGGCAGTTAACAGTAGGATTAACCGTACCACTCACCATCTTTGGAGCAGCCGCTGGAAAAGCGTTTATGGATGCTGATAAGCAACTAACAAGACTTACTAAGGTTTATGGAGATGCAACAAAGGGTATGGTTAACTCTAGCGAGTTGGCTAAAATAAGAAGTGAAACTCTAGCATTATCTCAAGAAATTGCTCGCACTATGGGAGTTTCAGTTGAAGAAACTCTAGGAATTGCTGCAGATATTGCTGCTACTGGAGTGCAGGGCAACGAGTTGCTTGCCGCTACTAGCGAGGCAATGAGATTATCAGTACTCGGAGAAGTTGATAGACAAGAGGCTATGAAGGCTACTCTTTCAATTCAGAGTGTGTTCAAAAAGGATACAGAAGGTCTAACGCAATCCATTAACTTACTCAATGCTGTAGAAAATCAAACCTCTGCAACAATTAATGATTTAGTAACTGGAATTGTTAAGGCTGGACCAGTTGTGCAAGGTCTGGGTGGAGATGTTGAGGATCTCGCAGCAATGATGGTTGCTATGCGTGAAGGTGGCGTATCTGCATCTGAGGCAGCCAACGCAATCAAGTCATCTCTAGCATCCTTGATTAATCCTACAAAACAAACAACGGAAGTCCTGTCAGGATTTGGCATAGACATTAAAAGTATTGTAGATAAAAATGCTGGAGATGTTATTGGAACCCTGATGGATCTACAGTCTGCTTTAGCAGGACTTGATGATTTAAGTAGACAAAGATCTATCGAACAGATCTTTGGTAAGTTCCAATTTTCAAGAATCAATGCTCTTCTAGCGAACCTCGGCAGGGCGGGAAGTCAGACAGAACAAGTGTTTGCTATAGCAGGAATGAGCATAGAGGAACTTGCAAAAAATGCAGACGCAGAATTAAAAGCAGTAACAGAGTCAGTTACTGGTAAATTCCAAAGGGCTTTCGAATCACTAAAGGCAAGCCTCATCCCAATCGGTGAGACATTTGTAACTATTGGCACGATATTACTAAATGTTGGAAATAAAATATTAGAAATATTTAATGCTATACCAGACCCAATAAAAAATATTATTAATGGATTATTAGGATTCACGGCGGTACTTGGTCCAATTATTATGATTACTGGTGTACTAGGTAACTTCTTTGGCTATCTAGTTAAAGGCATATCAACATTAATGGCATTTAAGAAAGAGGGCAGGGGAGCCTTTGATCTATTAACATTAGACTCTATTGCTGCAAGAGATGCCTCAGAGTTGCTCTCAGAAAGCCTTTACGATCAAGGTACTGCTATGAATACAATGGCCCAGGCTGTGGACACCCTGGTCAAAAAACTTCAAGAACTTGTTAATCAATTAAATCATACAAAGAGTGCATCTGGAGGATTGGATCAGGTTTCACAGGGTGTTCTAGCCAATGCAGAAGCCGCAGCAATTGTAAGAATGGGTCCAGGAACTCCATATACTACTCCTGAAATTCCATGGACTAAGGAGCAAGGAAGACAAAGATATAAAGGCAGGGCAGAGGCTGGAGTAACGTATTCCCACCTAACACCAGAGTCTATGCTGGGGGGAAGAGGAGTACTAGGGCTTGGTACATTTGTTGATCAGGCAGGATCTGATGTTCAGAAAGATCTTAAAAATTTCTATCAAGATTTAGTTTCATTAAGAGAAGAATCAATAACTCCAGAAATTAGAAGACAAGCCTTAGAAGACTTATCTAGAGGTTATCATGGCACAGGACCAGCATTAGAAGCCTCTCTAGCACAAATTAGAGCATTAACAGATGAGCAATTGGCGCAAATTCTTCCTACATGGGAAAAACTTACAACTCAGTCTACAGAGTATTTTGCTATTCTTTCAGTTGCTGCAGAAAAAGCAGAAGCAGGGAATCAAGAAGTTGCTGCAGCGTTTAAAAAATATTCACAGGATATAGAATCTGGTAGAGATCCAATCGCATCTTTAAGTGAATTAAGATCTGCTATAGATGGTACTGATCAGGCCGTAGATAAAAAAGTTAAAGAAATCGCGGCAGAGTTCGATAAAATCGAACAAGAACTGCTTGCCATGCCAGCGGGACGAGAAAGAGCAGTTCGTACAGCAGAACTAGTTAAAGAGAGAATAATAACTCCATACGAGATTGATCCTACACAAACACTTTCTGCTGCTGGAATTAAAGGAATGGGCGAAGGCGGGTTAAGAAATCCATTACTACATGCCATTCAAATGTACACAGATAGAATGTTTAATGATGCTCAAATAAGTCAAGAAATGTCTGCTGCATTAGCAACAGGAAATAAAAAACTTGTAGATGCATTATTAAGATTGGCAGAAGCCAGACAGCGTGAGGCCATGGCGTCGGAAGAAAATGTTGCAGCAGAAGAACAGTACCAACTTGCTGCAAAGAATCAAGCGGAGGCACAGGCAGCATATGCTAAAGCACAAAAAGAAAGCGCACAGGCGTTATTAAGATATGGTCCTAATAGCCCTCAATACAAGGCTGCAAAGCAAGCAGAATATCAGGCTCAACAAAGACTTATGCAGTTAGATGTAGAATTAGTTGCCGCATCAGAAAGAAAAAAGACAGCCATATTGCAAAGTAATAGGGCTAGTCAAGAACTTTCTGAAGAAGAAATTCAATTAGCAGCATTAAGAGAAAGACAATCTCTGGAAGTTACAGAAAATATTGTTTCTACCCAAAGAAATAGTGATTCTACTAATAAAGGAACTGTAGCAAGAGAAGGGCAAACTGCAGCAATATCTTCTAACAAAGGAGGAATGCTTGCGGGAGGCAAGTTGGGAGGAGCAATAAGCCTTGCAAGTATGGCTGCGATGTTCCTACCTCGTCCTGGAGAAGATACTGGGGCTGGGCAAGCAATGAATGCTGGAATAAATATAGCAAATATGACTGGCATGGGCGCAATGTTTGGACCCAAGGGACTTGCTATAGGTGCTGCTATAGGTGTCGCTGTAGAAGGAATTTCATTCTTTGGCAGAAGGTCTGAAGAAGCAGCAGCAGAACTTGCAAAACTAAAGGCTGGAATAGAAGCGTCTAAGACTGGACTCACAGAACTAGAAAAACAATTCTTTAATGTAGAGCCGTTAAAACAATTAGAAGATTTACCATTAAATGCATTTAATCTAAGAACGCAAGAGGCTACTAATAAGTTAAGAGAGTTTGCTAATGCTGTAGCAAACGCGGAGCCAGGAAGTGTTGAGGCTGGAAGAAGAGATCAAATTGCATCTATGGAATCTGCAGAGCAATTTATTAATGATCCAATGTTTAGTAAGATGGTTTCAGAAGCACTTCTAGGTGGCATGGATATAAAGAGCATTAAGACCATGATAGGTGGTTATTTATCTGCTACTGGTAAAGAAATATTTGCTCCAATTGTAAATGCTGAGTTAGATCGAATAGGAAAACTTGGCACAAAGCCAGAAGAAATAGGAGCAAAGTATCTAGCACAATTACAAGATATTGCTGATAGAGTAATTAGGGGTGCTGATTATACTGAAAAAGAAGCAGATAGATTAAGAAAAGCACAGCAGTTGTATGAAGAATCTAGAGGCGGGAAAGAAGTACTAGCAGTTAACCCTCAAACTGGGGAAAGTGAACAGGCTAATTTAGCAGATACTGCAGTATATCTCAATAGCATAGCAGAACAATTTGGAATGACTCTAGAAGAACTGCTAGGATTAATTCAAGAACGAATAACTAATCCTGAAGCAGAAAGTAACCCAGCAGTAGATGCTGCTATGAAAGGGCTTTCTGTAGATGGTCAGCAATATGGACCAGAATTTAATCAATTCATACTTGATATCTTGCCAGCATTAAAAGAAGTCGTTGCCATATCTCCAGACTTATATGAAATAGAAGACGTTATGGGGGCTGTTGGCAATGAAGCATCTATGATGGCTCAAGGAATATTTGCTGCCATGGCTTCTGGGGGGCAGACATTTGATCAATTCTTAACTTCACTAGGCGCTAGTGCAAATGCTTTAGATAGTAATAAGCAACTAATTGGTGAAATACAAACACAAATTAATGAAATGTCTCCAGATGCTGGTAGAGCATTCTCCATGATGATGGAAGGCGGAGTTCAACTTCAAGATGCATTAAGAATTGTATCAATGGTTATTGCTGATGTTAATACAGACTGGGCAGCACTTGCTGATATGGCAAGAACTAATCCTGCAAACTTTAGAGCGAATGTTTGGACCTCTTTCATACAAGGAAGTCCAGTTGGAACAACTCCTACCGCCCAGGCTGCGACGAATCCAGAAGATGCAATTCAATCAGCATTAGGAGCCATAGATTACTCAGGTGACGCTGGAGGAGGATCTGGAGGATCTGGATCAGACTACTACGACAAACTTATTGAAGCACAAGATAAGATAATTGAAGGTATTCAAAAGGAACGTGAGGAGCGTCAAAAACTACTTGAATTACAAGAAAAGCAAGTGGATTTTGCACTACGCAGACAAGACTTAGAAAATCAAATAGCCAGAGCAACAGCAGAAGGCAATTTTGCGGAAGCGGCTCTTTTACAGGCACAATTAAATGCAGAAAAAGAAAAATATCAAGCAGAAGAGATTGAAAGAAGAAGGCAGGAAAGAGAAGATAAGAAAATTGCTGCCGCTGAAAAAGAAAAAGAAAGACTTCAAAAACTTCAAGATGCTTCTTCTGGTGGCGGCGGTGGTGGGGGATCTACTGGTCCTTCAGCAGCACAACAGAAATGGACTGCTAATAGGGTAGAGGTTCTAACTAGTGGAGTTGTTAACTGGACAGAGGGTGCGGAACTAAGAGTAAGAACTTCACAAATGGGGCCATGGACAGCCTTCTTCGATAGTGATAGAGTAAAGTCTTATAGACAAGAACTAGAGAAGTTAAATATACCCGCAGAAAATATAGATCAAATATTAAATGAATTATATGATTCATGGATAGACAACAATAATCAACTGTTTGCTCAAACCGATGATTATAAGTTTATAGAAGATTCATTGAAGAAGATGGGCGTAGCAGGAGAAGATCTAAAAGAAGTAATGCCAGATGTTTTCGGGGCACTTCTGGATAAAGAACTTAATCCTAAAGAAAAAATAGATGTTATAGCCGGAGCCTTGTATGATCTTGGATATGAAACTGATGAAGCATATAGAAAAGCAAAGAAACTATATGATCAGTACGGCGAGGACTTTGATGGCAAGGGAATAGATGATGAAATTGCTAGATGGGTTGAGTGGAATGATATTATTCTTAAGGCGCAGGATAGACTAAGAAAAATAAACAAACAATTGTCTGAGGGCGCAACAATATCTGATTTAGGTCTTTCTGCAGATAGATTAGAAGAGGTGGCAAGAACCGCTGCTGGTCAAAGTACTGCACAAACTGGTCCAACATTTAATGCGGGTGGAGTAAAACTTACTGGAGAAAATATTGGATCTGACCTGATGCTTGGAGTAGAAAAAGGTTTAACTGATGGAGTTCAGGCAACAGAGGCTGCCACTAGACAGGCTATAAAGTGGCTTGAAATATGGATGAGAGATGAAACAAAAACTAATTCTCCCTCAGAAGTATATAAGTTATTAGGCAAAGATATGATTGCTGGACTTATCAATGGATTAGTTATCCCTCCAGACACCGCAACTGGCGTTATTACAACAATAACAGATACATTTAAGTCAGCAGTAGATTCATACAAAATATTATTTACAGATCCAACAAATGGAATAAGTGGTGTAATAGATGCAGAAGTAAAGACTGCTGCAGATAATTTCTACAACACTATGACCACAAGAATGCAGGAAACTGTAGATGAAATTAATAACATACTTAAAACTAATTTAACTAACTATACCTTCCAAATTACTGGAAATCCAAAGATTTATGATGGTGGGGCAAGATCACTATGGCAGAGGGTGTTTGATGGAATTCCAGATGGAATGTTTACCTCCACTATGCCACAGTATGCTACTGGTGGATATGTAAGCGGTCCAGGCGGTCCAACAGAAGATAAAATTCCTGCTCTACTTTCTGATGGAGAATATGTAATCAAGGCTTCTAGTGTTAGTCAGTATGGCACAGAATTATTAGATCAAATTAATGCTAGAAAGTTTTATACTGGCGGATATGTTTCTGCCGACCGTGCAGAAACAGCAGCAAGCGGTAACAAGTATCTTGGTGGATACAAGCCTAAACCACAATATTCTGGTGGAACACCTACATATACTAGTGGATATAGTAATTCAAATACACAGGCTACAAGACAGAGCGGTGGCAGCGGTGTAATGAAGGGACTATACAATAAAGCATTAAGAAATGCTTCAATAATGTCTATGACTAGACAACCATTTTACTCTCCAGGAATTGGTGAAGAGGTTGGTGGTATATGGCAAATATTAAGAAATATTGCAGCATCAACAACCGACCTTCTACTTGGGGGATTTGTTCCTCCATTTATGAGATCAGAAAGATCTGGAGATTCATTCTTAGACAGAATAAATTGGAATAGAACCTCTATCGGATCGCTTATTGGTGGAGACAACTATCTAAATACTTCAGGATCAGAACTACTTGCTTCCATGCTAGACTTTGCCCCAGGTGGCGGAAAGGGAAGCAGCAGCATGGCCAGCGGTTTTATTCCAGTAGGTGTAAAGGCTGGAGCCACAGGAACTAGAGCAAGTAGAGATATTGTAGCAAAGGACTATGAAGACATGCTAGGCATGTCTAGACAGGACTTTGAGGATTATGTAGAAACTGCATGGCCTTCTATTACTCCAGCAGAAAAAGCAGACCTTATTGGAAAGATATTTGACGAGAATGGAAATGTAAGAAAACTAGATGTAATCAATGCTCCACCATATAGTTCATCAATGGGTGGAAATCCAGGAGCAAGAATGCATCAACATGGATTGAGCGTTCTAGACATTCTTAGAGACACAAATCAGGCAAAGAGATTTAAGTCTATTTACGATGAACTTTCAGCATCTGGAAGCCCAGCAGTCGGAGACATGACGTTTGATGAGTTTATGTCAAAGGTTAGGAATTCATCTATATCTGCACAAGATACTAGCACATCTGCAGATAAGGCTACAGCATTATTAGATCATGACTTTATTAGATCAGTAAACTCTGTATATGCAAGACAAAACTATGGACTTTCAGACACAGATTTAATTAGACTATATAGAGGATTAACTAGAAGCGAACAATCAAATGTTCATGGTGTTTTTAGAGGATACTCTACAACAGATCCAAATGTTGCTAAATCTTTCTCAAGATGGGCTGGCAGAGGAATTTGGGCAACAGACATATCAGTAGGAGACTTGCCACAGATTCTTGGAACTACTGGCTGGGCTGACGAATTTGCACAATTTATTCCAGAATCAGCCTGGGCAGAAGTAGTTACTGAGCATGGAGTAAACACAAAGATTTCTCCAGATAGACCATACAGAGCATTTGACCCAGAAAATGTTCTTATGCCTAGAAGAATAAAGCACGACGATTTTGTAAATAATCATGACTCGATAGTTGGATACGCTAAAAGTATTGGTCTTTCTCCAACTAGATTGCTTAGTGGATCTGGATTTAGAAGAGTTGGACCTTACTGGCAACTTGATCTATCTAAGATTGATTCTATGTCTTCAGAGAATAAACAATTACTTAAGTATCTTCAGGACTCATTGGGAATGGATCTAGTTTCTATAAAAACTGGAGAAGGACTTGCCCCATTTAAATTTGCTGAAGGTGGACTAGTCAGAGTAGGTAAAGAAAATCTTACTGTACTAGGAGAAGGTATATCTGACTATGCGAGAAGATTTGTTGGAACACCATATTCATCTGGGGCAGCATGGGCAGATGGACCAGCAAACGGGTGGGGATGCGCTACTGCCACTAAGTGGCTCTATGATTCCTATGCTGGAGTAGACCCAGGTCACCCATCATTATCTGCATCACAATATTCAAGTGGTTCTGGATCAAGAGTTAACGATATGCTTCCTGGGGACTTGTTATTCTTCTACTATCCAAATGGGGTAAATACATCAAATCCAATTAATCACGTTGGCATGGCGCTAGGAAATGGAAGCATGTTCCATGCTAGAAGTGAAGCATTAGGAACTCAAATTACTGGAATTGACGGCGCTGGAATGGATAGAGCCAGACAGCGTGCTGGCGGATCTGCAATAAAGAGATATTTACCAGAAACAATTGCTGGGATGGGAATACCGACTGCTAAATTTAAGATGGGCGGGAAGGTGTACGGTAAGGGTGGGCCAACGTCAGACGATATTCTTGCACTAATAAGCAACGGCGAATATGTAATGAATGCAAGTGCTGTAAGTCATTATGGTAAAGACTTTATGGATGCTGTAAATAAGGGTATACTTCCAGAGGCAGCCATGGGAGGAATGTTCTCTTCTAAGTATCCTGGATATGTCCAAAGAATGGGAGATGGTGGAATGCTTTCCAGGAAGTTTGGAATGAATAATGATTCCTCTCCAATTTCTAATGTAGAGTATAATATAAATGTAAACGTAGCAGGGACTAATTCATCTCCTGATGATATAGCAGAAGCCGTAATGAAATCACTTAAAAGAAAAGAAAGAATGGTTGGGGCGGTAACTAGAGTATGACATTTATAATTCCATCAATTATTAGACTTCAAGCCAATGGTAAGGCCGCCTCTGAATTCTCTACATCAACACCAAATAATGGTCAACTAACTTTATCCGATCATTCAAGATCGCCACTTAGCGTTTCCTACGAAATAATAGAAAATTCTCAAAGAATGGCTGATGGAACCATGAGAAAAAGTATTATTTCTAAGAAAAAGGGTTTTTCATGTACATGGGATATGATGCCTACAGTATCTACAATGATGGCAGACGGGAATGCTGACGCTGCTAAAATGAAGGCTTACTATGAATTATATTGTTATAGTCCACTTACTTTAACTTTAAGATATAAAAGAAATAATGCAGAAGCCCCAGTAGATGAGACATGTCAAGTGTATTGGACTGACTTCGGTTTTGATGTCATCAAGAGATACCGGAACTTTGATTACTGGAACGTATCTGCTGAATTTACGGAGATCTGATGCTTGGAGACAGCACTTTAAGAGAGCATATCGCAAAGTCCAACTCCTTGGACATAAAGCCACGAATTTTTGCAGAGTGGAATGCTAATGCAATATCAAATCCATATATGTACGGTACTGCATCTCCTCCAACATTTAGTGAAATAACAACTATAAATTCGTCAGGATCTACCCCCGCACCACAATCAGTAAATAGAGGAATATCTACATCAATAGGGTCCGATACTAACTGTAAATTATTAATTTCAGATTATGATGAACAATCAATAACTATTAATAATATAAGTATTCAATCTGGAGTAGTTACATTAAAAACAAAATCTCCTATTAAAAATAACATAGGAATAGGATCAGAAATATTTGTAGATACAAATATTAATGATATTAATGGAAAGTTTACTACTATAACCGGAACAGATAAAAGTAAAATTGTTTATACTACAAATAATCCTTCTATACAGAATATTAATGATAAAACAGTAAGAGGGGCATCTGTAACCGTTGGAGAAAGTTCTTATTATATAGATTATAATGCAAATGCTTCTGATGGAGTTAGATTTTACATGATGTTAAAGTCTGACTACTACTATCAATTATCACAAAATCCATTAGGTAGTTATTCTGAAAATTTTGATGTTGTGTTAACTGTGGTCGGGATGAAGAATAATCAAGAAGTTCTTACTCAACTAGTTACAAAAAGAATAAATGTTAATGCAGTAGACTGGGAAACTATATCTGTAGACTTTGCCAATCCAGATGAGTCAAAACTATCTTCTAATATAGATAAAGTAAGATTAAGAATAGATATATCTACTAATTCTGAACAAGTTGCCGCTCTTCTTGTGGATCAAATTTTTGCTTTTAAAGTATCTCCATATGAGATTTATTGTTCAGATATAATGCCAGTAAAAAATATCTTTTCGCCAGATAGACCTGGAGAATTCCTGCTAGAAACTGGTCCAGTAAATGTTAATTTATCTTCAACAGAAACATTTCCTCAACAATGTACTAATGTTCATATGGCTATGAGATGGGCTATCACAAGAAGATTCTCTAGAATTCAAAGAAGTGTTGCTCCATACGCAGGAAACCCAAATAGTTACTATGTGTCTGGATCTTCCTCTGACAGTAAGAAATTTTGGTGTGTTTATAAAAAAGATTTTAAAACAAATAACGTTGTGATAAAAGTAAATTCTATCATAAATAAACCATCTAATTTTTCTATAAAAGCATTTATTAATAATGCCTGGACAGAAATAGCAACACATGCAACAGCATCATTTAATGCTAGTGGAATTTTAAGAATATATTATAATGGAACGCAATGGTCATCTAATCAATGGGCATATAATTCATATCCAAAAATTTCTTCAACTAATGGAGACATAGATAAATATGTAAGTATAAAAGCAATAGCGATTGAAATAAATTCATTATCTTATTCATCTGGTAATAATGAAATTAGGGGTGGCACCTCCGCATTTGATTTAAATTATCTAGATATTATAGAAATATCACCTAGACTATCATTAGATTTATCAGACTATTTAATAGATTTTTCTATAAATAAAGAAATAGCAGACGACTCTATTCCACTACCGCTAGGAAATTTATCTTCTAATTCAGCAACAATAAACTTTAGTAAAATACCAATAATAATATCTAATCCAGATTTACAAACATCCGAAACTAATGATATTGTTCCTATAAGCAACTATGCATCTATATATGTATCTGGTAGTGAGCAGTCAAGATCGCCACTTAAAGACATGCTAGTAAGAGGTGTAAAACTTCGCGGATTTTTCGATATAGATACTAGCCTATCAGGTTCTGGACCAGCAAATACTAAATCGTCCGTCCCGGCATTCGTAATGTACTCTGAGTTATGGTCAGAATCTAACAATACTATAAAGGTAGAATGCTACGATATTATTAAAAGACTGCAGTCAACCTTGTCAAGACCGCTATATCTAAAGGGGAAAACAATACAAGAAGTGATATATAGTATTTTAGATTCAATAGGTTTTTCTGATTATATGTCTAATGAATTATCAGATTTAAGAATATTAAAAAGTTTTAGCAATGATAATTCTGAAAACAATTTAGTAAATAATCTAGAATCTATAAATCATTACTGGAGCAGTAAAGATAATTCCGCAGCAGACTCCTTGAATGATATATTCAAGGTTTATCAAATTTCAATGTTTGCAGATGAAACTGGAGCAGTTCGTTTTACATCTTTATACGATATAAATAGAAGATTAAATAATGTGTCAAATGAATATGTAGTTAATATTCAAGATTTTACAGATAGTAATTCTACTAGCAATTTAGCATCATTCTTAATAGATGAAAATGAAAGACCTTCAAAGATAACTCTTAGATATAAAAAGCCATATCCATATTACACTCAGCCAAAAATAGGAAAGAAAGTTAAAAAAACTTTATCTGACAGCAGCGGATCTTTGGTAAAAAATACTAGTAAGATTGTGTGGGAGCCGGAACAAGAAGGACTGGTACTCCCCTACTTTGAACTATCGGCCCCAGGAATAACATCTAAGTCTCAAAAATTTATAAAATTTAATATAGATAATTTAAAGTATATAAATAAAACTATAGATTTTAATGGGTATCTTCTGATAGATAGTGAAATTGTTAAATACGATGGATTAGAATATATATTCACTCCAGTAAATATATCTAACAATGAAATTAATAATTCTGGAGAATCGTTTAAAGCAATAATTAAGAATAGAGAAGACCTAGTTTCAATAATTTCTGACGCCACAGACAGGTTTGGAGCAAAAACTATTTATTACCAGCCCACGGGCTATTTGATGAATGTAGAGAGAGGGGTATTTGGCACTATCCCAGATAGACATATTACGGTAAATGCTAATTCTCCAAAAGACTGGAGCGCTAAAGAGTTCGACTCTAAGTACGATAATGTAAGTTCCTTGGATAAGTCAGATGGTAAGTATTCATTATCTAATGGAAGAATAAGTTTAATTTCTGAAAAAACTAATGGTGGAATTATTATTACTCCTAATAAAAATAATACGGTGGGAAGTAAAAGAAAATTATTTATGAGGTATGGATTAGGTAATATACCAGCAAATAAGAGTGGATACTTAGGTGCAGCAATAGGTGTAAATATAGAATCTGGAAAAATAAAAGATGGGCTTTTTATATTTACTGGAACAGAGTCTAAAGATAAAAAAACTGAGGTAAAATTATTTATTCAAGAAATAGTTAATGGAACTATAAACAATATAGTTCCAAAGGGCCGTATGGAACTTGATGAAACACTATTCGAAGAAAACGAACAAATAGAATTGTATGTAAATTTTAATGCATCAAGAAATTCTATGAGAGTTTATGTCGGTCCAACCAGCATATTCCAAAAAATTAAAAAAGGGAAAGATAAGGAAGAGAAAAAGACAGAAAAAATAATAGATGTGGGACACGAAGTAAAATTAAAAATAGATAAGGACAGCACCTTTGGCTTTGTGGCATTAGAATATGGAAGAGGCTGGCTGGATGACTTTGCGTTTACTTCAAAATCAGACCCAAGAAATCTAAATAATGATAATATTGATGATATAGAAAATGATTATTCTTATGATGAAAAGGCCGGAAATCTTTTTTACATAGGAAAGAATACGTTATTAAATCAAATTGTATATAATAGGAATATAGAATTTTCTATAAACAATCCACTAAATAAAGATAACTTTATCTGGACAGGTGCCCCAGTCGCCCGTGGCCTTAAAATACTAAATATAGAATTTAATGATTTTCCAATATCTGGAAATGCTACTGCAAAATTTTTAGGGTACAGTTATGAATCAAATTCAGTTAAAATAAATAATGATTTGAGAAATTCTGACACCAAGGACGAATTCTAATGGCTAAAACTAAAAATAAAAAATACAATAAAATTCTTGTGATAGAAGAAATTGTAGAAGTTCCAGAGGACGCTATAGCCACTAGTATAGTTGCCGGAACTCCTCAAGATGCTAGAATAGCAGTATTAAATGCTAGCAATCAGACTATTTATTTAAGTGCCGGATCTTCAAATAACATATCTGGAGGAGGTCTGATAGTTAAGGGTTCTACAATTATTGAAGGTGAAACGTATGAAGTTTCAGAAGACCTTGAACTTGGCTCCTTTGACGCCCAACTGGATGTAGAATCAGTTTGGATACAAAATGAAGAAATTGCAAATTATTGTCTGTATATAATAAGTGCATACTATGATATGTACTACAAAAATTTATCTTTAAAAATCTCCCCAAACCCATTGATACAGGTAGGAGATCTAGCAAAAATTAAAATAAAAACATATAAGGTAGAATTCCCAGAAACACAATACTGGATAGTATCATCAATAAAACAAAAATTTGATAAAGGCTTGAGTACGGAAATAATTTTAAAACCAGTAAAGAAAGTTTTTGATCTAAATATATAATTTAATGATAGAATAGTATTGGTGCCATATGAGTGATTTTACAAGAAAAAACCCAGTAGATTTAGAAATACTAAGAAAGCAAATTCTTGCAGAAGCGAGACAGTATACAGATGCTTCAATAGAAGACGCTATTGAATCTTTATTAGATAAAGATCAGATATCTAGTGATTCAGATGAAATTGAAGTAGATCCTGATGTAGAAGACTTAATACCTACTCCAGATGGTTCAAAAAATCCTGGGGCTATAGAATCTATAAAATTTTTAAATGACTCTGGAGAATTTGATTATGATGAAGATTTTGCATATGGAAATTTATACATATCTTCTGATGGAGAGTATGTAGTAGATGTTACTGCAAAGGCAATTAGTACTAATAAAGAAATGTCTAGTATAGAAGTTCAGATAACGAGGATTGATAATGCAGGGTAAATATTTTATTTATAATAATAAAAAACTTGTTGGGGAATGCAAAAATATTATCACTAATGATGGTATGCATATTATTAGAACATATATGGCTGGAGGAGTCTCAGACTGGGCTGGGGCGCTATCAATAGGAGCCAGCAATTCGTCCGCTCCATCAGCAACAGACAGGTCCCTAGAGTTTGAATCAATTCGCGTCCCAGTTCTTTTAAAGAGTGTAGAGGATAATGAATTAATACTTAGTGGAACGCTACCTACAGAATTCAATGGCAGAATTTATGAAATTGGGTTATATTCATCTGTAGTAAATATTTCTTCAGAAGGATTTGATGATAGAGTTTTAGTTAACTTTGATGAAACTTGGGCAGACTCAAATGGTGCTATCCTATCTTCTTCCCTGTTCTCTTCTACATCTAGGGTTGGATCAAGAAATTTAAATATTTCTAATGCTTCTGCCTATGCTCAAACCAATTCTACAGTTGATTTATCTGGGTATTCTAGTTTAGATACATTATCAATACTTTATAATGTTACTGCTACTGGCTCTAATAGAGTCATCACCATTACCTTCCAGGACGATCAGTTGCCCTCTCCAGGATCTAAAAGTATAAATGTAACTCTTCCAACAAATACTACTGGTTATAAAATTTTTACAACACAATTAGGAAATCTTACTAATAATAATTTTAATAACACTATATCAAAGATTATTATTTCAGCATCATCCACAAGTTCTACCGCAGCAGCGAGCCTTGACGCTATAAGAATTAATGATGCCGATGAGATAGATCCTTTATTTTCTTTAGTAAGTAGATCATTAATTGGATCTGTATCAGGAAACTCCTCTTCTGACTATATCGTGAAAAATCCTGGGATAGAAGTAGATATAGAATATAGGGTAAGAATTGTATGACCACGGAAAAAATTTTTAATATTGATGGGTTACAACCTAACTCCAATCATTCTATAAGAGTAAGAGCATTATATAGAGATGGGTCATATAGTAACTGGTCTAAATTATTTAAATTAAAGGTTAAAGGAGATACAGATCCTCCATCTCAGCCCTCCGCGCCCACGATATTTGTTCCAGATCTTTCAACACAGTCTTCTAGAAATGCATCAGCAATGGGTCCTCAAACTGTTAGATTTAGGCATGATGCAACAAAAAACGGCGGAGGAAACCTAGAAGCAGACATAGACTACTTTGAAGTATATGTAAGCACCACCGATTCTAATTCTGGTGGTACTCAAATAGGTACTGTCAAGGCTACTAGGCCAGGATTAGGAGCATATTCAGAAGGGACTCTTTCAGTAAATGCTCCAGGAGAAACAGCCAGTAGATGGTTCTATGTTATAGCAGTAGATATGAGTGGGCAAAGATCTTCTGCCTCACCTACTACACAGGCGTCTGCCATTCCGATGTTTGCTAATGCATATATTTCTGATCTAAGTGCAGATAAAATCACAACTGGAACCCTGCAGGCTAATCAACAAATTAGTGTAGGAACTTTAGTTCCAATAGTTATTAAATCTAATGATTCATCCCCACGCGGTCAGATTTATGTTGGAACGAGAGTTAACCCAACAGGAGAAATAGGTAGTGGATATCGTGATATTCAAACAGCATTCTATGTCGATTCGACTGGAAAACTTTCATTAAAGGATAAATTTTATTGGGATAGTACATCATTAACAATAAAGGGCACAGTAACTAGTACTGGACTTATTGTTGAGGGTGGGGCCGCAACTGTAAAAGTTCTTCCAGGTTGGCCCGAAAGCGCCCCCTTGACCTATTCTTTACTTTCTACGGATGGAAAAGATATTGTATTAGAGGCAGTAAGTGGAGGAGATCCTGCAAAAATAAGATGGGTAGATCAAACAGATTACCAAAGGGCTACTGTTGGATGGGAACCGACTTCATCTAATTTCCCCCAGTACTTTGTGGTTAGATCCTTAGGCGCTCTTGGGGGAAATGATGGTAAAATTTTAATAGATGCTGGTGCCCAGGGAAACATTATTTTAAGATCAAAAGATGTAAATATAGATACCAATAATGGTGGATCATTTACAATTGATGGTGAAACTGTTGAAACTCCTGCAACTATAAGAAACAGGTATAAGAACGGAATTAACTCTCCATCCGATGGAAATAAGATTACATTTAGTGCTTCCGGCCCGACTGGTACTCCGAATCGTGGAGACATACACTTAAGGTATTTGTAATGCCAAAGCAAATAAGACTATATGATAGTACAAATGCTAGCCCAGCCTGGGGAGACTCAGGAAATAAATTAGTAAGTGCAGTATGGGTGGGTGATGGTACTAACCTATCTTGGAAATCTGTTGATGTTGGGTGGGTATATGAACCATCATTCGGCACAATGACAGGATGGACGGTGTTTTTTGGAACCTTAACTCCAACAGTATCTATAACAGATTATTCTACAACACCATCGTCTGTTACTTTAAATTGGGATTCAGAATATCAAGAATATATAGTAATATCTTATTACAGGACAGATAATCCATCTCAGGTATTTACAACAACAGAAGTATATACTCAATTAAAGACATATACAATTACAAATAATATTTCTCCAGGTAATTATGTTTTTACTTTAAGAGTTTATTCAGAAACAGATACAATGGCTCAGGATAGTGAAAATGTTTCCATACCTATTATTCCTACAGTTTCTAATTTTGTTTTAGTATCAAAGACTTTTAATTCCGCCACACTTTCATGGCAATCTACAAATCAATCTACATATAGAATAATCCTGTACTACCCCTTTGGAGATGGAACTGGTCAGGTAAATAGTGGAGAAATATCTAGTACTTCTGCTAGATCTTATAGTTTTTCAAACTTAGATCCGAGTACAGAATATACTCCACAGATAATAATAAAATCTTCTACTGGAAATACGGCATCTCTTACAGGAACGCCATTTACAACAGACCCACCTCCAGCACCAGTAAATACTGTTCTTCCAACTACTACGGGCTTTAGAATTGTAGGATCTACTCAACAGGTAAATAGTAATGGCACATGGACTGGTACTGGAACATTGTTTTATGCATATCAATGGGTAAGAAGTTTAAATAATTCTACATGGTCAGAGATACCAGGAGCATTTTTTTCAAGTTATACTTTATCAAATTCTGATATAGGATATTATGTTACATGCAGAGTAGGCGCTAGGCTTTTGGTTGATTCAACATTTTCTGACTGGGCCTATGCTTTTGCTAATTCGCCCGGAATTATTTTTAGTTCTCCTGGGCCATTTACACTTTCATATAATAGTGTTGGTCAGAATAGCGTTAATTTAACTTGGACGGCATCAAGTAATGCTAGTTATTATGTTGTATTTTATACCGACCAGTTTGGAAATGGTGAGTCCGTAAGTAATATTACATCAACCTTCTATACTTTAACAGGACTATCTCCAGGAGTTTCATATGATGTACAGGTAGCGGCTGTCAATGAAGTAGATGTTACTAACTCTAATCTTGTAAGTTTTACTACACTAATTTCACCTCCCCCAGCGCCGACAGGACTGCAAGCATACACATTAAGTCAGAGTCAGGTGTATTTAGTTTGGAATGAGATATATGGATTTAATTTATCATCTCCGTATTATCGTATACAATACAGTACTGACAATTCAACATGGACTACAGTAAATGGAACTTCTAGTTCTAATTTTACAGTTACAGGATTATCGGCGGGAACTTTATACTACTTTAGAGTAGCAGGAGTTAATCCTACTGGAACTGGTCCATATTCAGCATCCGTTACGGCAAATACATATCCCCCAAATCCAGGAGCATTTAGTCTATCTGTAAGTGATGTAGGACAAAACTCTGCAAAATTTAGTTGGACCAACTCCTCCTATGCCACGGAGTACACCCTTTTTGTGACAGACGTAATTGGAGAGTTCGACTTTACATATTCTAATGTTTCTAGTCCATATACTGCAACAGGTTTAGAACCAGGACGGAATTACTACGCTCAGGTTGCAGCGATAAATTATGCTGGTGACACAATGCAAGTGACTAATTCAAACGGCGTTTCATTTACAACCACAAGTCCTCCACCACCTCCACCCACTATTTTTTCTTTTAGTGCTTCCTCAACAACAACAACTGCTACTCTGTCATGGTCTGCTACTAATGCAAGTTCTTATTCTATTGTAATATCTAACCCATTTGGAGGAAGTACTAGTTATTCAACAACATCAACCAGTCTTTCTGTTGGGGTAGGATTCGATAGTGACCTTTCCACGGGAACTTCTTATACTGCAACTCTAACGGCAACTGGTGCAGGAGGTAGTTCAACGTCTAGCACATCATTCACAACACCAAGTCCCGCCCCAACACCAACACCAACACCCACACCCACGCCTACACCCACACCCACGCCTACACCCACGCCTACACCCACACCCACACCCACACCCACGCCTACACCCACACCCACGCCTACACCCACGCCTACACCAACGCCTACACCAGCACCAAAACCACCACCAGCAACTAGCCTTGGACCAGATACAAAAGTTCTTACTAGAGACTATGGATATGTTGAAGTAAAGTACTTGTCTATAGGAGATATGCTTGTGTCCTTAGATATTTCTGAAGTGCCATTAGCAGGAGAGACTTTCGATGTAGATAATTGGAGTTCTGAAACCTTCACAAATAATGGATACACAACAACAGAAGTAACTAATATTTATGCAAGACGAGTTACTGGCACTATGGTTAAAATAAACAATGAATGGTTTACCGATAATCATAATATTTTGGTTGAAAAGGACGGGGTGTACTCGTTTACTCAGTCAGTATTTTTAGATACAACATATAAGATATTTGATTATAATTTAATGGGGTGGAGACAAATAGATTCAGTAGAAATTGCTACAGACATAGAAGAAATCGTATATGTTGTTGATTGCGAACCGTACGATATATTCTTTACACAAAATGCTCTCGTATACAATAGAAAAGAATGGCTTAGTCAATAATTCTTTTAGATGATGATGGAAATCCCACCGCAGGACGACCATCGTATTTGTATTCCTGGTAGGGACCATTTTCGTCCACATAATGCAAAAAGGCTTGAACTTGAACAGCATTATGCGGTCCTAAAAATTCATCTCGCCAATGCAACGAATCCAAACCTTTATAAATTGCTAGATCTGTAGGCTCTAATATTATTTTGGAGTCATCAACAAATAGGGGCCATTCATAATTTTCGTAATTATGTCCGATACATAAACTTGCAGATATTTCACAGGACGGACGATCATAATGTGGCTTTAGAATATCTCCTCTTCTATATATTCTATAATAAGCATATGTTGGATATAGAGAAAGACCTGTTGTTTTTTCAATAATAGGCTGAACAAGTAAAAGCAAAGACTCCATTAGGGGATCTGCATACTTACCATGAGCCGTAGGAACTTGATGATCCCCCACTCTACCAGTTTTTATTTGATCAAAAATGGCATACTGGTAAATAAGTTTTGACATTTCTGCAGGAATGGCATTTTTAACCATATAAAAACTTTTATTTTCGTGAGGCATTTATAATCCAATCTAGTATAATAAAACCATTATAGTACGGAGTCAGTATGAATTCTAAAGAATTATCCTTAGGAATTAGAGAATATGATTTTCCAGAAAATCTATGCAACGAGATAAATAATCAAATTATAAATAGCGACATATATAGTTGGGTTAATTCTGGAGTTGGGGTAGATCAAATAAATACATCTATTAGATCCAGTAAAAATTATTTATTAGACCAAAGTAGCGATGTTGTAGAAAAAATAAAATTATATATTTATCAATGCATAGACGACTACTGTGAAAAATACATAACAAGTTATACAAAAAATGTAGATTTAGGAATATTAAAATATTCTAAGGGAGGACAGTACCTCCCACACTCTGATAGTGATTATGTTTTTTATAGAACAATATCTATTTTAGTATATTTAAACCCAGGTGAGTACTCTGGAGGAGAAACCTACTTCCAGTTCTTTGACCTAAACGTAAAGCCGAAGACTCCAAAATTGGTTATTTTCCCATCAAACTTTATTTACAATCATGCTGCCCTCCCCGTTACTGAAGGTAAAAAATATGTTATAGTTGGATGGTTAAATGATTGTCCGGTAAATGAATAAGTATGATGTATAATAGTGAATGGAGGAACAATGTCTTATAGTGAATTATCAGGAGAAGAAAAAAAACAAATCGTAAGGTCTCAAATAAAAAATGTTCAATATAATAGGTATATAGCCGATTTGAGTATTTTACAAGAGCAGGGACTTCCCGATCCAAATTCGTTAATAATTCTATCTTGTGAAGCAGAATTAGCAAAGTATGATATAAAAGAAGAAATATTAATTTCTAGGTTGCAAGAATTATTATTAGAGTATCCAGAAATAGAAGAGGTAGTTTAATGTCCAGTACAATAGAATTAGTAGTACAAGAACTACAGAATAGAATTGGTCAAATTACATCTAATTACGAAATTCAGATGGCTATGTTAAAAGCACAGGCGACAGAAGAAATATCATTACGAGATGAAAAGATTAAAGAATTGATGAAAGAATCTGAATAAAAATGACAGTAGACATTAATGAAGCATACGCAAGAATAGACTATAAGATGCTCAAAGATTTATCTGAAAAGATAAATTCTGTTGAGGAACAGTTGACTAAATTAAAAAAATCTTTTAGTTCCATTCAGGGTTCATTCAAAGATTTAGAGAATCTGGCGTTTTTTGCTGATAGAAAACTATTTAATAAGAATGATAAATTAGAATTTTCATTCGGATCTAATTATAAAAATCCACCAGCAGTAGTTTTAACTGCAGAAAATATGTCTCAGTCTACTGATAAAAATCCATATGTTTATATAATAGAATTAACTAAGGACAGAGTAAAGTTTAAGATAATTAATTCTGCCCCATCAACTAGAGTTCATTGCATTGCAATGGGCGAAACGGATTAATGAAATATAATCCTATTGCCTTATGGAATAAAAAGAAAAAAATAATACGAGATGGGTATGTATTAATATGGGTTCCAGAGCATCCCAAGTGCTTCGGAGGCGGCTGGTACTATGAGCATAGACTGGTCATGGAAAAAAAATATTGTAGAATATTAAAAGACTGGGAAACCGTACATCACATTAATGGTGACAAACAATGCAACGAGGAGTATAATCTTTTCGTATGTACCCGCGCTCAACATATGAAAGCGCATAAATAGATAGGAATTTTATGAATAACGACCTAAAGTGGATGATGGTTTCAGACGTTCACTTCCCTAGGCACGACCCGCGTAAGGTAGACCTATTTCTTAAAGTTATGAAGTGGTTTAAGCCAGACGCAGTAGATCTGCTTGGTGACATTGACGATGCAGATTCCACTAGTAGGTGGGCAGCAGATAAGCCACTAGAAATGTCAATTTCTATAGATGATGGAGGAGTCCGTGAGACAAAGCAGTTCCTTAAAGATATCAGAAAGATCGTCCCCAATGCTGATTGTCATTTTCACGATGGGAATCATGGCTGGACTCGCCACGGCGAATACCTTGCTAAGAAAGCGCCGCAGTTCCTTGAAATAATAACAGCAGATACACTATATGATTACTCCAATGCTGGGTTTGAGTGGCACAATTGGAACGAGCCTCCGGTACGGCGCTTTGGAGATATCTATGGTCACCATGGAGAGTCTATCTCTAAGCACGCCGGAGAGTCAGTCCGCAATGACGTAAATAACTGGGGCGTATCTCTAGTGCGTGGACATTCACATAGAATGGGTGCATATTTCCAAACATATAACCTAAGTGGTCAGGAATTACGCGGATATGAAATAGGCCACTTGTGCGATGAAGATCAGATGGATTACTCTATCCAAAAGAATTGGCAGGCAGGATTTGCCGTCGCACATGTAGTTAATGATTATCCTCATATGCAATTGATTCAAATTCATGATTACACATGCGTAGTGGATGGAAAGATATTTACGGCATGATGACTCATAAGAAATGCAAGGGTAGCGTCTACATTGATAGAGTATTCTCCAGCCCTCTCAGACTTGATTTATTCTGCCTTAGGTGCGGTAAGAGATGGTTTATTCAAAGAAGCAAGGGAGCGTTTGGACCGTGGCTAAGTCAAATAGAATCTCAAAAAGAACTAGCCTAAATTATTTTTATTTAAATGGAGAACCGCACAAAACAATAAAAATATCAAGGTCTGAGGATCTTCTTATATCATGGAATTATGATCAAAAAAAACGAGTTACATATGTATGGTCTGTGGCAAAAAGAGACATAGAAAAAGGCTTTACAATGAAAAGTGTTGCTAGTATTTTTAATAGAAATAGATTAATAATTCATAGGTATATACAGAATGGAAACATAAAAAGACCTAAGCAAATATACTCTATTGAAACTGGAAGACCTTCTGGATTTTTATTTTCTAAAAATGATATGAGAGACTTACACGAATATCTATTAACTGTCCATCGCGGTCGCCCTAGAAAAGATGGTGAAATAACTAATAGTAATTTAGTTTCTAGAGCAGAACTAGAAGCCCTTATGAATGAAGATAAAGTTTTGTATACTAAGGATTCATCTGGCGAGTTTGTGCCAGTATGGAAACAACCAGATTGGTGATAATGGGTAAAAAGAAAAAAGAAGAAGATCCTTTAGTTTTAGATCAAGACGGGATACTTAATGAATGTGCTACGTCTTTAATGGCAGCATTTGACTTTGCGATTGAGCATAGGGACGTTGACTCCATGCTGGCAGTTTCAGACAGATGGCTTAGACTTTATGCCATGCTTTCCCATTTTGAAGAAGAAGCAAGTTCTGAACAACTAAAGTTAGGATTTATTGATGACAACTCACAACCATGAATCAACTAATGTCAGGGTTGAACTGCAATTTGTAAGAAATCTTGGAAACTATGAAAGCCTTAGAGTATCTATCGGAGTAGAAGATTATGTTCGGCAGGGAGAAACTGTTGACGCAGCAACCGATAGAGTGTATGATTTCGTAGAAAGCAAAATCGTAGAAAAGGTCTCCGATATTGAGAAGGAGTTAAAGAATGGCTAAGGCTGATGCAAAGCAGCCCTACGCACTTCTAAGCCTCTATGAAAGATTGTACTCTGAAAAGTATAGCAAGGTTGCCCGACTTAATAAGTTTAAAGAAAAGTGGGCAATGCAAGATGTTATCGAATCAGTCGGATATGACAGGGCGAGAGAACTGCTTGAGTATTATTTTCGTGTTACTAAGCAGGGGCATCCACTTCAATGGTTCTTCTATAATTTCGATAGATTAGATGACATGCTGATACAATCAGATGAAGATTCCCGTCGTCGCCAGATGTTGCGAGAGGCTACTAAGAAAATGGTGGAGGAAATGTCATGAACACAGAGGCAGCAGTAATTACATCAGTATGTCAGAATAAGGATATTGCTACGATTCTGGCAGATAATGTTGATGATATCTTCCAGTCACACCGTGACGTTTGGGAAGGTCTAAAGTCTTACTATTACAAGTTTAAGTCTGTTCCAGATGCCAATGTGCTTCAGGAGAAGTTTCGAGATTTTGAGCCTGTTAAGGTAACTGCTGAGACTGGGTACTATCTTGATCAATTAAAGAATGAGTATCTTGCTTCTCGTATGCGTAGTCTTCTTATGAAGAGTGGCGCATCCCTTAAAGATAATGCTGCTGCCAGGGTGCTTGCCGATATGCAGTCAGAGATTGCTTCACTATCAAGGTTAACTAACAATGTAAGAGATGTTGACCTAATAGACTATGAGTTGGCAGAGAAGCACATTGTCGCTGTCCAGGAACGGTCAGCAATTATGGGTGGTAGTCCAGGAATTAAAACTGGTTTCACCGCTCTAGATCTTGCTTATCCTACTGGTATGGCTCCAGGCCATCTTATTGTTGCTATTGGCTGGCCTGGTCGTGGCAAGACATGGCTTACTTCATATCTAGCATGTAAGGCATGGGAGCAGGGATTTAAGCCTATGATTGTATCTCTAGAGATGAGTCCAGAGAATATGCGTGACCGAATTTACACCATGCTTGGTAGCGGTATGTTTAGGGCTTCAGACTTCTCCCGTGGAAATATTAACATTGATGACTTTCATAATTGGGCTAAGAAGCGCTTTGATGACAAGAATAGTTTTATTCTAGTATCTAACGAGGGAACAAATGAAGTTACGCCGCAGACGGTCCAGGGTAAGATCGATCAGCATCGCCCCGACCTTGTTATCTTGGATTATCACCAGTTGTTTAATGACACTAAGCGATCTAATTCTGAAGTTGAGAGGAACCGCAATATCTCGCGGGAATTCAAACTACTAGCAGTTCGTAACAATATTCCTGTAATTGATATTACAGCAGCCACAATGGATGACGTATCTGACCAAGATGCCCCTCCATTGCTATCACAGGTAGCATGGTCAAAGGCTATCGAATATGACGCTGATATGGCTATGGCTGTCCATCGTCATCCTAACACTAATATCATTGAAGTAGTTAGTCGCAAGAATCGACATGGAACCGATTTTGCGTTCTATCTAGACTGGGACATTGACCGTGGAGTTGTAAAAGAGATTTACGATGATATACCAGTCTAATGTATAATTAAATATACCATGAATAAAAAACTGAAGAGTTTTGGTATGCAGGGTCAAATTCATGATGATGCTGCAATACCAAGGTTAAGATTAGAGTATGAAAGACTCATAGAATCTGATATGAGAGAACAGGGATATGTCCCCATACTTGACCTAGACATTCAGTTTTCTTTATTATATGATGAAGAGCAAGATAAATATGAATTTGATATAGTAGTGTATGGTGTATATGTTGGTAAGAAAAAGGCACACCTATATGAAGGCTTTTCAGGACAGAGTTTAATTCCTAAAGAATAAGGAAAGTAATGCTATTGGAAACTTACAGCCCCTCGCATATGCGAGCGATAGTAAGGCTGCTTGGCCTGCACGTTGTAAGTGAAACCTCTAATGATTTTTTATGCCTATGCCCATTCCACGGCAATAGGCATACTCCATCATTTTCAGTAAGTCATCAGAAGGGGTTGTATTTATGTTTTAATCCATCGTGTGGTGTCAGCGGAACTATTGTTGAGTTGGTAAAAAATATTACACACCGCAACGAGTTCGAAGCCTTAAGGTTTATCATGTCTGCTCAACAGACAGCAGAGCAGAACTTTGAGGAGGAGTTGGCAGAAGTATTAGATGATAAGCCTGAGTACGCCGACTTTGACCAGAATGTCTTAGATCGCCTACACTCTCAGATAAATGATAGATCTAGAGAATATCTAAATGGTCGTGGAATTAATGATGAATCAATAGATCACTTTAAACTTGGATATTCTGCAAGCCAAGATATGGTAATTGTTCCAGTACATTCACCAGATGGAATTCCAGTAGGTCTTGTAGGTAGATCAATAGAGGGTAAGTCTTTTAAGAATAGTACAGGGCTGCCAAGAAATAAGACTATGTTTAATATTCATCGTGCCAAAAGAATGGGCGGGACTGCCATCATTGTAGAGTCCTCCTTTGATGCGATTAGAGTACATCAGTCTGGATATCCAAATGTTGTAGCCTCTCTAGGAGGTTCCATGTCAAAGATGAATCTTAATAATCTTAATAGAAACTTCAGTAAAATTATTATTATGACTGATGCTGACGAGGCGGGAAGAAGCCTTGGAAAATTAGTAGCAAATACATTAAAGACAAAAGAAGTCTTGTGGGCACACTACTCAAATGATATTCTATATCCACATGACGCTAAAGACGTAGGGGACATGACAGAAGAAGAGATTAAAACTTGTATAGAAAATTCCCTTGCAGACTACGAATACAGAATGGTACAATAGTAGTACAGGGCACAATATAGCCCAATATACATAGGAGATATACAATGGGATTAGTAAAAGGTCTTAAGGCCATGAACCAAACAATTGATCGCCCCGCTGCTTCTTCAGACGGTCCTCGCGGTCGCTGGCTAAAGTTGAACGATGGCCAGAGTGTTAAGATTAAATTTCTTCAGGAACTAGATCCTGATTCACCAAATTATAGCGATAAGGCTGGACTAGCATTTATTGCTGTTGAGCATACCAATCCATCTGACTACCGTCGCAAGGCTCTTTGCAGCATTGAAGATCAGGGTCGATGCTTTGGATGCGAGATGCATCGTCGTGACCCAAAGGCTGGGTGGAAGGGTCGTAGCCGACTCTACTGCAACATCCTTGTAAACGATGGCAATGAAGATCCATACGTTGCAATTTTCTCTCAGGGTACTGGTCCCAAGTCAGCCACTCCTGAGATTATCCAGTACGCTGGAGAGACTGGAAGCATCACTTCCAATACCTGGCGATTGAAGCGCACAGGAGAGCGTACTGATACAAACTACAGCATCATTCCACTTCCTACTGATTCAGATCCAGTAGATATTGACGAACTAGAACTGTTCGATCTTGAGAAGTTGGCAGTTCGTGATGTTCCTTACGATGAGCAAGAAGGTTTCTACACAGGTGTTTCCGGTGGAGAAGAGAGCGGTTCATCATCATCAAATGTTGAATGGTAAATAGAAGACATGCTACGCTAGGGCGGTAGAAATACCGCCCTAGCAGCATTATAGGAGACAAGTGACTGATTTAGTACATCTACATGTTCATAGCCATTATAGCCTAATGGATGGCCTTTCCTCACCAGCAGAATTATTGTCAGCCGCAAAGGATCTTGGTCAGACGGCTCTCGCTGTGACAGATCACGGCACACTATCTTCCCACCGCGATATGCAGAAGTCAGCACGCGAGGCGGGACTAAAACCAATCCTAGGTGTAGAGGCTTATATCTCAGAGACAGATAGATTCGACAAGCGAGACATTAAGAGTCGTGACGACAATACTCAGGTATTCAATCACATCATCTTACTTGCCAAGAATCAGGATGGGCTACAGAATCTTCAGAAGTTATCTGAGTTGGCCTGGAATGAAGGTTTCTACCGTAAGCCACGAATCGACTTTGAAGTGTTGAGTGATTATGGAGATGGCCTTATTGTTCTCTCAGGATGCCTTAATGGTCTTATCACTAAGGCAATTCAGCGCGGGGACGAGGAGAAGGCTCGCAATATGCTAAAGTGGTTTAAGAACCGCTTTGAAGATGACTTTTACATGGAGGTTCAGCCACACAACCCACCAGAGGTTAATCATTCACTACTTAATCTAGCAGATGAGTACAAGGTAAAGCCAGTCACTACATCCGACTGCCATTTTGCCCGTGAGGATCAAAGGGCGGTAGAGGAAGCACTACTTATCCTGTCCACTAAGCCTAATATGAATAAGGATGCATCTTACGCATCTGGCAAGCAGATCAAGGATGTATTCGAAAGGCTTAATCATCTGTACCCAGAACGTCCTATCTCCTTTGAGGGATGGGACCTATTCATTCAGAGCCGACTAGATATTGATAGTTGGTACAAGAAGTCTGGGATTGATCGCACAGATATCTATGAAAGCACTTTAGAGATTGCAGATAAGATTGGAGAATATGAGTATTATGAGAATCTATCCCTTCTTCCTAAGCCAAAGAAGAATCCAAACACACAGTTGCGGGAACTCTGCGAAAAGTCTCTCTCAGAAAGAGGATTAGAAAATGATGAGTACCGTGCCAGGTTAGACGAGGAACTTGGAGTAATTGAAGATAAGGACTTTGCTTCATACTTTCTAGTTGTTGCTGATATGATTCAGTACGCCAAGGGTGCGGATATTTTAGTAGGTCCAGGAAGAGGATCAGCAGCAGGCTCTCTAGTTTGCTTCCTTCTAGGAATTACAGAAGTAGATCCTATTGAATATGATCTACTGTTCTTCAGATTTATTAATCCAGAACGAAACGACTTCCCAGATATTGATACAGACTTTATGGACAGGCGTCGTAACGAGGTCAAGGAATACCTACGAAAAAAGTTTAAGAACGTTGCCAGCATTTCTACCTTTCAGTATTTTAAGGATAAAGGAGTCGTTCGTGACGCCTCCCGCGTGTTTGCAGTACCTCTAGGAGATGTAAACAAGGCTCTCAAGGGCATTGAGACTTGGGAAGATTTTGAGTCTAATCAGAATACTCGCTGGTTCCGTGACAAGTATCCAGAAGTTACAGACTTGGCTAGTAAGTTGCGCGGTCGTATCCGTGCAGTAGGTGTTCACGCGGCAGGAGTAGTTGTTGCAAAGGAGCCTATTTCAAAGTACGCTCCAATGGAAACTAGGAGTGATGCTAACGATAAGGTTAGTGGTAGAGTTCCAGTTGTAGCCTATGACATGGAGCAGGCAGCAGATATTGGACTGATTAAATTAGATGCTCTAGGACTTAAGACTCTTTCTGTCGTAAAAGATACGCTAGATATCATCAAGGATCGTCATGGTAAGAATATTGATTTACACTCTATTTCACTAGAAGATGAATTAGTTTATCAAGATCTATCTAATGGATTTACCAAGGGTGTGTTCCAGGCAGAAGCAACTCCTTATACCAATCTGCTAATTAAGATGGGTGTAGAAAGATTTGAGGATCTGGTTGCTTCTAATGCTCTAGTGCGTCCTGGCGCTATGAATACTGTAGGCGCAGCGTACATTGCACGCAAGCAGGGGCGGGAACAAATTAAATACGTCCATGAGATAATGAAGCCATTTACTGAGCGTACATATGGCGTTATTATTTATCAGGAACAGGTAATGCAGGCTTGCGTACATCTTGGTGGAATGACTTGGGCAGAGGCAGATAAGGTTCGTAAGATTATTGGAAAGAAGAAGGATGCAAAGGAATTCGATCAATTCAAAGAAAAATTTATTTCTGGGGCTTCAAGTCACATTAGCCAGGAGGAGGCAGAGCATCTTTGGCATGACTTTGAGGCTCATGCTGGCTATTCCTTTAATCGTTCTCACGCTGTTGCGTACTCTATGCTCTCGTATTGGACGGCGTGGCTAAAGCACTACTATCCTCTAGAATTCATCTTTGCCATTCTAAAAAACGAGGGAGATAAGGACGCAAGAACTGAATATTTACTAGAAGCAAAGCGGCTTAGTCTAAAGGTTCTTCTTCCACACGTTAATGAATCTGAGATAGATTTTAGTCTGCAGGGAGACAGTATTAGATTCGGCCTTGCTGATATTAAGTTTATTAGTGAAAGCATTAGCAACAAGTTGATCGCTGCTAGGCCATTTAAAAACTATGAAGAATTGCTAGAATTTTCTCAGAAGAAAGGTAGTGGTGTAAATAGCCGTGCCATTTCTGCACTTAATGCAATTGGCGGAGCAGCATTCGATGATAATCCCCGTACTGGTAATGAATCTGAGAATTACTATGAGTATCTAAATATCCCTAAGTTCGATGTTAAGGGAATCACCCCATTTGTCAGATCACAGGTATCTCCTCTAGAAGATTTTACGGAAGATGGATGCTATGTTCTCCTGGCTATGGTTAAATCAATTAAGAAGGGGCAGGGATGGTCAAGAGTAGAATTGGTAGACGATACTGGAGCAATCGGAATCTTTCATTCCGAAAATACACAGATCGAAACAGGAAACATGTACTTCTTTCTAGTGGGAGACAATCGAATTCATCGATATGTTACTATAGAGGACGTAGTTGATCGTAGACCAGACCCTTTTGTTGAGTTTCTTTACATGGAAGAAGTTCTTGCTGGAGAAGGAGAAAAGTTTGTAGTAGATTTTACTAACTACAAGACTAAGGCTGGCAAGATGATGGCACATGTTATTGTGTCCAATAAGGATAAAGAAATGCAAAGGCTTATTGTGTTCCCGAAATTATATGCACAAGCATTAGGTAAAATGAAGGCGGGAACAATTGTTGATTTACAAATTGGAAAAATGGAAGATGGAACACTAACAGTTAGGAATGTAGGATGAGTGAGCAATCAGTAGAACTTAATCTAGGAAAAGTACTTATGGCTATCCTTAAAAGATACGAAAAGGTAGAAGTAAGTCCACAGGCATTGCTAGAAGAAGTAGATGAAAGTTATCAATTAAGAATTGATTTCAATGACGAAACAGAGATGTTTGAGATAACTCTGGAGGAGCCAGATGCATCTTGATGATTTAGCAAAAAGCCTTAACGAGACAGCAATTGAAAAAGGTTTTTGGAGTCCCCTGAGCCGTATGGAATCAGAAGACGACTTTATTTTTTATGCAAAGCAACTTGCAATGATTCATTCTGAAGTTACTGAAGCACTAGAAGCACTACGAAAGAATCAGGGCGACGACAAGTTTGTTGAAGAACTTGCAGATATTATTATTCGTGTCCTAGATCTTTGGGCGGGAATGAACAAGATGAGAGTTAGAGAACTACCATCAATTCATAATACATTGAGGGATAAGGCTTTAATAAATAAAAGTAGGGAAAAACTTCACGGCACCCGTGGATGATATAATAGATATATAATGGAAGGCTATGTCCTGACTAGTGTAGAAGATGAATATCTTTTAGTAATAAGGTCAGAAGACTATGAAGTAATATTACAAATCATAGATAGAATAGCCGCGAGCAGAAGAAAAGATTTTAAAGAGTTCGCTCTAGAATTAGAAAAGAGTTTAAATGATGATGGTCGCAGAAGAAATTCTGGCGAAACTAGATCCAAAAACAAGACAAAGAATTCAACTAGCAACAGAAGTAGACGTACAAAAGCAGCCAACACCCAGCATAGGACTTAATGAAGCACTAAAGGGCGGTCTAGGATTTGGAAGGCAAGTCTTAGTATGGGGAAATAAAAGTGCTGGTAAATCATCCTTCTGTCTACAGATGCTTGGAATGGCCCAGAAAGAGGGAAAGACCTGTGCTTGGATTGATTCTGAATCTTCTTATTCAGCAGACTGGGCATCTAAATTAGGTGTAGATTCTTCTAATATTATTTACTCTCCTGCAAAAACTATAAATGATATGGTAGATGTTGGGACAGGATTGATGGAGGCAGGAGTAGATATTATTGTAGTAGATTCTATTTCAGCACTACTCCCAGCCATATACTTTGACAAAGATGGCGACGATCTTAAACAACTTCAAGATACCAAGCAGATCGGTGCAGAAGCCAAGGATATGACACATGCGGTTAAGATGCTTAACTACGCCAATAAGAACACTCTGCTCGTATTGATTAGCCAACAAAGAAACCAGTTTGGAAGTATGCACGCCTCTCATATTCCAACAGGTGGAATGGCTGTAAAGTTTTTTTCTAGTACTGTAATTAAATTATGGTCATCAGAGGCAGAGGCTAATCAAATTAAGGATGATGTTCAGGTAGGAGATAAGTTTATACAGCAAAAAGTAGGTCGTCCAGTAAACTGGATAATTGACTATAATAAACTTGGCCCACCAAATCTTTCTGGACAATATGATTTTTATTACCAGGGATCTCATGTTGGAGTAGATCGTGTAGCAGAAGTATTAGACGTAGCCGAAATGATGGGTAAAGTAGAACGCGGTGGAGCCTGGTATACAGTACTTGGAGAAAGGCTCCAGGGTAGGGCTAAGGCTGTTCAATATCTCAGGGAAAATCCAGAGGTAGTAGATACATTAGAATCGATGATCTATGGCTGAGTCGTTAGAGGACTTCCTTGGTTCAGTAAAAAAAGAAAATCTAACTGAGGTTAATGGATCTCTTTCCTGTCAGGAGTGCGAAGAGCGTGCCTCTGTAGGATGGCTAGATGAAGAAAAAATGATATTAACTTATAGATGCTCCAATAATCATCAATCAAAGGTAAAAATTTAATGTCTGAGGCTAATGAAATAAAAAGAGATGGTGCTAAGGGACAGAAAAATTCTGGACGAGGGCAGTATCAAAAGGGTGATGCAAAGTGGCACAACTTTGTAGTTGATTATAAAGAGACTGCTAAGTCAGTAACAGTTAATAAAGAAATGTGGGCAAAGATATGCACAGATACATTTCGTGTAGATAGAAGTATGCACCCTCTGCTAAAGTTAATTATTGGTGAGGGCGCATCCAAGGTTCGTCTGGCAGTAGTAGAATGGGATGTTCTAGAAGAATTGGTAGAGGCTTATGAACGTGATAGAAACAATTAGTGAAATAACAGAGTTAAATGAAATATCAGAGTTTATGAAAGACCCTGATTTAGATGCGGCTATGGAATTAATAATTAAACTTATTGCAAAGCCTGATGTTCCTGCTGCCAAGGCACCAGAAATAATTACAAGACTTCAGGCAATAGCCGCGAAGTTGCAGATAATGTCAAGATACTACACCACTTTTGAGAAGGGGCCGGAAGCCTCTAAGAAAAAGAATGTCTATTATACTACAGCAGAAGCAGTAAATAAACTAGTAGATGCTCTAAAATACAATGCGAGGTTTGGCTTATGAGTAAGAATGTTGTAAAAAGTCTTAAGTTTAAAAAAGTGGACGGGTTTGATTATGGAGAGTTTTCTAAATTAATTGATGATGCATATAATGCTCGCCGTCGCGGTAAAAAGAACACTCAGAAAAAAACATTTAGTCCTAGTACAGTAGGTTATGGACATGGAAATTGCCCCAGATATTGGTTTATTGCTTTTAGTGGAGAAGAGTTCGATGAAAAGTTCGACGCTACCGCGATTGCAAATATGCTTAACGGAACATACGCACATGAAAGATTGCAGAAGATTATTGAAGAGACTGGCGTATTAAAGGAAACAGAGCGGGAAATTATTTCAGAAGATCCACCAATTAGAGGATTTGCTGATGTTGTGCTGGATTGGAATGATACAGAGATCATTGGTGAAATAAAGACTACTAAAGAAGAGCAGTTTATTCATCGTCAGTCTTCTATGAAACCATCGTCTAACCACCTTCTACAGATACTTACTTACATGAAGGTAGAGGGCGCGACAGAAGGATTCTTGTTGTATGAGAATAAGAATACTCAAGAAATCTGTATCATCCCAATTAGCATGAACGAACGAAACGAAAAAATAATTAGTGACACCTTTGAGTGGATGAGAGAAGTATATAAGACTTATACTGAAAACATTATTCCATCTAGAGGTTTCGCTAAAACTTCTTACACATGTGCAAATTGCCCTGTTAAGAAACATTGTTGGTCTGTTAAAAATAATAAATACGGCGATGGTGAAGAAGTAATAAAGGTATTGGTGCCACCCAAATGATTTGTGCCAACGACGGATGTGATAAAGAATTCTCAAAAACTACCCATAATCAAAAATATTGTTCTGATGAATGCTGCAGGGAAGCCACCAATAAAAAAATTAGAGAAAAGTATTACGCAGAAAAAGAAAGACTTTCTGGTAAAAAAAGAATTTGTAAAAATCGCGGGTGCAAGAATACCCTAAGCAGATATAATGAATTAGATATATGTAGCGAGTGTGTTGCTAAAGAAAATAAAAATAATAGAGATAGTTTATTAAGGATATTTAATGTCTCTCGCTAAATTGGCTAAGTCCCCAGATAAAAAAGTTTTGGGCATAGATGCAAGTACTAGGTCTGTGGCGTTCTGCCTTTTTGAAAATAAAACTCCAATTAAATGGGGCGAGGTGTTTTTTGAGGGCGGGGATGTTTATGAAAGAATACTAGATGCTAAAAAGAAAGTAAGATCAATTGCTAAGACTTTCCCCTCCGACTTTGTAGCCATTGAAGCAGCCGTAATGGTAAGAAGCGCTAATACTGGATTAAAGATGGCGTATATTTTTGGTGCTATAATGGGTGAATTGATCGATGATGGAAGAAAGGTTGTTGAGGTTCATCCAATAACGTGGCAGTCTTTTATAGGAAACAAAAATTTTACTAAGGCTGAAAAGTTAGAGATACAAAAAAAATATCCAGGTAAAACAGCAAATTGGTATAAAGCCAAGGTCAGAGAGATAAGAAAACAAAAGACTATAGACTTCTGCAAAGAATTGGGAATCGTAGTTGAAAGTGATAATGTTGCAGATGCCTGCGGCATTGGATGGTATGCTACTAATAATATGGTGAGATAATGAAACTATATGAAGATATAAATTGGCTTAGAAAAAGATATGTAATAGAAAAAAAGACTACTCAGCAAATGGCTAAAGAAGCGGGTTGTTCTCACATGACTATACAAAGAGCCTTAGAAAAATATGGGTTGATAAAGAATCAAAGAAGGTGGACTAAATGAATACAATGTCCTATGTAGTTTGTTGGGATTCGGTGTATGATAACTGTCTTAAAATAGAGGATAACTTAAAATCTAGTAATTTAAATTATAAAATAATTAACTCCTCAAGTCACTCATCGTTAAATAATCAATGGATGGATACAGGCAATGTCTGGTACTATCGTCAATTTTACGCTGCCCTAAAAGATTTTTCAGATACTGATGATGAATTATTCTGCTTTATCGCAGGAGATCTGGTGGGAGACTTTGCAGAGGTAATAAAAACTGCCCAGGAAGAATTAAAAAATGAAAAAATTGGGGTCTATGCACCATATTTTACTCATGAGGCATGGGGAGAGGGTTCCACTTCTATAAAAGAACTAGATGGTAATCTAGTTATATCAACACAAACAGATGGAGTATTCACAATTCTTAATAAAGAATTGGCTAAGGAGATGCTTAATTTTTTTGATTATCTATCTAAAGAAGTAGAACTATCTGATATGAAGTCTGGCTGGGGAGTAGACTATGTGTATAACATAATGGCTATATCTAAGGGTTTATATATTTGTAGAGATAAGAGATTTGTTATTACGCATCCAGTAGGAAGTAGTTATGATCACGGACAAGCCACTTCAGAAATGAATAAATTTTTAAAATGCTTTAGTGACTTCTATGAAAATAATGGAATTTCTAAACCAGAAGTAGATAGAATATTCAAATTAATAAATCATCGTCGTGACGGAGGTAGTGTGGACATTAATGAACTATATGTACCCGCACACAACTGGCCCTATCATTTAATTAGTATTAATGATGATAGGATTAAAAATAAACAAAATATTCACAATATAATGCATAATGGAGACTACCTTGGCCTAGCCTGCTTAAATGGCAATGATAAATCATCACGCGATAAGTTTTTTGCAGACAACCCAGATTTTAAGATATCTTGGGAAGGATTTAAGGCAGGAGAGATTGGTAATTTTGCTAGTCATTTTATTGCATGGAAGTACCTTATCAATTCATCAATGAATAGAATTTTAGTTTTTGAGGACGACGCGGTAGTTAGCGATGATTTTATTGAAAGAGTTTCTAGTATGATGGAAAAACTTCCTTCAGATTGGGATATCTTTAGTATTTTTGTTCATCCTAATCAATACGATAGGTATAATGGTAATGATTCTGGAGATGTTGTTAAGGCTTATCAGGACTGGTCAACACTATGTTATGTTGTATCAAAGTCTGGGGCTAGAAAATTATATGACTACGTTTGTAAAAATGGAATGGACTATCCAACAGATTGGTTTATATTCCGTCATGCAGATGAACATAATTTTAATGTATTTACATTACATCCAGAATGTAATTTGCCAGTATGTATTGATGAAAGTCAGCCATCCTTAGTTCAGAATACAGAGAAAATATGATACTAGGAGTACTTCCCGCTTCTGGAAAGGCATCAAGACTAGGAGGAATACCAAAATTTTGTCTGCCCATAAATGACAATCAAACACTTCTTGAGTGGCATGTAGATAGAATGAAAGAAGTATGCGATGATATTAGAATTTCTACTAGAGAAATGTGGCTACCAATAGTTGAGAGGTTCGACCTTGATGTAGAAATATTCATTGTTGAGCCATCAAGTATGGCTGATGCCATATTGAAAACTTGTGATAATAAATCGGATAAGGTTGTAATTGGGATGCCAGATACCTTTATATCAGGAAGTAAGGATAATTTTTACGGAAGAATGATAGAAAATGATTCTCAAGTAGTTCTGGCATCATGGGAATGTGATGAATTTTTAAAGGGTAAAGTAGGACAAATAGAATCATTGGGAGATAAAGTATTAAGCATTATCGATAAGGATTCAAGTTGCCCGTTTGAAAGAATGTGGGGAGCGATATACTTAAATGAAACTGTAGAATTGCTAGACCCTAAGGAAGATGTTATAGGTGATCAGTTCAATTCTTGGATAAAAGATGGGGTAGTAACTACCCATGCTCCATGTTCTGGTAGTTATATTGATGCTGGTACTTTTAGTGGACTGAAAAGGATGTACTCTGAATTATGAAATCGTTAAAAGAATATCTGCAATCTGGAAGATTATCTTACTCACAAAATAACCAAGATTTATTAGTAACTTACTATTATGGTGATCGTCCAGGATTTTTTGTAGAGTTTGGTGCTATGGATGGTATAGAATTAAGCAATACTTTACTTTTAGAAAAATATTATGGATGGACTGGTATAGTAGCAGAGCCATTACCAATATTCTCTGATGAAATATCTAAAAACAGGTCTTGTAGTATTGAGTATAAGTGTGTATCAAATAAAAGCGGGGACGTTGTAGAATTTTATGAAACATCATTTCCAGCACTTTCAACAATTTCAGATTATGCATATAGTGATCATTGGGGAAAAACTAGAGAAGATCATATAGTTCATAAAATTGAAACTATATCTTTGAAAGACATGCTTAGTAAGCACAACGCACCAAGTATTGTTGACTATTTATCAATAGATACTGAGGGTTCGGAATTTGATATTCTATCGGCCTTTGACTTTTCTACAAGATTTAACATAATAACATGTGAGCATAATAATTCAAGTATGCAAGAACCAATATATAAATTATTAACTTCACATGGATATAAAAGAATATATCCAGAGATATCAGCGTGGGAAGACTGGTATGTTCATGAAGATTTTATTTAATAAATTAAATATTAATGTAAGGATTAATTCAAGTCTCAGAGAAAGTAGGACACATGCCAAACATTAATACTGAAAAAGAAATATCTATAGTTTGCAAAGAAATAGAAGAATTACTTATTAAAAAGAATCGCGCCTATGGAAACTCCGCGCTTGACCCAGTAAGAATATTTTCTCAAGCAGATGCCACAGAGCAAATTAAAGTTCGTATAGATGATAAACTTAGCAGATTTGCCAATGGTGGGGAGTTTCCTGGAGATAATGACATTGACGACTTAATAGGTTATCTGGTATTATTAAAGGTAGCACTAAGGAATAACTGGAGATAGAATGCCTCTTTACACCTATTCATGTATTAACTGTGATAGTGACGAAGAAAGACTAGCAAGCATCTCAGCGCGGGACGAGCAAAAGTGTGCGGGATGTGGCTATAGTTTAATTAGATCTATTGACCGTCCAGGTATGGTATGGAGCCCTACCCGCAACGGTGGATATTCACTCTAAGGAGATATAATGCCTCGTCAGAAAAAAGTTTATGAATACATTCCTTACAGCATGAATCCAGATATCACAGTATATTATGAACTGCCTTTCATGAAAGATGTAATTAAGCCAGGTGACCAGATTAAGTTTAAAAATATTAAGTCGATATATACCTTTATACATATGGCACACAATGAAAAGTTAGATGTTACTTGGATTGATTGTCGGGATAGCGCTACTGGAGAGTATAGATCATTTTATGTAGACCGTCTAAAAACTGTAGTTAGGGCTAAGAAGAGCAGAAGGAAGAAGCAACTTGTCAGAGATTGAACTAACTAGTTCATTTGATCAAATGAATCTAGTAGTAGAAGAATTACTCAAGGGTAAGAACCCAACGGACATATCTAAGTTTCTTGGAATTAAAAGATCACAAGTTTTAGAGCATATCGATACCTGGCGTGAACTAGTATCTGGAGATAGTAGAATTAGAGAGCGAGCCAAGGAAGCCTTGGCTGGTGCTGATCAGCATTACTCTATGATAATTCAGCGTGCATGGGAGACTGTAGACCAGGCAGATGCAAATCAACAGTACAACACAAAGGCCAGCGCTCTAAAAATGATCGCTGATGTTGAGCAAAAAAGAATTGACATGCTCCAGAAGGCGGGTCTTCTAGAGAATAATGAAATGTCTGCCCAACTTCTAGAGACAGAGCGTAAGCAAGAAATCCTCATGAGTATTCTAAAGGAAGTAACTTCCGAATGTAATCATTGCAAGATGGAGGTCGCTAAAAGATTATCAGAGGTCACGGGTAAGGTAGAACCAATTGATTGATTTTAGTGACTTTATAGAAGCACTTGACGATGACAAGTTTGAGGAAACTCCAGCCACGATAGAGGAGTTTGTTACTGACAAGAAGTACCTAGACTTACCTCCTCTTTCAGAATATCAATACAAAGCCATTAAGTCTATGACGCAAATTTATGATAAAGACACCCTAAATAAATGGCTTGGAGAAGAAGAAGGAATAAAAAGATGGAACCAGACATGTAAGGAAGTGATTCTTCAGATAGGGAAGGGCGGGGGGAAGGACTTTATCTCTACTATCGGGTGTGCCTATGTTGTCCACCTCTTATTGTGCCTTAATGATCCAGCAAAGTATTATGGCAAACCGCCAGGAGATTCAATTGACATTATTAACATTGCTATCAATGCTGTCCAGGCAAACAGAGTGTTCTTTAAAGGATTCAAGCGCATTATTGAAAAGTCAGCCTGGTTCCAGGGAAGATATATACCCAAGGCTAACAGTATTGAATTTGACAAAGAAATAACTGTTCACTCAGGACATTCAGAAGCAGAGTCGTGGGAGGGCTACAATGTCCTGCTTGCCATCCTTGACGAAATATCAGGCTTTGAACTAGAGAATACCACAGGAAGGCAGAGCCCAAAAACCTCTGCGGCTATCTATAAGATGTATAGAGCATCTGTCAACTCTCGCTTTCCAGACTTTGGGAAAGTTATCATGCTTTCCTTCCCAAGATTTAAGAATGACTTTATTCAACAAAAATACAATGACGCAGTAGCAGAGAAAGAAACTATAGTTAAGTCTCATAGTTTTAAAATTGATCCAGATCTACCAGATGGACACGACGGTAATGAATTTACTATTGAGTGGGAAGAGGATCATATTATTTCCTATTCCCTTCCACACATATTTGCCTTGAAAAGACCCACCTGGGAATTTAATCCAACTAGAAAGATTCAAGACTTTACCATTGCTTTCTATGATGACCCATTAGATTCTCTTATGCGTTTTGCATGTATGCCACCAGAAGCAACAGATGCATTCTTTAAGTCACGCGAGAAGATCGAAAGGGCTTTTAGTAATCCTAAGTTTGCAGTAGATAATGGTGGAAGATTCTCAGAATGGTTTAAACCAGAGGAAGGACGCCAGTATTTTGTTCATGTTGACTTAGCCCAAAAGCATGATAATTGTGCTGTGGCTATGGCTCATATTGAAGGCTGGGTGCAGATGAAGATTGCTGGCACAATGACAGAAGCGGCCCCCAGGGTAATCGTAGACGCCGTAAGATATTGGCAACCAACATCTACCAATAGCGTAGATTTATCTGAAGTAAAAGATTACATTATTGAATTGCGCGAGCGCGGATTTAGTCTAGGAGTAGTCACGTTCGACAGATGGAATTCTCATGACATGATGCAGCAGTTAAAACATTATGGTATTAATACTGAATTATTATCTGTCGCAAAGAAGCATTATGAAGATATGGCCCTACTTATTACAGAAGAAAGAGTTTATGGGCCAGAACTTAAATTATTGATAGATGAATTATTGCAATTAAGGATACGCGGTGATAAAGTTGACCACCCTAGAAAGGGAAGCAAGGACTTGGCTGATGCCGTATGTGGCGCGGTTTATAATGCGATTGCTCGCTCTAGAAGAGATTCGCTACAAGAAATCGAAATCTATTCGTACGATATGCTTGAACAAGATAGCGAAGAAGAGTTAAAATTAAGGATGGGTAGGAAACAAAATAGCGAACTTATCATCCCACCCGCTCTACAAAATGCTATTGACAGCATGGAAATAATTTAATATAGTAGTTGTTACGGGGCGGTGGCCAAGTTGGTGAAGGCGTCACTCTTATAAGGTGAAGATCGTGAGTTCAAGTCTCACCCGCCCTACGGTTGCAGATGGCAATATCTTAGGATGGTGTAGTTACATACAAATATCCCGTTATAGCGAGTCTGTGCGAGTTGAAAGCGTTGAATTCGTTTCTAGCGTCTTTCGTGCGTAAGAGGGTTCCTAGCCGTCTGCAACTTGCGGGATGTGGCGCAGTTTGGTAGCGCACCTGTTTTGGGAACAGGGGGCCGAAGGTTCAAATCCTTTCATCCCGACATGGAAACATTAATTGTAGTAGGATCAATACTTCTAGCGATAGAAGTAGTCATGTTCGTTATTTTAATGCTTTATGTAAAAAGAATAACAACAGTTCTTTCGGAACATAATGATTCTAATATAAAGCAATCTGAAGTAGAAGATAGAATAACTATTTACCAAGAAAAAGTAATTGAATTAGAAGATATAAATAAAAAATTAGAGTTAGAGAATAAACTACTTCAGGAAAAGATAAGTAAAATAAATAAACAAATGAAACAAATTAGCGATCATTTTAAACCAAACTGATATAATTAATATATGGAGGACTCCATGGAAACTGAAGTTCAGGAAGAAGTAAGAGTTCTTACCAGAAGCGATAGGTGTGATGCACCTAAATGTCCCGCGCAGGCGTGGGTTATCGCTAAGTTTGTAACTGGCGAGTTGTATTTCTGTGGCCACCACTTTGACAAGTACGAGGTTAGCATCATTCGTGATGCATACGATATTGTAGATGAAAGAGAATTTATCAATGCTAAATCAGAATCTTCTGCTTAGTAAAAGGGATAAAATAAAACTTGTTAGAGAGCGTGATGGATTTACATGCGCCATCTGCCTAAAAGATTTTAAGGCAAATTCTGACGTAACATTAGATCATTGGATTCCCCGTTCAGCGGGAGGATCAGAAGATGTATCTAATTTAAGACTTGCTCATAAAAAATGTAACGCATGGAAAAGTGATAGGATACCTAATGAAGATGGATCGATTCCTCCGCGCCCTCCAAGGGCTAATTATCAAGATCGAAGGCGGAGAAAGCAGGAGATATTAGAAAGTTTTTGTACGGATTGCTATGACGGTAGACTTTTATTACAGGAAGAAACATGTCCGTACTGTGGATCTTTAGCGGGTCCAGAAGATTGGCCCCATTGGGCAAAGAAGCCAGCAAATAAGTGTGATCATACCCCGCCAGAATGGTGTTGGGCGTGTTCTATAGGAATAGTTGACCGAAAACCAGTATTTCTGGTACTATTAGAAGGTAAGTAGATATTCCCTGATGGTGTAATGGTAGCACAAATGACTTTGGATCATTTAGTTTTAGTTCGAATCTAGATCGGGGAGCGGGAGGTTAAAATGCCTTGGAAAGTACAAAGAAACTTTGGCGATTGCAATGGATATGCAGTAGTCAAAGAAGGAACAAATGAAATTGAGGGTTGCCATGCAACTCGCGCAGAAGCAGTAGCACAGCAACGTGCGCTATATGCATCTGAATCTAAGAAAAATGTATCAGAGAATCCCGCTTCAATTTGGGACGGGACATTTATTGAAAAGGGATACAATTGACACGCGATAAGGTAATTGAAAAACTTAAGGCAAAGAAGATGAAAAACTCAGCATCTTCTACTGAGATTAGTTCTTTTATTGCAGGATGGAATCAGGCAATTAAAGAGGCGATTGATCTTTTAGAAAAAGATTAATCTCCCGCGAGTGTGGTGTAGAGGTAACACATCTGCCTTCCAAGCAGTTATCGCCAGTTCGATTCTGGTCACTCGCTCCTATGAAATTTTTATTTGATGGAGAAGTGGCATATAAATCTATATATGAGACTTATACACAGTATGTAATATTTAAGCCAGAAAATAATGACGAAGATTTTTTATATGGCCCAGGAATAGAAGTAACAATAAATCACCCAACTTCATCATATATTTATGCAAATGATTATAAAGTCGGGGATTATGGGTGGGATAAATTATTTAATTCCGCACAATTTAATAATGGATACGGCAAGTGCAATGGTGTTGGGGTAGAAAACAATCAATTAATATTATTTAATCTATTCCAGAATTATTCTGTATGGAGAAATGTACATACACAAAATGATTATCGAAGGTATGTAGCGTGTATGATTGGAATTACATACCTAGACATGATATATAGATTTGGTTCTAAAACTGTTGTAGACTCGTCTTTATCTAGTGCAGTAATGCCACTTATAAATAGATTTCATAAAACTGGTCTAGGTCCCGCGCCAGAAAGAATAAAACAAAACACCAGAGATAAAGAATTTGATTATAGTAAATATTTAGTTAAAGTAGATCCAAAAATTGCTGTACAGATACCAGATAATTTCCTACACTTTGGTCATAATGGTGTTAAGTATGAAATTTCTAGGCTGAATAAAGATTCAGTAGATTTAGAATCTCCTAGATGGTGGCGTCAGTCAGATAGAAGACCACTTGACCTATTAGATATTATATGTAATAATCAATTATCATTGTTTTAAATGACAGGTGCCTGTGGCGCAACGGACAGCGCAAATGGTTTCTACCCATTAGGTTGGGGGTTCGAATCCCTCCAGGCACACAATGAAAAAGATATGTCACAATTGTAAAACTGAAAAAGATTTAGAGCAGTTTTTACTAGTTCCTGGTCAAAGGGTGGGGACTAGAGGAGTATGCTCTGATTGCCTTAGAGCCAGATAGTCCCCAAGGTGGGGAAGCGGTCTGTAAAACCGTCGCCTCAGGCATGGTTGGTTCGATTCCAACATCTGGCACTTATGGCGTGTGGCGCAATGGCAGCGCAATCGGCTGTTAACCGATCGGTTGAAGGTTCGAATCCTTCCACGCCAGCCAAAATAATACATTAGGAGTCAGTATAAATGAATATGCATATTTCATATCCAGATTTAAATATTAAGAATTATCCCGATTCAAGTTCTTCATGCAATCAGGAGAGTTTTGTTTTAAATGTATTGAAAGAAAAAACTAATGGATTCTTTTTAGAAATAGGATCTGGTCACCCAGAAATATCTAACAATACTAATCTTTTAGAAAATAAATTTAATTGGCGGGGACTAGCGCTAGATACTGATGAGAATTTAGTAAATTTATATAACCAAAAAAGGAAGTCAACCTGTTTAAAACAGAACGCATTAAATTTTAATTACACAGACTATTTTGTTAATAATGATTTCCCTAAGCAGATTGATTATCTACAAATAGATGTTGATGATACTCCAAGAAACGCCAACCTACTTGCACTAATACAATTACCATTGCAGGATTATAGGTTTAGTGTAATAACTATTGAGCATGACTTTGTTAGAGATTATACATTAGAAAAAATGAGAGATGTTCAGAGATTTATACTAAGTTCTTTAGATTACGAACTAGTAATAAATGGAGACTCAGAAGATTTTTGGGTGGATAAAAGAAACGTCCCTCAGGAAAATTACTGGTGTCTATATTCTATAGGATCTTTTCACCCAGGATATTCCAGGTAACACAACCGCACGGTGATATAATAATAATATGGAACTATACGATGAATTAACAGAAGAAGAAAAAGCCTATCACGATGCAATGGTTTCAATTGCTGAGAGATTTGGCCCATTTGATCAAGGAACATCAAGTATCTGGGTAGGATACGAAGGCCCAGGAGAAAACGAAGATGCACAAATTGGAGTTAAATGCTCTAATTGTTCTCTACACATTGAGAGAGAAGATGGGCAATTAGGTTGTGCTATTCTTTCTTATCTAGTTCATCCAGAAGGAAAGTGCCGACTTGCAGCCATCCCAGACGGTTATGTAAACGCATCTATGTATGATGAAGATGATGATATGATGGGTAAGTTCTGGGGAGGATCATTTCTTAAATGAATAATGTAATAACTACCGAAACTATTAAACAAGGTGGCGGAGGAATTACTAATCCAGAACATAAAGATGGCAAAATAAATATTGGTAAGTCTCCACTTAAAGTCCGTCGTGGCAAGAAGTAATGTTTACATTTTATTGTCTCGTTAAGCACAATGGTAACTACTACCTCAGACCTTACGTTACTTTGTATAATAATATGATTGAAATAGTAAATTATCCAAAATCGTTGACCATATCGTAATATTCCCGTATAATAGAATTCATGTTGCCGCCACAAGGAGGTCAATATGACGACAATAAACCGATTTGGTGCTGCATTAGTATCAACGACAGTAGTATTATCAATGGTACTAATCTCTCCAAACCTGGCGTATGCTAAGTCTACGCCTTTGGCGGAAGGTACAGGTAACTTTGCCACCGCTGATACATTAGAAAGAAGGGCAATAACAGATAGAAATTGGACATTGCCATCTAATTGTAATGATAAGCAAGCAAAGATGCTGTTTAAGTCAGGTTTTAATAGACCTGGAATGTTAAGAGGAGCCTGGGCAATTACCTGGCGCGAATCTAAGCATGAATCATTAGATGAATCTAGCAGATGGTTCACAGGTGCTCTGGGTACTTGGCAAATTCAAACAAGTGCTTGGTCAGGAAAACCCTGGTGGTCCAGAGATAACATGTTAGATAAGGAAAAGCAATCAGAAATTGTAAGGAAGCACTTCCTTAATGATGGAATGCATAATTGGGGCTATGGATATTCATTTAAGAATGATTCATGGTACGAGGATGCAGGAATGTATTATTCACTCTGGGGATCTGGACTAACATATTCCTGGGTGATTGCACCATTCAATACTGGGTGGTCTTTATTCCCCAAAAAATGTACCCCAGAAAAGATTTAAATGCTAGAATGATATTCTAGGCGCAAATAAAATTGCGGCAACAGCCTAGGATAGCCTCAGTAACTCAGTTGGCCAGAGTATCCGCCTTGTAAGCGGAAAGTCATCGGTTCGAATCCGATCTGAGGCTCATGGAAGATAATGAAATTGATGAATTTATTAAATTCATGGAAGAGGACGGTATTATCGAATGGGTCGGAATGGACGGCTCAGGAGAAAGAACGTTTGTATTTAATATAGACAAATTAGCAGAGTCCTTTCCAGAGTTGTACGATGCAATGATGCAAGAATTAAACGAAGAGTTGGTAGTTTTATATAAGTTGGGATTTGTAGAAGTAGAGTATGATGAAAATCTAAACCCAGGATTTAAGATTACTCAAGATGGCAAACAATACTTGATAGATAATGGCATTCCTATCCCAGAAGATTGGGAATAGCATGAAAAAAAATCTTAGCAAAGAATACTTAGACTGGCTAGGATATGAATCAGAAGAAGTATCTAATAGAATATTTCTTATAAAAAATTTCTTGTCTAAGGATGAGGTAAATTATATCCTTGAAGTTGCTAGGTCTGCATCACAGTCTGATTGGGAAGGCTATTATTTAGAAGGTGCTAAAGCAATAGCAAAGTTAAAGTTCGGACGGGAAGACATAGATAACCTTGTAAAAGAGGGGGTATTTGAAATAACCACTAATTGGATAGACAAATCACTCCCAATACAAAACAGGGAATTTAATTCAAATATAGAAAAAAGAGTTAGCAAAATTTTTGAATTCGATGAAAGTTTAGAATTTAAAGGATTCTCTACCATACAAAGGCAGTACTCAGGAACACCATTGGTTGATCATGTAGATAATGATACAGATAATTCATTAGAGTATGCCCTTGTTTTTTATTTAAATAATGACTATAATGGTGGTCAGATATATTTTGTTAATCAGAACATCGAAATGATTCCCGACCCAGGCTCTTTGTTAATTTTTCCAACAAGTTCTGGATGGAGACATGGCGTGAGAGAAGTTTTAGATGGCCCAACTAGATATGTTGTCCCATGTTTTACTGGAATTAAAAACTTTTGGGAAGACCATAAAGAAAACAAATACGACCTAGAAAAAATAAAAAGGGTAGATAATGAATAAGAATGTAATTGATTACTACAAAGAGTGGGAAACTGATCAGATTAAGGCTGATTTAGATACCCGTCGCCTTCCTTTCGTTGTGGGTTTTGAAAATCTTTCTGGAGATTTTAACAAGGCTACTGGTATTCGTAATGCCAATGCTTTTATGTCTAAAGAATGTTGGATTATTGGAGCCAAGAAATGGGATAAGCGTGGCGCTGTAGGAACTCAACACTATAATCATTTAAAGTATTCGCCAAGTCTAGATAATATCTATCTTCATGAACCACAAGTTCGTGGTGCCAGATGGGTGGCTATTGATAATGTTCCAGGTGCTATTCCAATCACTTCATATGAATGGAAGGCCGACACGTTTATGATCTTTGGAGAAGAGCAGCGTGGCCTAAGCCCGATGGCATTAGGTATGGCTGACGATATTGTCTATATCCCCCAACTTGGAAGTGTTCGCAGTCTAAATGTTGGGACTGCAAGCGGCATTGTCATGTATGACTATGTGACAAAATTGGGCATGGTATAATTAATTGTGGCTGAAAAAACATACACACCAACAGATGGTATGGCCTCTGCAGCACGCAGAGCCTTAAAGTGGAAAGAAGAGGGCAAGCGCGGTGGAACAACCGTAGGACTTGCCAGAGCAAATCAATTAGTAAAGAAAGAGTCCTTATCACAAAGCACCGTTTTGAGAATGCATAGTTTCTTTTCAAGACATGAAGTTGATAAGAAGGCTACTGGCTTTAATTCAGGAGAAGAAGGTTTTCCCAGCCCTGGTAGAGTTGCCTGGGATTTATGGGGCGGTGACTCAGGAGCATCCTGGTCTAAACAGAAAAGAGATCAAATAATGAACGATAGAATGAATAAGTCAATCTGGTCTGGTGTTTTCTTTCCAACAAATGAGCCACAAGAGATGGCTTTAATTGCAGAGGACCCAGAGGACGCACCATTAGATGTAGAAGTAGTAGATACTAATTTTCAGGTAGAGCGCGAATCTATTACAGAGAATGATTCTATTACAAACGAGGTAACAGAAACACCTAACATTAATGATGAATCTAACACACAGATTCAAAATGTGGATACTGGAACATCAGATACGCTTGAGTTGTCTGATGATGCAATTGATTCAGATCCAGTAATTGAGCAACCTGAAGTAAACGAACAATAGACAATTAAGGAGCCACAATGAGAGTTCTTATTGCTGGCAGCCGTAATTGGGTTGATTACAACGAGATAATGCGTAAAATGACTGTAACTCTGGATGAGTGGGTTGCCTCTGGTCCAGAAAACAGGAGGATAACCTTTGTCCATACCGCATCATCTCCTGCCGAAAATATGATTACCGAATATATCGGTAAAGTAGAAAAATTAGTTAGACAAAAGGGTTACGATATCGATGAGCATCTGGTTAGGCCAAAGCGCGGGGAGCAATGGCAAGGAAGGATATCAGTAGATGAGATATCTAAACTTAATGTTGATAAATCAATAATGTTCATCAGAGACTCTTGCAAAAAAACAGAGAATATTGCTAATATTAGTATTGCAATGGGTATTCCTACGGATATTGTGAAAGGGTGATGATGATGCCAAAAGGAGATCTTTTCTCGTCTGTCGCGCCGTGATCAGAACTACCTTGATCTAGCGTTGAATGCCGCGCAATCATCGGATTGTAGAATGAAGCACGGTGCAGTTATTGTTAAAGGTGGAAGAGTTATTAGTATTGGTATTAATAAGAATCGCAACCACCCAACCGTGGTTTCATCGGAACATATTAAGACGCATTGTTCTATACATGCAGAAATTGATGCATTGCGTAAGGTAAGAAATCCCAAGGGTGCCACAATTTATGTGGCAAGAGTTAATAGAAAAGGTCAGGATAGATTGTCCAGGCCATGCGATAGATGCCACCAGGCAATTAAAAGTGCAGGAATCAGAAAGGTTGTTTATACATGAATGATCTACAAGCAATTCTAGATGGAATTAAAGATGAATTAAGTCAGATTAGAATTATAATGCAAAAACGCCAGGATCATGAAGAGGCTATGGCTGCTAAACAAGATCTGGTTATGCAAAAGTGGGAGAATCAAATGAATTCTAATAAGCCTCAGAGGATGGGACTCCGATGAACACACTTGTTTTAGATTATAACAGCGCACACGATTTTGTTTCATCAAGTTCTCACCGTGGATATTTCTGGGAGGGCTGGGATATTGTGAGATGGGTTCCAAATCCACTAGGGTACTCCTCAAGGGAGGGCCAATTTAAAAATGGAAGATGGGGAATGTCTTATAGATACCCAGTATCAAGTGATGGGACATGGAAGGTAAAGGTCCCAGCAAATGTCAAATATAATTAAAAAACTAGGACTAGATCCAGATAATGTAAAGTGGTATCAATTAGCAGCCTGTTCTGGTGCTGATATTAATATGTTTTATGATGACTATGAGACAGATAAATTCTTAGCAACACAGGTAGATGAGATGTGTCTACATTGTCCAGTTATATCACAATGCTATAATGAAGGTATAAGTAATAAAGAAAAGGGAGTCTGGGGAGGTATCTACCTGGACCTTGGAAGAGTAGACAGAGAAAATAACTTACATAAAACTAAAGAAGTTTGGGACAGGTTAAAGAATAATCATGGGTCAGGTATTCTACACAAAAGAGATGGCTAAGGCTGTCAGAGAAATCAAGGCTCCCTATAAAAATGTTAGGCTAGACATTATGAAAAGGCCCAACTATATAGCGCTTGTCATTCATGAGAACAACATCATGGAGTTTGGTCAGGAGCAAAGGATGAATATCATGGAATATTTATTGAAAGTAAGATCCATGATTCAATCATTCGGGGTCAGATGTGAAATAGAAGGCATAAAGTATGACAAATAAATCTATAAAACATTTTTATGTTTATGTTATAGATGAGCGGGTCCACGGTACTGTGTCCAGCCTTGGGGCACATGCTAGCCGTGTAAAATATGAAAAAGATGGAATACATTATGACGTTTTAATGTTAAATGAAGACCTGTTATTTGTAGATGAATTTTCTATTGGTATAGAGGAAGAAGATATTTAATGAGATGTTATTCGTGCGATCAGCCGAAAAATGAATTAAATCCTAAGAAGTCAGCGCTACTTGGACTTAATTTGCTTCTTTGTAAAAAATGTATAGAATTGAAATACGAGCCTCGCTGGATCATAATTTTGGCTGGCAGAAAGTTTGGTTCAGATTCAGTAAGGGATTATGTAGTTAAACATAGATATGTCGGAAAAGAAATATCAGCGAGTGAACTCATCTCCTAGCATAAAATGCGAAGATATAGTATCTGAGATAAATAATTTAGTAAAAAAAATAAAATCCGGTACTGCTAGTGTAAAAGATTTACAAATTTGTGAAAAACTTACAGATGTATTGCAGAATGTACTAAAAACTTTTACAGACATAGACTCCTTTGATGCATGGGTTGCTAAAGAAACAATAGAAATGTCTCGTTATACATGTAAAAAATATGGCCATCTCTCTATGAATGATAAAATATAGATATAACATTTATTGGGGTGGGTACTCATTTTATCTGATGCTGTGATAATAGCCGTCATAGGTCTTGTAGGAACTATATTTACTGGGGCTATAGTAAAATACTTTGACTACAGATTAAATAGAATAAGACACGATTTTGATGAACGTGTCCAAATACGGTCTGAGAATGTAGAAGATTTAAATATTCTAAAACATGAGTTAGAGAAAAGAAAAGAAGAAATTAGAATACTTGAGAATGAATTAGATGAGTGGAAGGGTAGATATTATGAGATACTTGAACACCTTATTGAACTTAGGGGAAAATTAAATGGTAACTAGAATTGTTGGTTTATTAGTATTACTAGCATGTCTAACAGTTTCTTTGTTAAGAGGTCTAGGTGTGATGGAGGGGGATTTTATTATTCCATTACTACTCCTTAGCCAATTAGTTATTTTAGGATACCTAGTACAACTAGTACAAATGTTTGCCAAGGACATTTTGATAAGATATACTAGTAATAGCACAAAAACAACAACGACTAATCTACATACCTGGAACTAATATGACATGTATTTCTGCACTATCATACAACGGTAAAGTTTGTATGGGTGGAGATTCTGCTTCAGTAGATGAAGATTCTTCTTTAGTATCTTCTAGAAAAGAACCAAAAGTATTCATAAAGAATGGATATTTGCTAGGATACGCTGGAAGTTTCAGATTTGGAAAAGTTCTTCAGCACATATTTAGTCCTCCAAAACTTTCTGATGATGATATAGATAAGTTCTTAAATACTACATTTGTAAACGCTCTAAGAGAGTGCTGTGAGTTAAATAAAGTAGACCCTGGATCAGAAGAAGACTCATCAGAAATGCTTGTAGGAGTGGCAGGCAGGGTGTTTGAATTTTGCAATGACTGGCACTTTGGCGAGGATACTAATAATTTTAATGCTATTGGATCAGGAACAAAGTTTGCATTAGGATCTTTATATTCTACTAGACGAATCAAGTCTCCGACTGCTAGAATACAAATGGCGCTTGAATCTGCGGAGAGATTTTCTCCATCTGTAAGAGGTCCATTCACTATATTGGAGTTGTAATGCTAGATGCCAGAGGTCTTCCGACCCCAGAGTGTCCTAGTTGTGGTAGTTGGTTGCTTAAAGTAACCCTTAATTTTGATGAAGAATATAACATATGCTCGTATTTGCTTGAAGGAGAGTGTGCCATGTGTGGTACACTTCTTACTGTACCCACCCCACTAGATCATCCAGACTATGAGGAGATGTTGTGAAAACAGCAGTCATATTCGACATGGACGGCACACTTGCAGATGTGTCGTCTATTCGTCATCATCTGACTAAATATGATGAGGGTAAACGTAGAGTCATAAAACATTTTGATAATTTCCATGCTGAATCAGTTAATGTTCCTCCGCATAGTCATGTAGTAAATGCTGCTCAGATTGGACACATGCTAGGACATGCGGTGCTAGTTGTTACTGCAAGAAAGCATATGTGGAGAAACCATACGGCATGGTGGCTAGCCATGCATGATGTTCCTAGCGATATGCTAATGATGCGCGGGGATGAAGACAATCGTAAAGACTATGAAGTCAAGAAAGATATGCTTGACACGCTCCGTAAGGCATACGATATAATTCATGCATGGGACGATAATCCAAGTATTATCAAACTATGGAAAGAAAATAATATACCAACTACAGAAGTTCCAGGATGGGAGTGATTATGGACGGTATTGATGACTACTTTGAGATGAGATTTAAAGATATCTGATGAAAGATTTTTATATCTCTGATGATTTTATATCAGAAAGCGAAATGAAGAAGATAAAAGATACTTTCACTTCTTCAGACTTTCCGTGGACATATAGTAGATCCCAGATAGATGAAATTAAATATTTGAAATTTAACTACATTGATAATGTACCTGATTTAGAAAAGGTGCAGACTGCGCCCTACATGACAACTTTCATCAAAAGGTTTCATGAGGTTGATCATGAAGAGTACTACGAAGTTTGTAAAAATCTATTAGAAAAATTTTTGCATACAAATAACTTAGATTATGAAGACACTCTGATAGTAAGATCTAATATATTTTTTCAAAATGTAAATCAAACTATCTCCCCGCCTCACAAAGACTTTTACGGATCTGATCATAAAATATTTTTATATTATATAAATGATTCAGATGGAGACACCCTGTTGTTTGATAATCAAGGTACGGCTACAAACTTAGAACTTAAAATTTCTAAAAGAGTATCTCCTAAAATGGGAAGAGCAATATCTTTTAATGGAGATACTTATCATTCTGCTGGAGTTCCTAAACAAAGTGACGATAGAATAGTAATAAACATATCTTATAAGTAAGGATGAGTGTAATGATTCTCAGTACTGAATATGAAAGAAAGGCTCTGCATTTTGCCGACATTGGCATGTATACAGCCGCCCAGGTGTTTGCTACACTAGCCCTCGCAGCCGCAACTAGAGAAAGTAATTCATAACATGCAAGTTTTTCTACCAGAACATACCTATCGAGATTGTGCCCAGGCATTAGACCAAAAGCGTCTGGTCAAGCAATTGCTTGAGGGCAGGCAGATTCTTGCAGCCCTTGCTGGTCAAACTAGGGGTTGGGTAAACCACCCCGCCACTCGTATGTTTAATGGATACGAGGGGGAACTTGTATCCTACCTATTGCAAATCAAGATCGAAATGGAGCAGCGTGGGTATAAGTGGGAAAATAACTGGGACACCATTACTGATACATGGACCAAATACTTTAAGCCCAAGCATGGGGCAGCCATCGAACTGCCGGACTATTTGAAGCCAGGGCATCCAGATAACCTTAGACTTATTATTACACATCGTGGTAGACTATATGAGAAAGCGCCAGAACTGTATCCACAGTATCAATATGAGTCTACTATTTACCGCCAGTATGTTTGCTGTGATAGGTGCAATTACTACTGGCCTACCCACCCCAAGGAGGATCGGAATTGTTTAATAACGTCAGAGTCGTTGAAGGCTCAGAGCGCGTGAACACCAATAATCTTAATTTCACAAAGTTTACAGAGCCAGTAGATAAACCATGGCTACCTTTTTACGTCACATCAGATGAGTTCTTTGAAATTTTGCGAGTGGCGTATGAAGATTCTTATGGCAAAGATACTGGTGTATGGCATCCAGAGGATATGTACGTCAATGTTTCAACAGTTCTTGAGACATTAACAAATACCCTGTCTAACATGTCGCGAATTCGCAGCGGAAAGCCGTTGAGGGGAATTAAAGAGTCATGACAGAAGTGCAGTATGTAGCAAATGCTCTTTTAGAGTCATGGTTCCCCAAGCGTCACTCAGATAAAGAATGGCTTAATAGTGATGATGGTCAAAACTGGCAGGAGATAGCCATCCTAGATGCTACAATAGCCATAGAAGCCCATTTAAAATGGCAGGAAATGAATGGAGATGATCTTAAATAACATGAAAATAAATAATATGGAAACAAGAGTACTTAGTCCAGGAATATTTGAAATAAAGAATTTTATCTCTCAGGATGAGGTAAATGAATTTATTTCTATATGTAAGACTAGTAATGAAGAAGATTGGTCTGTTTGGGGCGAGGGAAGCACTTGGTATGGAAATATTCTTATGCCAACGCCAATAATGGATATCTTTAAAGAAGTAGATGAAAGAGTTTCGGGACTATTTTGTTCTTATTCAAAGATCCACCCTCTTCACAGCATACATCGTGTTCGTGAAGGACAGGATCTTCCGTATCATAGTGACAATGGTTCATCTAATGAAAGAACAGAAAATATAGTTTATGGAATAGTTTTATATTTAAATAATGATTTTTCTGGTGGTGAGTTAGACTATTGGGGTCTTGGAATTTCTTATGCTCCACGCCCAGGTTCATTAGTAATACATCTAGGTGGACTAAGACATGGAATAAAAGAAGTAACAAGTGGCACAAGATACATGATAACTTCATTTATTGAAGGTGATGAAAAAAATCCTGCTATATTGAATTTAGAAAAGAATTAAGATGTACGTTAAATGCTGGCAATGCTCAGAGCAAATTGATACACTTTCAGTAGAGAATCAAATCTACAAGAATGTTATCAGCGAGTTACGCGGAATGCTATGCAGTCAGGCAAAAGACGACTCATGCTTCCTTGATTGGCGGCATGAAGATTGTAGAGTTATATCAGAGTTAATAAAACACTATAAGGAAAAATTATGAGCGTAAATGACCTAGAAGATATTGTAAGTAGAGTATCTTTAGAGTATTTCCAGTATAAGAATCCAGGATTCTCTGCTGCAGAGAACCCTAATACCGTACACACTTGCATTGATGATACAGCATTTATTATTAATAGATTTATTAAATATTTCAACGAGTTGGCAGAGGAGCAATCAGATGACTAACGATGAGAAGGATGCCCTGCTCAGAGATCTTAATATTGCAAGTCAGGATGTTAAGAAGAATATCGCAGGAAAGTCTGGCGAGGGAGCGGAAAAGAAGTATGGTCAGGCTTACGCAGCCTGTGTTAAGGCGGGTATTAAGCCAGCACTCAAGCGTAAGTACCGCTAGCCGATGAAAATAAAGTCATAAAAATTTTTTACAAGTGATACATCGCTTCCTTGGTATACTAGAATAGTGACCATTGCCCATAAAAACTTATACCAGGGCATTAGATCAGAAGGGTAAAATAATTATGACATTACATAATCATGTAGCGCTAGAACTACTTAAATTACGATTTCCCGAAACTCACAACGATGAATCATGGCTCGCTACCGATGATGGTACTAAGTTTGTAAATACTGCTAATGAAGAGGCTATTATAGCAATTCAAGCAATTCAGGAGGGTATGCCTTGCTGGGCTAGAGTTAACTGTTGGAAATGTGGAGAAGAAGTAGATCCTAGTTCATCAGAAAAATACATCTATCGAAATATAATTCGTAAGATGGAAGACATGATGTGTCAACAAGCAAAAGTTAATAACTTTAAGTGCGATAATCTGGAACACTCTGATTGCACAACTTTAGAATCACTAATAAAGGACTACAGATCATTACTGGAACCTCTATTCCATCCAGAAGATGAAAGACGGCCCATCTAGGTCTGTTCCATCGACACTTAAAAGAAAGTTATGTCTATGAAAAGCCCCTGCACTAGTAATAAACATTCTGAATACACATGCCTAACAAAATGGGGGGTGAGCAGTAGGAAGTTTAAGGTAGAGAAATGGTGCAAGGAATGTGTAAATAAATATAAAGATACGAATGTAGTAAGAAAATACTTAGACGAGTAATTTAATTATTTAATAATTGTTCTATATCTCTACAAAGTTTTTCATAATTTTTTACTCCAGAGAAGTGGTCATCGGAAACTTCACTTCTTTCCACATGATCATGAGTTCTTCTATTATTTAGTGCTATTCCGTATTTATCAGCATATTCATTCTCATCATAACGAGGCATTAAACTACCATTATGATGGCGGGAGAAGAAGTTTCCCTCTCTGTCAATTAAAAATTTTTCAAAGTTCCCTAGCATCTTACCTTTATTTGGATCTTCTGGAGAAGTATCACAACATAAAGTTTTAAATAGTTCGTGAGGGGATTCTCCTTCAGGAAGTTGTCTGGGAAATTCGTTTGGCCTACTAGGATATAATATTTCTGATACTCTATCTTCTACTACTCCAGGATTAGATTTAACTAACTCAGAAAAATTATATGTAACATTATATGTTTCTTCTGCAAATTTCTTAGCGTCTAATGCACAGTTGATTCCATCTACAAATTCATCATAAACAATAAACTCCCCGCAGTATTCGTTTGTAGGGACGGCTAAGATTTCAAACCCCTGATCCCTGTACTTTTCATATATATCTTGTAATATTCCATACTCTGGAGCATTACCACAATCTGTTATGACATTAGTTATGAGAGTAACCTTACCTTTATATTTCTCTAAGATATTCTCTTGCCCGTCCCATGAATTTATGGGGATATCGTATATATTCTTTGACATTTATTCCTCCTATAATATATATTATACACAAGAGAGAAAAGGACGCACATGAGAAACTTTAGTATAGTAATTGGAAGATGGCATGGCGTATGGGCATGGGTCTGGTATGCTGATGTAATGCATGAGTCAGACGATGTGCCATACACATCATTTAATGCACTTAGCAAGCGCGGGGCAATGAGAAAGGCCAGAAGATACATCAGAAGGCTTACCTCCCCCATAGAGAATAAGCAGGCATTCATTTATGCATATGATGAATCGACATTTAAATTGGAGAAGGTAGATGTTTAGTTTTGTAGGTGCGGCAGTAAATAATGTAATTGATAAGATTGTAGACTGGGCAGTACCCCTAGAAACATTTAATTTTGAGGTAGATGTAGAAGAATGAGGCTGGTAGTAGATAGTAATTTTATTATCGACTGGTTGGATCTGTCTTTTTCTTATGTAAATAAGAATAAGAAGACCCTTAACTCTATCAATGTTTTTCCCGTGCCCGATTGTGATACGGGAAATAATATTTCTATGACTCTAGAAGGAACACTCTCAAGGTTGCGCGGGGAGGACTCCCCATTTGAAGATTTAGATATATCTAAAAGGGTATCTGTCAGTTGTCTTATAAGTGCTAGAGGAAACTCTGGAATCATACTTTCAGAAGTAATTTCATCTCTATGCTCACAACTAATAGAAGATAAAATGATAAGTGCTAATACTTTACACAATGCATTTTTATTTGCTTCTCAGAGGGCTAGAGCCTCCATTTCACACCCTATGGAGGGCACCATGTTGACGGTATCTGATGCTGCATGGAAGTCATTAAGTAATAAATTAAATAATGATATTGACCTAGAATCATTAAGATTTGATCTATATTCCTCCCTATTAGAGACACAGAATCAGATCCCCGCATTGAGCGCGACGCAGGTAGTAGATTCTGGGGCTTGGGGACTTGTATTAATTTATGATGCTTTAATTGATACAATAACGGGAATAAAAACGGGCGGGTTTAAATGGGAGTATCCTACATCTTTAAAGAAGTCATTATTGACAGACAAAGAGATAGCATCTCAGCCATATCAATATGAGATAATGTTTAACTGTATGGCTGATGATAATTTGATTGCCATGAAGAAGAAAATATCTCACTTATCCACAGATTTAATTGTCAGCGGCGGTCCTGATATTTGTGCCGTACACATGCATGTATATGATCTTAGTACAGCAATAGAGATGATCTATGAATTTATTAAGCCGTACAACCTAAAGATTCATGTCATATCTTTTTATAATAATATGCAAGTATAATATGTTATGTGAAGTGTCTGATAAAATACACGATATTTCTTATCGGTCTGTACGGCATAATCTTTGTCGTGACAAGAAGAGTACTAAGATTAAATAAGAAACAATATAACATTACACACTACTATCCACAGAATGCGATAAATGTATGAATCAAAATAATGCGACAACCGAAGGTTGTCTGACCACATTCCTGGGCGGGTGCCTCACAATGATCTTTCTTTTCACTATAGGTACACTTATACTAGGATGGATCTTCACATGAGTCATAAAGAAACAATAGGTATTGCTATCTATTCACTAGGCTGCATTATTGCTGCTGTTTGTCTAGGAGAATTGCTGCGATTTGTCTACTAAATACACAATTGCTTGTGGATAAGTTGTGGACAATATGATACAAAATGTGGATAAGAGTATATAACTATTTGAAAAATATATTAGGTGTAATGGGGCACTATACCCCCTCCCTCGTAATGTCAAGAAAAATGGGGCATTTTTATAATATATTTACCAAATATGACCACATATTATTTAATTCTGTTTAATTCTAAAAAATTCCAGCAAATTTTGGGGTCCTTCGTAATATGCCCAAAGTTATCCACAACCTGTGGATAATATGTGGGCGGGATGTGTATATGTATCCTAGTATAGTATGTATAGTATAGGGGGATACATCATATACCCCACCTGTGGATAACATGTGTATAAAAATATATCGCAGAATCGTAAAATTCTGCGATTTTTTCATGTCCGTCGTAATGTCTAATTTGTAAAATATAAGCGCCCATACCCGCTGTGGATAAAATTGTGGATAACTGTCAAAAATTCTGCGAAATTTTTAAGTTCTTCGTAAAGGGGTATTTTTTACTACGCGGGTAAGATCTTGGCCGCGCCAAGCGCGGCTGTCAAGCCACCCTGACGGCAGATGCGGGAAGAAGTGCCTTCATTGCGCGATATGAGAAATAATCATCCTCTACCCATTCTGACTCTGGCTTATCCTTAAGATCATAGACTGGCTTCCAGAAGTTTGCCCACTCTGGGTTATCCACCTTATACTCCCACGGCCTGCCAGAATATGATTCTGTGTATACTAGAACCTTCTGCTGCTCACGCAGCAAATGCAGATCATGTGGGCGGGACTTGAGAATGCTTCTGCCAATCTCAGCAGGAGTCATACCCTCATACTGAGAGAAGTTATCTGGGTCAATCTGTGTCCATGTCATATCTCTACTATACACCCGCCCTCTGACATTGTAAAGAAAAAGATGGTGGCTGCTAGGAGTTTTCGAGGCTCCTGCTTTAGTTAACGACTAGGGCGTCCCCTGATAGCCGCACCACCATACTACATATTTGAATATTGTATCACTTCGACTTTTTGTACGTCAAGCCCAGGCTTGATGTTCCTAAGAGTCAAAGCCTCTTCGAATGAACGACGGAGAATATCGGCTCTCATAGTCTTCCCAAGTTCCTCTATTATCTCCACCTCCACCCTCAAATCCACGACCAGGGTTGTAGTCGGGTAGTTCTTCATAGTCACTCAGCACCTCGTTTACGATACGCGAACCAAGTTCGCCAATTACGGGATCACCAATGCCATAGCGATGTTCGACCTCCATTAGCCTAAACCATCCGATAGCCACTTTATTCAGAGCAGAGGCAGGGATAGCACCCGCAAGCCTGACGGCATCAGCAAATCCATAAGCGCTGAACAATACATTATGCGAGGCGTCGATGAACGCCTTTTCAGCCTTGTCCTGTGTCATGATATCCTTTCGATGGGGAACCTACATTATACACGAACGAGCGGGTCTTTGCTAGTGGATATGGAAGATGGAGCCTTTACTCCCCCCTCGCATGAGCAATACATCATGTGATAATGACAGTCAAAACAAGTAACAAACTCTACAATGTATCCCTCTTTACTACGCCCCCTGAGTTTCTTAGGCTGACGAACCTGGGTCATAGGAGGAACGTGGGGACGAATAACTACAGGCTCAGATTCAGGTAGACCATCATCTCTCTTACCTGTACGACCTTCTAGTTTCCCGCCTTCTTCTTGATAGTCCTTCAGAGCAGTCATCATCTCAGCAGTAAAGCGACCACGCTCTCCTACTGTGAATCCCAGACTACGCAGATACTCACGCTTATCCATTCCATGCCCCATTCTCTGTCATGATCTCTACTTGCATCTCTAGGTTGTATTCAGCCTGAGTGTAGAATCTATAAGATACATCTACCATCTTCAGTAGGGCAGCATCATTCAGCATAGCCGCCTCGCTCTCATATGTCCTAAGATGGTCATGATGTTGTGAGTGTAGTTCCCACACATACCCGCCTGGGCCACAGTCAATCTCTATAAACTTTAGCATTACTCCACCGTCCAAAATGATAGTTGGCCAGGGACCTGATTAGCCAACTCTATTGCCTCACGCTCATGATCTTCCCATGTATCCATAGGTTCATCGCAATCCCAGAAGAGCGCATCCCAAAGACGCAGATCATCACACAGAGAGCGACCTGTCACCACCGCACCATTAGGCAACTTATACTCGCGGTCGAATACAGACCAGTCCTCATACTCATAGCACCAGTCCTCGGGAATATCTGCCCAACCTGAGATAAATGGATATGAGTCAGCCTGCAACTCATCAAAAATCTCCTGCACGCGCAACTGAATGTCAGCAGGAATGGGCGGGTAAAAGTTAGCAGTAAGGTGCATGGTGATATTAGGCATTATCCCTCCATAGGTTCGACTTTGGCGTCTTTCCAATAATCCCACAGGTAGTCGGTAGAAATCAAGAGTCCGTCCAACTTATCTCCTAGGACTTCCTTGATAAACTCATGATCCTCGTCATCTTCAAACTCTCCCCACACTTCCAGGGGCAGGACAATGCGATATTGTTTCACAGTTCATCCCCATTCTCATCCTGATAGACAATACCATAGGAATCGCCAAAGTCCTCAAAGACCCACTCCTGAATATACTCCATCACAACGTCTAAGTCAATATCCTCCATGCCCATCTGCTCTAGGCTCTCAACAATGGCGGGAACATCATAAGTAACAGTCTTGATAGCGTTGATATACTCAGGCATAGGGTTGGGTCCAGTCCCAAGCATACTCTTGCAGAAAGTCCTCTACCTTAGCGATAGCCTCGCTCTCATCCTCTGCGTCAATGATGAAACTAACATTCTGAACCTCTACTGAAATATCCATCATGCCTCCACAAAGTTGTAGTAGTAACGAGTATATCCAAGCGGGTTGGAAGAATCCTCGGGACGGAGGATAGGATGATCTCCAAAATCCAATGTACCCTTCACACCATCAGACATACGCTTGACTACACACATGCCATAAGCAAATCCTAGAACCTCATACTGCTCTAGCATCTGATCCTTGGTAAGCATATTACTGGCTAGCATCTGCATCCTCCGTTAGATAGAGACTCTGATCTATTACTTCCCAATACAATCCCTCGCGGGTATTGTCATTGAGATATTCTAGCGCATCCTCATAGGTCCAGTCAATAGCATCAAAAATTTCTTGTATCTCATCATCGTCCATCACATACCCAGGCTCACGCAAGTTGGCGGCATCTTTGACGAATCTATCCCAATCCAACTCAAAGCCATAATCATGAGCCAGTTCGATAACTAATAGAGAGAACTCAACAACATCACGACGGCTGCCGTCAATGTAGCAACCAGTCTCAGCATCACTCAGGTTCATCAGCACTCACATTCTCAACGGTGGGGACGATAGAAAGGTTAGCCATGATCTCGTTATACAACTCAGGATCACGACCACTAGAAAGATCGTCAGCCAATTGCTCCAACTCCTCGCGGGTCATATCATCCCAAGTCTCATACTCATACTCAAAATCCATAAAGTGACCAGTTCCCTCGTAGATAAGTTCTACTGAGAATGTGATGGTTGCCATACTAACTCCAGTCGTCTGGGCGAAAACCGCCTGATGTAAGCCAATTATCCAATGCAAAGAACAGGTCTGTCAAGGAATCCATAGCCTCTTCTGCATCAACTTCCAAAGTCCCCCACTCCTCCCAACGCGCAAAGGTGATGCGGAGGGATGCAAGGGTTTCATTCGGGTCCATATTCTCTCCTTTCTAGGTATATCTAGTAAAGCGTATGAGAGAGGATATGTCAAGCGGAAAATTCCAGGAATTCTGGGGAAATTTCGTAACCGTCGTAATTGACTTATTTTTATACCGCGACCAAGATCTTGTCCGCGCAAAAAAATTTGTCAAGCGCACCTGATGGGATTCGAACCCACGATCTCCACCGTGACAGGGTGGCGAGATAACCGCTACTCTACAAGTGCCAAGCACCACCCCAAAGAATCGAACTCTGCACGACAAGGGTTGGAATCTCGTCTGCGCCCAGCGCGGGTGGCGTGCAGGCAGTTTTACATCATGCCCAGGATGCTTGATTACGCGAAAGCGATCTCCTTGACCGCCTTCAGGATGCGACCCTTCTCCGCATTGGTGACAGGATCGAAACCGCTAGCGGCTGCTGCAACATTCTCAGCACCCCGCTCACCACGGCCCTTGCGGAACCAGT